CACGATTACTGGACTGAAGGTCCCAGCTCGTCTTGTTCTTACGCGCGACCTTGTCAGCCCACTTCCTCAAGCTCATACGCAGTCCGCCAGTGGCAAAGGTGCCCTCAGCCAAGAGGGCTTCGACATGCTCGACCAGGCTGTTGATGTTCATGGTGCCATCACTTCTGAAGTTGCAATCACGCCGGTCGAGTCGCTGAGGGCCACGATGTCTTCCTTGGGGAAATAGCGCAGCTCTCTTTGCTCCCGGGTGTCGGGATCATAGCCCAGGGCATGGAATCGATGCACCTCCTGAATGAAGATGCGTTCTCCAGCCACCCTGACGTTGTCCTTGGGCCTCAAGTGCTGAAACTCGACCTGCAGAGACGAGCGCCAGTGCGTATCGTTGCTGCGATGGAAGTAGAGGCCAGGGGTCATCTGAGTCCCATTCCACATCGTAGAGACCCCTTCGGCGAGTAACCGATCGACGGCTTGGACCACGGACTCCCAGGCGCCCGGGATGGCAGGATAATCGACCCCGAAATCCATGCCGATGCTACGGTAGTTCTTCGGTTCGCCGACCCAGTTCCGAACAGCCTTCGAAGAGCCAAACTTGTTCAGTGTCATCGCGAACCGTTTCAGCCTGGTCGGCTTCTTTCGCAGTCGGCCGTCAACGACCTCAACATCTCTGCGCCGATTCCGATAGAACTTCCAGACCTTCTCTGCCGCCTTGGTGTGCCCAGGGTGCGGCTCGATCCAGTCGGGATACACGGACTCCATCAACACATCGTAGAGCAAGGGCCCCCAGCCCTTCTTGGCGCCGACCTCGTAAACCACCCAGGTGTCTTTCTGTCCTGACGCGCCACCAACGTTCTTCGACGGAAGCGCCTTGAGGTAGCCCATGGCGACAAACCCCTTCGAGGAGCCCCAGTCGTGGGGATACAGAAGTGCGACCTCAACATCGCGCCCAGAATGATCGTAGACGAGATAGAATCCCTGACGCTTAACGTCCTGGAGCCCCTTGGCCGCCTCCTGGAGGATTTCTGACCGCTTCATGGCGCCAAGTATAGGACAGGTCCTACTCGGACTCCACGAGCAACTGGCGGCGCCTGTAGACGTATGCTGTGACCTTCTTGGCGACCTTGTTCGTCGCGCCCGGAAGCGGCGCAACATTGGTCTCGGTGTCGTAGACCTGGACCAGATCACCCAGGTCCTCGATCTTCTCACGCGGCGGCGAGTGGTGACGTTCACACAGCACCGTCACAAGGTCACTTTCTTCGTTGTCATATCGTTCGCAGAACATCGAGTCCTCCTGGTCAGAATTCACGACCATGAAGGTACGGCCTGTCTGCGTTGACCGCAATCTTCGCGACCATGGCCTCGGCGATCTTCCAGCCCCGCTTGTGCGCCAGATCCAGCAACCGAATCACGAGATCTGCGCCCTCCTCGTCGGCCTGCGTGAAGCCATCCCCGAGCTTCTCGGAGGCCGGGTTGCCATCTCGCAGCCCTTCGAGCAGTTCGGACAGCTCGGAGTGCATCAGGCTGATGGCCTCGCCATCGTTCCTGTTGATGCCGGTGCCATCGCAAACCGGACATTCAAACGCCTGGCCGCTATTCTTCCCCTCGGGACCCAGGGGCACCAGAAGCTGCCCATCAGCCACAAGATACTTACGCCCCTTGCATGTCTGGCAGTTCCAGAAGCCCTTCGCCTCGGCAATCTCGTGGATGCGCCTGGAGACCGCGTCAATCGACGTCACCAGAAGAGTATCGATCTGCTCATCGTAGTGGTCACTCATATCAATCCTCGCTCCTCGGCGAGCCAGTCAGGGATCTCGATTTCGTCGTCGCCGGGCTCGTAACGGCACACCGATTTCGGAAGCCAAAACGCCTCGTTCTCGATGATGACTTTCCAGGCATCATTCGTCTCAGTAACAAACTCCTGGACCTCGTAGTAGTCGTACTCGTTTCCACGCCTCATGACATATCTCCCTAGCGATGCCTGCCGGTACCCAGACCACCCATGTCACCGGTACCGATAAAGCGTGTGACGATGTCCTGGCGCTTCTCCTCTTTGACCTCGTCGAGAGATGGAAGACCTTCCCGGATGTGCTCCTGGAGATAGCCCAGGGCCCCCTGAGACGCTTCGGCGAGATCTCCGCCAAACCCCTCGCAGTTCGATCGCGGATGCGCCCATGTCCAACCAGCGCCCTCGCGATGAAAGACAAGAGAGCCCACAGCAACGGTATTGACGATAAAACGCCCGTTGTCCTTGTTCCAGCGCGGCTCAGCCCCCCAGAACCCATGCAAATAGCCCATGACATCAGACCAACCGCGCGGAAGTGGCGTCGCGACAGCCTGATCCTCCTCATCGAGAAAATCAGGCTCGATGGCCTCGTGACCGATCGCATGGATTGGCGACGAATGTGCGGGGTCGGGATCACTGACTGCGCTGATCGCGATGAGTTGAGGAGCTGGATCGACCCTGAAGGTCATAGCGACCGTCTTATCTGGACCGCCAGCAAGGTCAACGCCAGACAGGTTTGCCTCATTGAGGTCATCCCAGAATGACCCTACAGGCTCACTGGACGCCCACTCGTCGAATCCAGGTGACGTCTGCTTCAGTGAATTGGCGATACAGCCCGACCGCGCAAAGTGAGTCAGCATTGTTTCCGCCCGCTGGATCTCAGTACGCTCCAGCTTCCTGAAAGCGTTTCCTGTGTTGGTCTCGACCTGGACAATCGGAACGAAAACCGGCCAATCGCTAACTTTTGCGACCTCCAGCATATGCATGATTGTCCTCATTGAGCCGACATCAGATGCCCAGACAACGTCGCCGTGCTTGTAGCGGCCGACAGTTGCTTCGACTGTGGTGCAGCGAAAGGCCAGTTCGTTATAGACATCGACGACAGTCTTGAATGTGCTCATCTGCCCTCCGGGGGTCCAAAGCTCTCCCGACACTATGTGCACTGATGTCACACCTGTCAACACGATTCGAATCGCACAACTCCCCTTGACTCCGTGCACAGCGTGCACATATTGTTGGTGCTGCGGGAGGCGACCCCACCTCCCATGTTCACGACCCAGGAGGTAGCGATGACGAAACTGAAGCGAAACAAAGACATTCCTGTTCACTGCCGGGACCGCATCGAACACGTCGAAGGATACACCTGCCGCGACGACGAGCGCGTGGTCGTCTATCGCGAGGTCGACAACGGCAAGAACTGGACACTCGCAGTCCTCACCAACTCCGACATCCGTGACGGAATCGGCGCTCTCGCCGTGACCTACGCGAAGCGACGAAAAGACCTCATGGAACTGGCGGGCGCGACATGCGAAGCGCTCAAAAGCGTTCCAGAGTCAGCGGACGTCAGCCGGATTGCCGACGCGCTCAAGCCCCTTCACCCGGCCTACAAAGCGATGCGCTACGGCCGATAACCCAACCACACAGGAGGCAAAAATGACACGCAAGGAATTCATCGACAACGCCATCAAGAACCACGACCTCGAAGCCCTCGAAGGGATGCTGGAAGCCCACCACTACAGCACCGCACTGGACGGCAAAGCCGACACTCGGGCGCTGACACATATCGGCGCCCGGCCATGCAAGCTGAGCGACAGCGAACTCGGCAAGATCCGCGATGCCGTCAAGACACTGGAATCCGACTGGGAGCATGCCGAGGATGCCTGGTTGCGCGTCAGCGAGGATCCCGAGAACACGGATCCTGAGACCATCATGCTCTCCACCGGGTACGCCGACGTCTTTGTTGACGGCGACGTCATCAGCGGCGGCGAAACTCTCTTCAACGTATCCTGACACAGGAGGAACGAATGGACCGACACGACCTCAAACCCGTTCACCACGACCTCATGAACTACGCCGTCGAGATCGACGTCGTGGATGCCGTGGGGCTCGCGGTGCTCGTCGCCGAAGAATGGTCACGACGACCACGCCGGGCTGACGCGGCGCACGCCGTTGCGCTGGCTGTCCTGGATCGACTCGATGAGTATGCGCACGTCTGCATGCACACCGACCGTGAGAAGCGTTCCAAGTGGATTCGGCGTCGCGACGAAACCTACTCGAAGCTACACGAGGCAGCATGAAAACCATCAAGCGTAAGAGGCGTCGGGTCAAACCAGACCCGGCGTGGACATCATTCACGCCAGGGGTCCCCATGCCGGTCGGTGACGACCTCATCGAGACATGGACCAACTCCAGATACCAGGTCATCGTCTACGATCTGGTACGCGAATACGGCGAGGCGATCCCAGAAGGCGGCTGGCCGCGCATGGTCCATCTGTCGATTCGCCGACAGGACCGCGACCCGATCCGCGACTGGCGCGACATGCAGCGCATCAAGAATGAGCTATGCGGAACCACCACCGAAGCCATCGAGCTGTACCCCAGCGAAAAGCGCCTGGTCGACGCCGCAAACCAGTACCACCTCTACGTCCTGGAACCCGGCTTTACGTTTCCATTCGGGTATGACTACCGCGACGTCTCAGACGACGACGACTGGGAAGCGCCGGATGGTTCCGGGGATGCCGAACAACGAGACTTCGACCGACACCACAACGCCACCGACTGCCCCGAGATCGGACCGGTGTGGCGCAAAAGGATCGACGACGAAGAGGAGTAACCCCTTGACGATGTGAAGTGCGTGCACACATTGTCATTGGTCGGGCGGTGCTCCCTCTCGGCCCCCCGGGCCCGCCCCGGGGAGACGCCTTCTCCGGGATCGTCTAATGGCAGGACGCCGGGCCCTGAACCCGGAAATGCAGGTTCGACCCCTGCTCTCGGAACCAATCGATCCGCTGGGCGAATAGCTCAGCGGATTGCTTATGTCTGGCGCTTGCCGAAGCCGTAGACCGTCTCGAAACCGATGTAGCCCGGTTCAAACAGGACCGGGCACCACAGCATCTGGAAATAGACGCCGATCGCGCGCGGGATGTCACGGAGTTCGCGTTGCCAGGTCACGCTATCCATGATTGCCCGGTTCAGGCACGGCACAACATCACCGCCGGTCGCGATCGACTCGAACAGCTCGTCGAGGGTGCCCTCGAAAACGTAGTCGAGAACATCCTCAACAACCGTGAGTTCGGAGTCGCCGAGGCTGTCCTGTCCCTTCATCATCACGCCGGAAAACCTGGGATCACTGATCCCGTCGAGCATGTCCCTGAGTGCTTCAGCGTTCTTCTGCGTACCGAGAAACCACAACCTGGCCTGGATGTCAGTGACAGCGCCCAAGCCCCTCTCCGAGTCGCTAAGCGCCTCCTGTACGGAGTTCTGAGCCAATACGAAGGTCTCAGTGACGCTCCACATCGGTGCGCGCACCTCCTGGGACGCCCACGTCGGAGTGTCGGGGTTCGGCCTCGGCTCATGGGAGACATACGCTGATCGATCCGGCTTCGCAAAGCCGGGGCCGGCAGCACGCGCGACGGCGCAGCGCCGATACCTCCTGGTATCAGGATCCAGGAAGCACGGTGACGGCATCACCTGGTAGAGGACATAGGAGGCACCGTCCTCGAAGCGATCAACGATCCCGTCAGCCAAGGCCGAAATCTCGAAGCTGGTGGCCTCGATATCAAGCGGTGCACCTTTCTGAGTAACAACAACGACCTCTTCGCCCTCAGCGTCGACACCGACGGGATGCAGGATCACCCGGACGCTGCACCCCTTGGCGAGCAGCTTCTCGTAGACCTGGGCGGCGAGATCAAGCCACTCGTTGACCCACTTTGCCGGCTTCTCGGGTTGCTCGTGGCCCAGGTGACTCTCGCACCAGTGCAGCGTGTTGTGAAGCAGCGAAGCGAGATCTGCGTCCGGCTCCCGGTGCAGGTAATCGCTGATGAAGGGCGTCCAGCCCTCCAGTAGCTCCTGGCGGGCCTCGTCGGGATCGAAGGCGCGCTTGTGGCGACTCATTCGTCGATCCATCTTCAGGATATCCTCTCCTGCGGCCTTCTGGACGTGCTGCAGCATCTCAGGATGAAACACGATGTCCTGGGGCGACCCAAGGTCTGGCCCCGCCAGAATGTCCTTGAGTCGATCGGAGGCTTCGTAGCTATACTTGTCCATCAGGTGTCCTTGGTTCGATGCCAGATGCCCATGAGGCCGAGATGGTCACCATCCTCGTGATCCTCCATCATCTGCTCCAGGGAGACGGGAACACCCTGCATCATCGCGTTGAGGTCGCGCAGCATGTTCAGCTCCGCCTTGATGCGACGGAAATCGGCGCTATCTGGGCCCAGCATGGTCAGAAGGATGCCACAGCCGAGTCGGAATAGCGAATCCTCACCACCGCAAAGCATCCAGTTCAGCGAGTCGTTGCGCGCGTACTCAAACGCGATCTTCGCCTTGCCCTTCAGGTCGACCCCATCCCAATCGACCAGGCCGCTGTCGATGTCGCGACGAAGGGCCGACGCTGCGATAGGAATCGACACCTGGAGAGGATGGCTCACAGCAGGTCCTCGATCGACGTCGCCTTGAGGTGATCGCCCAGGGCATCGATGGCACGCTGCGCGTTGTCCTCGGTGTCGAATGACGCCACGATCTTCTCGGAGCCGCCGAGGATGCCGCAAAGAATGATCCACTCACCCAGCGGCTCGGTGATGTTCAGGGCACGTTTCAACGCCTTCGCAGCGAACTCTTTGCGCGCCTCGCCCTCCGTCGAGTGCAGGAGCTGGATGCCATTCTTCTCCCCGATCGCTCGGAGTTGGTCGAGATTCCAGTTGTCGATCGTCGACGTCTCCGGGCTCACCATTTTGAGGACCTGGACGATGTTCGCCTTCGACAGGCTGGAGGCATTGTTGATGTGAAGCAGGTTACCGCTGAGCGTCTTGAGCCACATGGGCTGTCCTTGGTTGTGTTGTGTGATCTATTCGTGTTTTTCGCCATCACCCCAGTCGATAAGGTCCCCGGACACCGAGGCGCCAGGAGGCAGACCGGACATGACAGCGAACATCTTCCGAAAAATTTGCCTCTGATCCACCCAAGCGGCGACCTCGTCGGCCATCGAGGCGAGGATCTGCGTCTCCCAGTCCAACCGACCTGATGTCGATGAAAAAGTCTCGCCCCTACCATCACCGGGTTGCCACTTGACGGGAATCGCGAAAGCAACAGACGTCTTGCCGCAGCGCAGGACAAGATGAGGCGGCGGATTTTTGTCAGCGAAATCGAAAGCACCATGCCCAGTGGGCTGGCTCTCCCAGGCTTTCGGCGACGACAGAGCTTCACCTACCTCCCTCACCAGGCTGATCTCAGACTGCGTCAGGTTGTGCCAGTGCTCACCCATTTTCTCACGGATGACATCAGCCTCGGGAGAGTCGTTCGACACCCCTCTGAGCTGCAAAATGAGTTGCACGTAGTTCTGGAAAGCAGACATCACTCAAACCATCAGAAAGGAATGTCATCATCACTGAAATCCTGGTCCCAGGACTCCGGCGCAGCCGGAATTTCGGCCTGCTCGGGCTCGCCGAATGACTCGTCACGGCCCCCAATGAAGCTCCAGGACTTCACATCGAGGCCCCAGCCATAGTGCGTCTGACCTTTCTTCTCGTATTTGTAGGTCCTGATTTCGCCGGTGAGGAAGATGAGCTTGCCCTTCGCGAAATACTTCTCGATCGTCTCGGCACTGCGGCCCCAAGCCGTCGCGCGCACCCATGTCGTATCCTTGTTCTCACCATACCCGACATCGGTTGCTACGCTGATCACGCACTTCGGTGTGCCGCTTGGCGTGTACGATAGCTCCGGGTCGACACCCAGTCGACCCACAACGTTGAACTGATTGACTGTGCTCACGGTTCCTCCACTGGTTCCAGTTCAGGCCAACCTAGTGTGCACAGTCTTCACACGTCAAGATGAATCACCGAGTGACTCAATGACATGACTCCAGCACGACATCGCGCGCTGCCAGGCGATCTTATCCTCAGCGCCCATGCCAGCCTCTGGTGCCCTGGTGTCACGCACCACCTGGTCCCACAGATCCCTGGTCTCAGAGATGAGAGACGACAGGGAACTGGCCAGCCAGGACTTCGACTCAACGTAAGCGCGTTCCTGCTCGATCTGCTTCGAGACGACCCACCATCCCTGCAGAATGACATCATCTGTCCAGGAGCTGAGTCGAGAAGGATCCGGCGCGCACGGGGCGAGTTTCGGCGCAATAATGCGGATTTGCCAGGTCTCCACGCCCCTCGGGGGTCGGCCATGAACAGCAGCTATCACGTCCGCATGCGTCGTGGCGCCATCAGACGGAGTTCTGCGAGCCCACAGCAAGACAGGGATGCCCAGAACCATCGTTCCCCAAGTGACACCCACCCTGGTGTCCTCGGGGTTTCTCGTCGCGTTTAGCTTAACCCACTTCGCTTGCGGCCAGACTCTGCGCAAACTGTGTTCGAGGACCTGGAAGGCTTCGACATCCTTGATTCGATAGCTCATGAATCCTCATCGGGATGAATGTTTGGCTCTCGAACCCTCAACTTCCCGGCGTGGTAGTCCTCGGCCGTCAGGAGATATGGGGCCCACTTCAGATAGTCGGCGCGCGTACGGGGGTCCTCGAAGAACTGCAGGTAGTCACCAGGGCTGTAGCCGTCGAGGTTGAGCAACTTCTCCTGCGGACACGTGAAGACTGCCGGGGTGAACTCATTCCACGCATAATCGCTACGCTTACGGCGCTTCCACCTGAAACGACACTTCTCAGCCCTGGGGTGATAATGCTCGACGCGCGCGACGCTGCCGGGGCCAGGGTCGCCATACGGAATCTTCTCGAAATCATAATCCGCGGTGCGCCACCGCCGATCATCGTTGTCGTAGCGCTCTACCATGTGGCGACGCCAGGCAGACTGTTGGCCATATGTCACCGACCCGGTCTCCAGGGACTCGTTACAGCGGCGCCTGAACGCTTCGAAGTCCGGTGGCTCCTCCTGGCCATACAAAGCCCTGTCGTCGTCATAGACGAGCTTCACGGCCGCGTTGAAGCCCTTCTGGGACCACAGTTCGACCGGAGGGTGGGGATGGTAGACCGGAGATCTGTCGAAAAGCCCCTGCATGATCAACGCGATGCGATTGCGCTCGACGACCTTCTTGTTCACGTACCGCTTGATGTCGTCGAAATAGACGGTGTCCGGCGTGAACTCGACGTAGTTCTCGATCTGGCCGTCAAGGCGACGATCGATCGCGTAACGTTCCTTGCGCAATTCGTCCCAGGCTTCGAACTCGTCACTTTCCCCTCCGGGGCGATTCCAACGGCTGAAATCGGGGTGCGCTTCCTTGAACGCGTCCATCTCGACCTTGGCCACCATGTGATCCTGGAGACGCTGTTCGTAGAGACGCCCAGGGATCACATCTTCGACGCGGCCGCTCGACGAGCAGCGCGCCCACATGACCTCGGCCAGCTCGAAGCTATCGTCGCCGAATAGCTTCTCAGGGAACTGCATCTGTGTCGACATCCGGTAGAGCCTGTCACCGTTACGAAAATACATGAACGTGCGCTTGTCGGCATCTTCCAGGCGCATCTTAATGAACACACCCAGCGGACTGTTGAACTCTTTGCCGTAGCGGTCCTTCATCTTGCGGCGCACGCGGAACGCGACGAGGCACCGATCGAACGGCATGATGCGCTCCAGGTTCTCGGGCTCGGCCAACCAGGCATCGAACTGGCCGATATCACTGAACTCCATGCCGCCGGCCTTGTAGCGGAGCAAGCACTCCTCATCCATGTAGAGGCGTCGCTGCATGATGTGCACCTTGGCCTCATACGGCGCCGGCTCCCCCTCCGCGATCTGCACAACCTCCTCAGACAAGCCGGCGTAGAGATCGATGCTGAAGATCCGATCGTTGATACGGCTCAGCGCTGCCTGCATCGAAGCCAGATCGCCCTTCATCGGCTCCAGCCCCGCCTTCATGTAGCGCTCCAATCGGGTGTGCTCGGCTTTGATCTGCTTGAAGATGTCGGGCAGCGTCTCGTCCTTGGCCTTCACGAGCGCGCGCTTGTAGGCGTTCGGGTCCAGGTTGCTGTTGAGGCGAGCAAGGGCCCGCGTCTCGGGTTCCGGCAGCCCCTCTCGGTCAGGCACCGACAGGTTCTTCGTCAGTTCCCGAGCACGACCCAGGAGCCCGTTCACGGTATCCTGGATCTCCGCGATCTTCGCCGCGAGGATATCCTCAGCATTAGGCTCCAGGACACAGCGGTCCCAGAACTCATCAAAGTGGACGCGGAACGACCACGACCCCCGAGGGGACGGACCCCGCAGCAGCGCGTAGTTCGACCCCAGTTCGACAACGCAGCACAGCTTGTCATCGTCCTCGTCGACCCAATACCACTGGCCGACCTCTATAGAATCGGACGGGTCGATGCGTTCGACCCGTCCACGGTTGCGCTGAATCTGGTTCATGCCGCTTCATCCTCCATGTGAGCAGTCATCTTGATGTAGATCCGCTCAAGCGCGGTACCTGCCCGGCTGACCTCTTCCGCCAGGGGATGGCCATCCATGTCAGCGAGAACATCGTCGACCTCGACGATCAGGGACGAAATCCGGCGCGCCAGTACGGTGTCGTCGAACTCGGGTTCTGAGTTCTTCGCCGCGATGTAGGCTTCTTTGGCGGACCGGAAGTAGCTCGAATCATCATCGAGATTGACGTGGGTGTAGAAGTTGACGTCGAAGTAGTCGATCATCGAATCGGAGCCGTCGTAGTTGTAGGCGCCAACGATGCCCTCGACCTTCGAGATGACGTCACGCATCTTCTCGCTGTAGCGGGGGACCGGGTCATACCCATGGGGGTTCTCGACCATCTTCTCGACGTATTCTGGATTGCAAACCTCGAAGCCCTCCGGGAGTGTCTTGATGCGGACACTGAGGCTCTGGCCGCCGCTGTAGCGGTCGGTGGTCACCGAGACCTTCATCTCAGGAAGATCACCGTTCTTGCTCGCCTCGCGGATCTCACTCTTCACGCGCTTGGCGATCTCGACAATGTCGAGGTCGGCATCGTATTTCCCGCCGTAGGATTTCTCGTATCGTTTGCTCATGTCGCTACCTCCTATGTGGTGTGCTGGGTGGGCACCCAAAGTATGTGCACGTAGTGCACGCTGTCAACCCGCGAGCCAATGCTTGATGCGGGGCATAACGAATGCCAATGGGTCACTGGCATGTTCACAGTGATGATTCCAGGGAGTCGGAAACAAGATCGCCGAACCGCCGGCGCGTCGGAATCGGTCGCAATTCCTTGGGCGGTCATCGATGAGGAGTGAGCCCGGGCGGGCGCAGAGTTCCTTTGGGGACCCAATCAGGAAATCCCGGAAGGGTTCGCCACCACCGAGGTGACGATCCATCCACTCGACCTTTCCTGCCGGCGACGAGTGATGTCGAGACGGACTGGTCAGGATGTACGTCGGGGCCTCGGCGCGACATGCCTCGTAAAGCTCGATCGCCCAGGGGTAGGGCTCCAGCTCCGCCCAGAACGAACGTCCCTCGGCGTGAATGGCATCCCAGAGTTCACCGGGGTCGATGTCGCCCAGCGCCTCGATTCCCCAGTGCTCGCCGCGACTGTCGAAGTCGACCTCGTCAAAGCGACCCATGATGGCGCTGTAGTCCTCGCCGATGGCACGACATGCTGACTTCATCCAGTTGGCCAAGACGCCGTCTACGTCCAGCAGAATCGTTTTCATAGTCATTGAGTCCTCCGTTAGTCTTCGTGCGGGTGCATCAGCGTGATGACCGGCTCCATGTTGTCACCGGGTCCCGTAATGGCCTTGACCTCAACCTCGACTGTTTCGAGGTCGTCGTTCAGAGCCAGGAACTTGTAACGCAGCTCCTGGCCAGGACCGTAGCTCTCGACGGTCGAGGGGATCGATCCGCGAATCGCCATGTGGAGCATCCACAAACAATCCCAGAGACGACCCTCGACGGACTGGCCGTAGCCGTCCATTGCGTCGGTGGGGACCATGACATCGTAGAGTGACGACGTCATCGCGGCGTGAAAGGTGATCCCGGCCTCGGTGGCCATCTCGTTGACATCAACGAGGACGCCATCCTCGATGGCCTGGGCGCGAGTGTATTTATGAATGAGTTCAGCCATTGCTACCTCCTCGTGGTGGTGGGGTTACCTCGTCTGAGTCTGCGTCATACCTGCTCATCTCCCGGGCGGCTGCCCGAACGGCACCGACCAGGGTAGAGTAGGCGAGATGCCGGAACACGTAGTCTCCGCGACTGATGTCGTCACCATCGATCACGAACTCACGGTGGTCGTCGAGCATCTCGACGTACCGATCGACCGGCATTGAGAAGTGGTTGCCATCTTCCTCGATGAAGTGGCGTGCCCAGAATCGTGCGTCTCGTCGAACACCCATCAGACGGCCTCCCAGATCTCAAGGATCTCAGCCACCAGTTCGTCGACGGCGCCGCCTTCGACCCGGTGGTGGTGGTGGTCGCGGATTCCGTACTCATCTCGCGAGTCCTTGGCGACGTAAACATTGAGATCGAAGTGACCGTCGTAGGTGATGCCGTCGACCATCACGGACCCGGGCTCATCGGAACGGGCTGTGCTGACCGCGAGAGTCGAGGTCCTGATGAAACCCGCGGCAATCAATTTCTCGAAAAGTTCCTCCATCGCTACCTCCTCAGTGGGGACGGTGGGGTAACCGCCCCGGCACCTTCAGTATGTGCACGCTGTGCACGGTGTCAAGCCCGTTTCCGATACCCGGGCTTCGAACTGACCGCTCGAAGGTGGGTGTCCGGCGGAACCGCGGTGAGGACGCGATCCTCAACCCTGCCACCGTCGGAGTCGTAGCGTCTCGTGTAGCGCCACATCGGCACCCAGCCAGCTTCGAGTCGACCGAGCACCCAGGCATCGCGCCCCGTGAGCTTGACGCTGCGCTTAGCGAGACGTCTGGCGCGATAGGACCGCGCCTTGTCGATCGTGTTGTGTCTCTTGGTGGCCGCCAGCGTGTAATAGACGCCGTCGTTGCAATACCGGGTTCGACGGTAGATCGCCTTTCTGACGGTCTCGTCTGCGTGAATCATGCTACCTCCTCGCGGGGTCTGGGTCGAAACCTCCGCAAGGAGAATATGTGCACGCAATTCACATAGTCAAGTCAGCCGAACGCACGGACCGTCGCCTCAACGTACCGTTTGAGCTGCCCGGCTTCGAGATTGTCGGCCAACATCTTCAGCATCCTCTTTCCGCTGGGGGCACGCATGCGACCACCACCTCGCTTACGTGTGATGTTGACGCGCTCACCGAAGTACTTGTTGGAGCTGTAGACAGCATCGAACCAGTGCTTACCAACCAGGGCCTCGATTTCGTCAACCGTGAGTTCTCGGACCTCCTTGCCGTCAACGAAGATCGTCCACCTTGAACCCGTCACCCGGTTGGTGCGGCCGAACCGTTCTTTGCGCTTATCGAACTCATCGCCGACCAGCCCTTTGCCAACCATTTCGACCTGGTGCTTCCTGTCACCACCGCTGGGGCCACCATCGCCCGTTGCGGCCTCGACGACACCCTTGAAGCTGAACTTCGTCTTCGAGGCCCCTGTCGGCCCGTAGAGGATGTCTCCAGCCTGGCCCCTGGTCACCGCTTTCTTCACGCCCTCGGTCGAGATTCGATAGAACTGGAGACGACCAGAGTTCTTGAGCCCCATGTGATCTTTGAGGCTCTTGATCGTCTTGAGCCCGAACCTCTGAAGATCTGTTCGAAGCGGCGATGTCGTCACGAACACCTCGTGGCCCCGATTCGAGCTGCCGCCACGAGTCTTGTGAATCGTCCGCTTCAGGGACAGGAAAACGTGATGAGATCCAGTCTGGCCGTAGAGGATCACGCCCTCAATCTCGCGTGAGTATGTCGAGCCGTCTGGCGCCGTCGCATACCTGCGCTCAGTGGACACCAGGCGCTCAGTCCTGAACATCCACTCAACACCATGAGGCATCGCCCGCATCGCCGTCTTCAGGTCCTCTCCGGGCGCTTGAGGTGGCGGTTCAGGTTTTTTGCGCTTCTGCCTGCTGGAACTTGAGCCCGAAGGCTTCCAGTTCGACGACGTCGATGACCGCGTCGACCCTCCAGGGCGACGACTCGTCTTGCCAAGCAGGACATCGCGTGCCTGGTTGATCTTCGACATTTTGTCGGGGTCGCCGCCTCGATCCGGGTGATTCTTGAAGGCCAGTTTCTTCCACGCCTTCTGAACCTCGTCCTTGGACGGATACCCACCACTGAGCCCGAGAATGCGTCGAGCCTCCTGGGGAGACATTCGCTCCAAGAGCACCTGCACGTCTTCGACTACCATCTCACACCTTCATTCTGACGCGGACCGCCGGGTCCCCAAATATCTTCCGCAGCTCCTTGGGGGTCTTGCCCAGGAACGTCAGATCCTTGGCAGAACCAGGAGTCTGGACCTTAGCGTTGAACCTACCAGCCTTGGTCGACGGCCTAAGCTCGACAGTCGCACCGCCGTCCAGTTCAAAGTTGTACCTGGACCAGATCTGAGCGGATTTCACCTTCTTACGCGTCTGGCGACCGAAGACATCCCTGGGCTCCAACAGCTTCGCCTTCGCGACATCCACAGAACCCTTCAGGGCACGCTCGGTCAATACGCGATCGACCGTCTCGGTTATCTCACCCATCCCTGTCCTTTCGCACCTTGGAGCGCCAACGCTTGTACGGCATGTGCCCCTTGTACTCTCTGTTGTACTTCTTTTTGTAGCCCTTCTTGATCTTGAAGGACTTCTTGTTGCCCTCATCATCTGTGCACGTGCACTTGTAGTTTTTGCACTTGCAGTCCCACTTGCTCGCCTTGGCGTTCTCGCCGCCCCTAGGGCCGTCGTTCAGCGTATCCTTGCGCTTGAACGGCGACATCTTCTTTTCGAGAAGGGCTTGGACGTAAGAAACCAGCATGACGCTCCCGTGTCGACAACACGAGGCATCATCGCCGCATCACTGTTTCGAGACAAGGTGTGAAGAAAGCCCAGGGCTCGTGCGCGCCGATGCCCGCTGCACTCGACGACGGGGTGGGGGGATTGCAGGGCCCCGAGCCCCGGGCTCAGCACGAGCTGGGGTTTCGAGCCCCTTCGTACCCGCTAGGTACGCATCCCAGTGTGTTGCCGGGAACTGGCAGCCGGATCACCATCCGATCTCACTCGTGACAGGACCAGATCTAGTGAACTCCGTGCACGCTGTCAACCCCAACCTTCATCGACCTTGCTCTTGGTCTTCTTTCTGCGCCGCTTCAGTTTCTTCTTGGGCTGCAGCGCCTTGCCTTCGTCGTCCTTTTCGTCCTCACCTTCAACCCAGACCTCATTGGCCCGCTCGAAGAGATCGGGCGCGTAGTGCTGGAGAAGCTCCGAGGCGCCACCATTGCGCACCGCTCTAGCCTCGGTGAAATCAGGCGCCACCGTCGACGCCGCAGGGCTGACATGGTTGAAATACCTGGTGCCGCCATGAGTGTCGCTGTAGGCCACCAGATTGCGCTCAGTGCCCTCGACGCGCCACACACGGACCTGGTGGTTCCTGATGCCTACGACGAGGTCTCCGTTGGCAGGAGACGGGGTCAGCAGGCTTTCAATGCGTTGTACCAGGCTTTCTTCCATGTCGTCGTCCTCGTAGTCCCCGGGGTCATCGCTGAGACCAAAGCGTGGGTGACCAGTGAATCCGGTCTGGGTCATCGCTTCCTCGTCGTCCGCCGTCAGTACATCTTGCGAAGCAGCTTCTTGGCGGTCTCGCGTTGTAGAAGGTCGCCCTTCTGAACTCGCTGCAGCATCTCCTGCATGCGATCATTTCGCTCGTCACTGGCGAACCCCTTCCTCTTGAGAGCCGTCCTCACGTCGACGAACAAGTTGAGCAGGTCATCATACATCTTCGTGACCTTGCGGTTCGGCTCATGAGGGAAAGCGCCTGCTGCCGCCGAGCCTCGCTTCGAGCGCTCCAGGTTGGTGGAGAGCTTTTTCATGAAGTCGTAGACCCAGTGGGATCTCTTGGCGAGATCGATGATCACCTTCTTGGCGGCCCGGGGGTCCTCGAAGTTCTTTTTGGCCTCTTTGCCGGCCTTGTCATAGGTCTGGCGAAGCGAAGCCTCCCCGAGAACATAGCCTTCAATCAGTGTCTCGATGCTCATTCCAATTCCTTGCGCTCTCGATACAGTTTAGCTTCGACGAGGGCTGCCAGCTTGTCCGCCTGAGCCTCGGTAAGGTCATCCAGCTCCAGGACGTCGGCCTTGGCCTTCAGGTAGTCGAGAGCAGCCTGCATCTTCGATTCACCATCGAGTTCCTTGTCGCCCTTCAGCGCTTTCCTGGCCTGTTCCTCGGCGTAGTGAATCGCCTCATGAACCGCCTGCTCCATTGCAGCACGCTGCTCCTTCGACAGTTCGACCTTTGTCTTCTCCTGAAAGGCCGCGATCGCCCTGTTTGCCAGGGCGATCAGAAGCGGGGTCAGAAACACGACGGCCAACGGAATGATGGCGTCAGTAAGAAGAACCACCCACGGGCTGATTTCTGCGTCCATGTCTTTCTCCTCTGAGGGACATGTCGCGCATTGTCAACCCGGGGTGGCTCCAAATCAAGCCCGAGATTCGCACCCGGGTGCAGTCAGGCTCACAGATCGGCCATGAACATTCCGCAGGATCGCTCAGTCCATCCCACCAGGGCTCGCGCCTTCTCTTCGGCGCGGATGTCGGCCTCGATGTCATCAGCCAGTTCGGGATACTCACCCACCAGCCAATCCAGGTCGACGCCATACTCCTCGCAGGCATACACGGCGCCCTCCTCCCGAATCCATTCCACGGGGTCGTCGTACCCGTCATTCGTCGCGCCACTGGTCAGCGCGTCGTAATGACTGCGATTCGTGTGCTCACTGTAATCAGCGAGATTTCGGTTTCGTGCGTCCATTTACTACCTCCTCGTGTGGGGTTCACATTTTCATCGTGGTGACACCGCGGACCGAAGGCTCTTCGACCGGGGTGTGGCTCCGCGGGTCCTCGACCACAGTTTCGTCGCGGCCCGGAGCATACATCGTCGCGCGGACGCGAGGTCGAGCAGCATCCCAGGCGCGATCGCGCTCACGGGCGTTGTGCTCAGCCATCATCCATGCGGGGGGAGAGTTCTTCGTTCGAGTGGTCATCGCTACCTCCTCTTGGCAGGGGAGAGCGGGGTGGTCTCTCCCGGAGCACTGACAATATGTGCACGCTGTGCACACAGTCAAGAGGTGGTCTATCGATTCGGCGTGTTTCCGATGGCGAGGCCATAGGTGCGGCCGACGTCGACAAGGGTATCAATGTCGATCGGGACCTGGAGCACCTTCATCTTGGCATCCCAGTTCGTCAGGTAAACCCGAGTCCATCGATGGTGGCCATCAAGGATATAGCCTTCCTTCGAAGTGATAATGGTTCGCTCTGTGGCGCCCGACCAGGGGTGTGGTCGGCCCCAGTCGACAATATCGTTGAGCACCTTCTCCAACCAGATCTGCGACTGTGTCGGCAACAACTTCTTGGCCGCGATGCGCGTCCAACGGGCCTTGACGACATCGTCCCGGATCTCGCCGTCCTGGAATCCCAGAGTGACCCACTCATCACCACCTCGCGACGGCGAAATCTTCTCGGGCGTAAACAGATGACCACGCGCCCAGGGCTGAAAGATGTCGAGCCTCCCCGTCTTGAGGCGTCGATGAAAATCCTTCATGTCCTCGGGTTCGATGACCGGCATCTTGAACCGAGGGAGATCAAGCGCTTTTTGGCAGGTCCGCTTCAGGGCCGCAAAAGACTTGTCGAAGTCGCCAAACACCTCGTCGACGGTGTCACCGCGGGCGGCAAAGAACTTTTCAGCGACCGAGCGCGCTTTCCTGGTCGACGTCGAACAAATGTTCGTCTTGGTTAGCGCCTGTCGCTCCAAGAGAACGTCGACCTGAAAAACAATACCTTCCAGGATGTCAACGCCGACGTCGCGGCGCCAGTTGATGTTCCCGAACACCCTGGCCCACTCACGGTCTCGCCGCAGCTTGCGAGACAACTCAGACTCGACAATTGTGGCAATATCCTCGGGCGCCACGGGGCCGCTGACGTACAGCTCCAGACGTTCTCTCCTGGGTCGGTACACAACGTCTCGAATCGTCACCCATTTGCCCAGAGGCCCCTTGAGGCGCTTCAGGAGGCCCTTCGATGGCGCCACGGTGACCGGGAACTCAAACAAAACGGTATGACCCGTTTCCGTTTTCTGGATGTTCCGTTCGAAAAGCATGCGGGAAGCGTACGCCGGAAACCGGGGCGAGACAACGTCAGATGGAGTCCATGACGTCACCGGGATCGATGCCTGTCACCTCATCAGGGTACTCAATAGCAAACAGCACGCAGAGCCCAAAGAGCTGCTCTGCGGTCATTCCTCTCGCCCCGGCAAGCTCGTCAAGTTTCGCCCAAACATCGCCCCGGAGGAACAAGATGCGGGCACCGCCCTCAGCAAACGACCCCACCCGAGCTGCGATCTCAGACCTGGCTTTGTTTGCCACTACTCCCCCAGCGCGACGTTCAGGATGGCTACCACTTCGAGACGATCGCCCTCGCACAACGACCCGTCCTCGGAAACGGAGTCGTTTATGTAGTCGCGCGCACGACGTACAGCACCCTCCAGGTCCTTGACTTTCTTGTGCATGATGATGTTCTCGGCCTCGATTTCTTCAACCTCATGCTGCGTCACATTCATGTGCTCTCCGTCGCCTTCGGTGGCGTGTCCAGTGGTACGGACCGGAACCTTTCCCGGACCTCAGTTCTGGACATCTTGTCACCAACACCCGGCATTTCGCCAGTGTGAAGTTCGATCACATTCAGTTCCTGGTTGAGATCGTGCTTGCTGGCTGAGGATCTGGCGCGCTCAGCACTGCCGTGACGAGATACGAAGCGGACGTCCCGTTGGTTGAGAAACTCGATTACAGCGAACCTGAAGTGAGCCATGCGCTCTCCTAGAGAATGTCGCCGAGACCATTGCTCCAGCCGAACGCCATCTGCGCTGGGCCTGGCATCAGCTCTCCGCCATCGCGCCGGATGCCGAGCGGAACTCCAGCGGGAGGGGTGAATCGTGCCAACACTGGGTTGATGACGCCGCGAATGAGCTGTGGATTGCTGTTCCCGTCGTCAAACCCATACACCGGAATTGTCTGCGTCGCGTAGCGGCCGTCGAGATCTGGCTCCGTTGATGCTGAGTTCGACCCCAGGAGCCAAAACGAGGTGTCGATGTTGTTCAGGCCACCGTTCAAGCTGTAGTCGCCAACACCTGTGAAAATGTAGGACTCCCACTCCTCGACATCGTTCCCACCACCATCATCGTCAGCCTGGACCGCCAGCACTCCGTGGGTCGTGGGTAATTTGTCCGCCTCCGGTCTGTCGGAGTCATCGACATATTCTTCCGAAATCAGCACGACACTGATTGAGTTCGAGCGGGATGCGTCCGAACTGTTGCTGTAGATGATGAGCGTGCAAGCCGCATCATCCTCAATGAAGTAGAGAGTTGAAAGACCGGAGCCCTCAAACCACTCAACGCATCTAACAGCCTGCGTTTTCTCGACCTGATTCCAGAAGTTCGAATCGGCGGGATCAAGGCCGTTGTTGTTCAGGTTGTCATAGAAGCTGTCAGTCCCCACGCCACCGCCGTTCTTGTCTAGGGCGACCCAGACGGTCTGGTCAGTGCCGGTGCTGAACGAGCTGTTGACCCATGAACTATCGAGACCCTGACTGCCCCCCTCACCATCACCCACAGCCACATAGACCAGAATCTGTGGACCGTTGGCATGCTCCAGGACGAAGTAATCACGCTGGTCACCCGTCTCCCCACCCGAACCGAAGGTGATCAACGGGTGTACCGTCCAATCGGCAGAAAGGTTGTTGTCCAGCGTCTGCCGGATGTGAACACCCTCCCCGTCGGAAGCGTCTCCAGGCGTTCCGGTGTGCGAGAATCCTATGAGAGCCATCGGTCACCTGCCCTAGTCGCTGTAGAACGGTTGAGGGTCGAGAGGCCACCCGTAGAACGGAACCGGAGCATCATCCACCCAGGGGACAACGGTGCGATAGTCAATCTGAATCGCCTTGCCGTACCTGGCATCGAAAAGCATGTGCTGTGGCCCCTGATAAAGCCCTTGCTGCCCCACAACATCCTTCCTCAAATACCCCTTCACCTCGTAGGCCCCATAGAGCTTAATGGGGTCCAGGTCCCACGTGCCGTCCGCTCTCGGCTGATTCCGTGAATCAAACTCGTTATGAAGAGCCATGTTGAACCCCCCGGTGCTCGCGTTCTCGGTGTGATCCTGGAAACCGTTTTCGGTGAGGTGATGGACGAACTTGGCCTCCTGGTCGATCCCGGGATCCACAAGCGTCTGACCGGAGTTCCAACCGACAGTGTCTGCCCACCACGAAAAGAAGCCCTCTGGGTAGGGATCAGCAGAAACACGGGGCTCGATGATATCCCCCGCCAGAACGATCCGACTGATACCTGATGCCATCCTGATGCCCGCGTAGAGACCCACGAAGGGAACCTCGTGGTTCCAAATGCAGAGCATCTTGTTCGCACCTCGACCCGATGACGGGAGCTGCCACCCTCCCCCGCGCGGATAAGGCTTGGCACCAAAATCGGGGAAAAACAGCGTGACGTCGTACTCACGAGGAATAAACTCTGGCGGATCGAAATCTGCCCCGGAGCCAACCCCATAGGAGTTTGTGGCAGCACCAGCTTCGAGAGTGGTCTTGCCTCCCCATGACCCATTATCAACCGTCGTTGAGATGCTGATCGAATTCCCAGCCACCCCTCCGGTCTTCGCTCGCACGAAAAGGTAGTCGTCCTCTCCGTACTGCCGGAGCTGAAAAGTAGATCCGCTGGTCCTGTAGTAATAGGCTTCGGCCTCCACGGTCGGGTGCAGGGTCATCGAAGCCGCATAGGCCGAGCCAGGGCCATCAGCACCAACCCGGGTCTCAGCATCCAGGTTGATCGCCGCCAGGAGGTTGTCCCGGCTCTCTTCAGCGTCTCCTCCGATCTGCACGTTGCCATCGACATCCGTGAGTGCCGCTTCGAAGGTGTAGGTCTTCCCGTCGATCTCGACCGTCTCGCCATCCGCAGGCTGCCCGACAAGCTCATACACAGCGCGTGCCGAGGCAGCTTCCAGCCCACCGCTGTGATAGTGCATCACAACCGTACCATTAGTGTACCCGCCGTCATCCACCTGTTGGTCTACTGCGAATTCGACAATGTTGGGCACATACCAGTTGGCCGGGTGTACCGTGTCCGAGGCACCGGCGGTCCAGCTCATAAAGGAAGTGATGTTGCTCAGATTCAAGCTGGTGTCGTTGCCGGGGAACAGCATCAGCCATTCACGACCCGTCGGCGAGCCTGCGTTGAGATGTTTGATGACCCACCCAAGAAATCTCTCACCATCCTCGAACATATAGAAGAGGCGGCCAACCTCCCAGTTCTGCCCGCTGTTCTCCGCCTCAAGTGCTGATTTGATACGGTTGTACTGGTCCTCGATGTGGGCCTGCCCATTCGTGACTGAGATGCCTACGTATGACGCAGACCCAGCGTCTGGACTCCAGAGATCTCGGGACAGGTACCCCAAATCCACAAAATCGTTTGGCATCTCAGACCTCGCTCAACTCTTCAGGGGCAGCATCGATTAGGCGGCCATCCTCCGTCTGGATATGGACAACCCCGGCCGGCCCACCGGCATTGGTATACCCGATAACCACGATCGTTACGACATCTGGTGTCCCGGTGCCGGGATCAGTCCACTCGACCTGGTCATCCACCGCCAGTGTCCAGGGGAACCCGACCTCATAGTCTTCAATGGGGTGTGAAGCTTCACAGCTCTCACACCAGACCTGAACCGATTCGACCGTGTAGCCCTTGATGTGCTGCACCGAGAGATCGAAGCCCTCTTCTCCAAGGGTTACCCCTTCGATACCCCTGAGATCGACATCGTGAACGCTAAGGCGGGCACGCTGGCGTGACGCGCCGCAATGGACGCAGTGGGTGAAATACGTCATGGCACCGAATCCTGAATCCGAGGAGCAAACCAAGCCGACGGGTACCCCGCCGGGAAAACAGGGTCAGTCGTAGTCCAGGGAAAGACAAGCTCGTCGGTCACCTTCACGCAGGCGCCTTCTGGCGAGTCGAAAAGCATGTCCCTCATCCAGGTCGTTGGCCCCTGGATCGCGACCAGGTCGGGGTTGAGATACCCCTTGTCGATGTTCGAGTTCACCACCTTCACGACGTCTTTATCGTACGTGCCGTCCCCGCGAGGCTGATTGGCTGTCGTGTAAGCGGTGTGAAGGATGCCAGGCTGGAAGGAGTTTTCCGTGTCCGTGTCCGGGTTGATCGCATAGAGCCGCTCACCGTCCTCGGTGATATCCCCCTCCCTCATCTCAATACTGTAGAAGAACCAGCCGTCCGGGCGATCGTCAGTGCTGACACGAGGGACAACGATATCCCCCATAATCACGACCTCACGAACGAAGTTCGAACGATGCTTCGCCCGATAGAATCCGCAAAAGGGGATGTCGTGGTTGAAGATGAACACCCAGCGGTCCTGGCTCCTATTCTGATTCCACTCACCGGAAACATGCCCTCTGACCTGGGGGTGAATCCCGTCGTCGGGGAAGAAAGAAGTGTCCTGAGAGTATGGGTTGGTGTTGGGGGCGTTGAAGTCATTGGCAACGTTGAAGGTGTCCACCAATGACGCATCGAAATCCCAGCTCGTCGACAGTCCGCCCGTGTTGTACTGCATGGCAACAAAGCCATTGCTGCTGTGGAACCAGGGCACGAAGTAGGAGTCATATCCAGCGATATCCCCAACCGCCTCTTCGATGTTCACCGGAGCTGCTGACGTGGAATCCTCCTGCAGGCCGCTGAAAAACATACACCACTCTCGACCGGTCGGACTCCCCTCATCCAGTTGTTCAATCTTGAAGGCGTACCCGTAGTGCCCACGACCCGATTGCACTCTCCCTTCCCATTCCGCGATTCGGCTAACACGCCAGTTGTTCCCGCCGTTCTCTGCTTCCATTACCGTCTTGATGCGGTCCCTGATCCACGTAATGAAAGGGTGGATCTGAGCAATCCCATCATAGTCAGTTGGCCATGGATCGTTTGAGCCACCGGCCTGCGTCGCGAAATAGTCGCCATCCGACGCCTGAATGATGAAGCGTTGGTCGTTGGACATGAACCCCATGTCGATCACTACGTTTGCCATTACCCAGTCCTGTTCGGAATTTCCTGCCGATTCAGAGGCCAACCGTAGAACGGGGCTGGCGCCCCATCCACCCAAGGGATAACAAGGCTGCGATGAAACTTCAGCGCACGCCCATGCGCAGAAGGGAAGGTTACCTGACGCTGCCAGTCCCTGACCCCCTGCATTGCTACAACCTCTGGGTCTGCATACCCCTTATCGAGCGCAGACCCAACCAGAACGAGAGATCGACGGTCAAAATCCCCATCCGTCCTGGGCTGGTCTTCCTGTGTCGAATTGGATTCGGGGACCAGTTGCAGAAGAGCCTGGTTGCCATCTGGATCTAACGTGTGAATGCCGTAGTAGTCGTCCGGCCTTCCGTCGAAGGTGGTGTCGAGATCATCAGGGGCAGTAACCCGGAGGCTGATTGTGACCTCTCGGTAAACGTCCCACGAGACCCGAGGCATCGCGATGTCGCCCGAAATGACAACACTGTTCGGAACTGTTGAGTCCTGGTCCGCAAGATACGCCCCGACGAAGGGCACCTCATGGTTGTAGACCATCACCATCCGGTTCGTTTCCTGTGAGGGGAAACCATCCATCGCGAGAACAGCGCCGCGAGCCTGTGGGGTCAGGGCCGGGTCCGGCATAAAATTCGCGGCATCCGTCGCGCTAATGTGAGGCTCTGAATTCGGTGGATCGAGATTGCTTCCCGCCCCGACATCGTAGGTCGTCGCGGAGCGGCCGCCATACAGACTATCCTCTTTCGTCCAGCGGGCCGCCGTCAAAGTTTCAGACACCGCAATGGAGCTGCCTCCGATTCCGGTAGTCTTAGCTTCCACCTCCAGTGTGGGCGGAAGATCTACATCGGTAGCGCTAACGGTTGGATGCACCGTCATCGAAGCCGCATAGGCCGTGCCGGCGCCCGGGTCGAGGTTGATGGCTGCCCTGATATTGTCAACGGTGTCCGCCGGGAGGGCTCCGATCTGCACGTTACCATCGACATCCGTGAGGCTGTCCTGGAGCGTGTAGGTCTTCCCATCGATCGTCAGGGTCTCACCGTCTACCGCATTGCCGAAAAACACAATTGAGTTGATGGCGGCAACATCTACACCACCTACATGATAATGGATGCCAAGGCCCCCACGAGCCAACGGGGTGGCATCATCCACACGATTGTGTTCCCGAAAGTAGGTGCCCAGCGTGCTCTGGTCAAACCAGAGAAGGTAGCCGTCTGCCCAGCTATCAGTCCCGTCGAGCCCGACCCACCAGAGAAACCATTCACGACCTGTCGGCGAACCTGCGTCGAGATGCTTGATAACGAATCCAAACGCCCTGTCGCCGCCATCGATCCACCTGAACAAGCGACTGACCTCCCAGTTTTGACCGCTGTTCTCGGCTTCAAGTGGAACCCTGATGCGATCGTAGAGGTCGATGAAGTAGTCGTCCTCCGTCCGGCGGTACAGGAATCCTTTGCCCCACGTCTGCATGTAGCGCGAGGTGTAATACCCCAAATCAACGTACTCGGTGGGCATCACTGCGTCCTGTTGAAGTCCTGCGGATATTTCGGCCAGCCATTGAATGGGGGAGACTGGCCCTCCACCCAAGGGGTAGCGATCTCTGGCATCACCTTTACAAGTAAGCCGTGAGCACATTCGAAGGTCGCATTGTGATCACCGCCCGGCTCTGGCCAGTCTGCCGCTGTTCCCGTAATCGCGATGATGTCTTCCTTGAAGTAGCCCTTGTGCTCATTCGTGTTCGCAATCTTAACCCGATCCCGGTCATAGGTTCCATCGACCCGGGGCTGATTGATGACATTGAAATCGTTGTGCCGGATGAACGTATTGAAGGCCCTGGAGTCACCGAACCTCTGGCTGATGGCCCATGCTCCAAGTGACTGATCACCGCCATCCCACTCCCGCCCCATTCGAGTCGTGTAGTGCATCCCCGCCTGGGTTCGAAGATCACCGGGGTCTTCGGCCACCAGGATATCGCCCAGCACGGCGCCAATCCTGACCTGCGCCGAGAGACGATAGTTCGAGTAGAATGCGATGAAGGGCTCGTCACCGTTGACCACCCAGCAGTGACGCCAATCCAAAGGGCTGCCGGACGTGACCCTGTTGTAGTCTGACCGAATGGTCCCCTGGAGGAACGGAACCTCCTGGGCTACGGGGTCTGGGAAAAACCCTGCCGGGTCCGTGTGAGGGTTCGTGCTGGGAGGATCGACATCAGCGCCTGCGCCTACGTCGTAGGTGTCAGAAAGCGCCGCGTAGTTGTAGTGATACCCAATGAACCCCTCAGAATTAATACCTCCAGAGACCCTGAAATAGTCACTGACGTCATCACTGAAGACGTCCTCCGGGGCGGCGCGACGGGCGCCAGTACCGATGTCCGGGCCGCCGTACACCACCAGAAACTCGTGGTCCGTGGCAGCCCCGGCACCATCCAGAAGACTGACAACGAAGCCGTAAGCGTAGTAATCCGTGGCCCCCTCCCACCTGAAGACTCGGCCGACCGACCAATCCTGACCGGCGTTTTGATTCTCCAGGACATACTTCCAGCGGTCACGCTGGTCGATCATGTAAGCATCCATCGCCGGAAGATCGGGCTCGTAGCCCGGCTCTCCGTTATCACGCGATAAATGTGTCACGAGATAGGAGTAGAACCCGCCGTCAATGCTAAGGTTTGGCATCAGGCACCCAACTTCAATCGCAAATACCCAGACGGCAGCCGGAGCTGCTGCCCGGCCAACGGTGATGTCGGACTCATTCGACCGAACCACAACAAGTTACCAGAACTGACAGCATCGAAAACCAGAAACGCGTTGGCCGAGGGCCACAGGTCCTCCGCGATCGGGAAATCGGCATCAGCGTTCTGATCGCTTCGGGCGCCCACGCCATCGGTAACTGCTGCCGCGAAACTGACACTGACCCGAGCGTACCCCGGCGACGACAGTTCGTTCGCGACAGCATCAGATTCGAGAAGAGTGAACGCTGCGACATCCGACAACGCGACAAACGTCGACGGTGAGGCAAATGCCGTTCCGGTGAGCACCAGGTCCATGAAAGCAGCGGCAGCGTAATTCGAGACGGTGCCCGAGATTCTGCAGCCCAGGTCCCCTGAAGGAATCGTGAACCCGGTGTCATCCACAATGGCATTGACCTGTCCGATCTCGCCCCAGAACAGGAGATTGCCTCCACTCGATGCATCGAATAGCCCCCAGGCGTCCGTAGACTCGGAGAGCGCGGGGTCAGCGGTGAACGTTGGTGCAGAATCAGACCTGCTGATCGCGCCTTCTGGTTCCAGCAGGGTTGCGGTCGCGAACGTGATCGTCTGACGAGAGTAGCCGGCTACCGTCACCTCGTTCCCAGTCAGGTCCGCCTCAGTTAGCGGGGTAGTTCCGTGGCCAACATTGAAGAGGGCCAGGTACAAAGTGCCTGGAGCCGTGTAAACCGCGCCGCCCACGATGTGGTCAAGGGCCTCCTGCGCGAGGTACTGAGAGATGCCGCCCATTGCCTAGACCCCGTGCTCATCGGAATGAAAGACCTCTTTCGACGTCTCGAACAGACGGATCTCCTGATCATCTGGAACCGAGTCCAACACAACGAGGCGCTCGATGTGGCCAGTCCATCCATCGACACCACCAGCAGCTCCAATGGTGATCCCGTCAGAACTAACAGCTTCTGCGGTGCCGGCACTCCACGTCGGGGACGCCGTTGACTCAACCCCATTGACCCTAAAGGACTGCGCGGGCGAAGCGTAATCATTGATCCCGATCAATGAGACTGCATAACCCTCACCGGATTCTCCGACAAGAGCCTTCGCCACCGAGCCGAATGAATCACCAGAGACTCTGCGACCACCTGCCCTCCAGTTAGGGACACCGCCGGGAAGATACTTGTCGAGAAGTATCCAAGAGCTACCTGCATCCGTCTCGGCCTGGTAGACGGTCTGGGTGTCGCCATCTTCTGTCGTGAGCGTAACCACCGACATCACAACCGATGCATCGACCCCGGAAAGCCATCCGAGGTTCTGGCAGTCAAGCCAGTCATCCGAAACGAACTCGACCGAAGGACGGCCATGGATGAGCGACCGAATCGGCCGATCTGCCGCTGTCGCCTGTCGGCCATCCGCCGTAGAGTCGCCACCCTGGTCGAGCCAACGGCCTACGGTTCCACCAAGAGAAGGAACTCCGCCAGTCCCGTTGTCGTTCAGAGCGAGACTGGACAGATCAGTGGCATCGTATTCGGCGACGAATGTGTCAGGCTCATAGCGCGTCTGAGCCTCTGAAGTGGCTTCCGCTGTGGTCGATGCTTTCGCGGGGGTAACAAACCCAGACCCAATATTTCCGTTGACGTACAGGAGGTCCACGAGGTCCGGGTGCCCCAGGTCTTCGGGGTCCTTCACGTACTCCTGCAGATAGCCTTTGGCTCGCTCGCGCATGTTTCGTGGCCAGATGAACTCGTCCAGGATCATGCCCTGGAAAAACCCATCCCACCGACCACCACTGCCGTCCTCATATCGACCGACAGTGACAAGCCCATGATGACCTCCAGCTTCGGTCGAAAGCGGAACTCCGGCAGTGCCGGTGGTGGCGATCGGGGTCTCCATGTTGTCGTAGTACAGTTCGGCCACTTCACCGTCGGACGTCACGACGATCACATGTTCACCGGTCACCGACGCCACGAACGCGGAGAGGCTGTAGAGCGGGCTCATCGAACTGTCATATGCTGTGAAGATCACGTCGCTGGCAAAGCCGTTGTACCGCAACACAAAGCTGCGACCATCGTTCTCGCCGGTGTCAATGAACACCGCCTGCGATAGCCCGACGCCATTGAACCCGAACGCGATCGAGAACCGGGCCGTCTCGGTGGGGGCCAGGAAAACGTCCGGTGTCGGGATTTCCAGCCACCGATTCGTGGCGCCGGAGTCGAAAATCAGTCCGCGATTCGCAAGATCAAAGGTCGGCGGGTCGGCTAACGACTGTTGAAGCGAGTTGCCCGCATTCGTGTCGTTGAGGACTTCGCGGACGTCGTCGGTGTCGCTAACCCCTGGTGTTCCGCCAACTGAAGGGGCCAGAAGACGCTGGTCGATCCGACCCGCATACGGTGCGGAATCATACATCAGTTCGTGAAGGTCCCAGAGAGGCCACCCCGTCGAGGAGATGATGGTGACCACGGGGTCAACGCGGTCCCTTGAGTCCACGACATACCCAGCATCGGCTGTAGTGTCCTGTGTGGGCTCCAGCGTGTCCTGGACAGCTACAGGACCATTGGCCTCAACAGCATCAGGACGGTCTAGTTCCGATGCCTGGGTGAACGCCTCGTGGTTAGTCGTGTCCTCGTCTCGGTCCTGGGTGTCCCGGAAGGCGAACAGGATCGATTCCTCTTCGATCGGTATAACGTCGGCCAACGTGATGTCGACCAGCTCCGAGAACCTCGGAGGTCCTGTATAAAACAGGCCGGCGGTGTCATAGATCCCCTCCGTCACCCAGTGCGCGAAACTGCCGCTCTGCGGGTGCCAGCCACGCATGATGAACAGTTCCGCCATCAGGAGACCTCTTCGAGGTCGACCAAGGTGCCTGGCGTTACAGGCTCGTACACATAGGAATTCTCAACCCCAGAGAGGATTCGACGGATAAGGACGGGATTCTCAAGGGTGTTGAAGCTTGGCGCACCCGCATAGAAGGTGCCGTCCAGGTCTAGCTCTTCGGCACGCCAATACACGTACTCTTCCCCGGCCGGGTCGTAGGCTCGATGAACAAAGATCGCCACAAATTCCTCCTACGGCGTAGTCTCGTCCAACTCAGCCAACGATGCAATCACTCAGGCCGGGTGACACGCATGACGGTGTAGGACCGCTCGCCGTCAAGAGCCTGCTTGATGCGCTCTACGGCGTCAGCATCGAAAGATCGAAACACGACCCCCTCTTCTGCGGGTTCGACCCACACAGTTGCCCTGTCGGCGTCGTAACGAGCCCTGAGCGCCAACCATGATGCAAGCACCCCCACGATGAAACAGATAGCTCCCACAGCGTAGATCATTCGGTATCGTCCTTGACCTCGTTGTCCCAACACCTGACATCGCCGTCATCGCGTCGAGCATCGCGCCCACACCCAGTATCAGCCACAGCTTTCTTCAGCTTGTCGCCGTCGCGTCTTACGATGTGTCGCTTACGTCCGAGTGAATATGTACCAGCGCGGACCTTGGCCTTACTAACGAACTCACCGCCACGATCATGATAGGGATTCGCTTCCAGCATCGCATCGATTCGATCGATTAGGCTCACTCTTCCTCCTCGATCGGCGGCGATGCAGAAACCGCTGCCAGTTCACGCAGCATCTCGACATCGTCAAGTTCCAGCATTCTGTCCAGAAGGGGGTTCTCCATCCCGAGACCCGCAAGGTGGACCTGATCCGACTCCAGTTGCTCACGAGCGTGGTCGCAAACCAGTTCACGGGTCCGCTGCATCAACCAATCAGCCGCATCGCTCTTCATGCAAGATCCTCGTAATGTACCCAGACATCGGAGTGCGCCAGCACCTCCAGACGACGCGCACGGAGTCTTTCGTTTCCGATCTGCGCGATCACGTTCTCGATGCTCGCACCCTCACCAGCTCGACGAAAGTACTTCCTGGCACCAGCGGGGCCATATTGCACTGACATGTCGAACGCAACCGCAAGCGCCCCCTGGCCGGTGAAGCCGTAATCACGCACGATGTCCAGGGCCGGCTCAAAGTAGGACGCCCTCGCGACGTCTCGCTGAGCACGACGAAACGTCTCCAGCCTTGAGGCCGCCTCCCATCTCGCGGGCCATGGATCCTTCCAGAGGTCTTCGCCGCCGACCTTCTGGACTCTGGGTCCCCGGCGCTCAAGCGTCTTCAGGCCAGAGGCCCCGGAGCGATTCAAGACGTCAATCAGTTCAGTCTCATCGGGCCAAAACACCGACGTGACATCCTTCGAGGAAATCTCGTTCGCGCGCTTCAGTACGAGGCCCAGGGAGCCACCGTCCTGCGTGAACTGGACGATGCCCCAACTCAACCCAATGTGGATTCCACCATGCGGACCATACCTCGAAGCCTTGTGCGGGCGATGGTCTGGCTGCTCAGCCCGTTCAGCGGGCCGGAGACGACGGCCTTCGGCATCCCGTTTCGGCCGGTCAAACCAACCCTCATATTCGGCATCGAGGTTCATGGCCGCGTAGGGGTCGCCCTGATAGCCCGCCTCGACCTCAACGGTTCGACCAATGATTAGATCGATCTCGATGTCATCGAGTTCCCGCCATTCCTTCTCAGGGTTCAGTTCATCCTGCAGCGCCCGAAGTGTCTCGGAGCCGACCTTCCCGTCGACCTTGAGGTCGTGATCGAACTGCCACTGCATCACCGCAGTAACGGTCTCCTCCCCCCAGAACCCGTCAACGCCAACATCAAGAGCCTTCTGGATCTGCATGGTGTCGCGCCGGCTGTGTCTGGCGCGATTCCAACCGACAGCTTCAAGAACCTCGTCTTGAGACACGTCAACCTTCCCTGGACGCTTGTCCGGTGTAAGTAATAGCCCCCAGGACTGCTTCAGCGCCCTCAGAAAGCCCTTCAAGACCTCCCGCGGGGTGAGTGGTCCCATGTCTGGCTGATCAGGCGGCAAGGAGCCCATGCTCCTGCAGGAGCGATTGCATTTCGGGATCGATGTCCTTGATCTTGGCGGCGTGGTTCTGGATCAGAATCCTTGCCGGCCCCGTGCACGCACGGGCGTACTTGTTGTCCGGTGGATCCTTTTCCCACGAAATGACGGTGCGTCGCGTCACTCCGACCTCTTCACCGAAGGCTTCCTGCGAAAGACCCATCGCCTTACGGACCGCCCACACAGTCTTCGGCGGCAGCGGGTCTTCCTCAATACCGTGAAAGTTCATTCGAACACTCTCCTGCGTCGTATAGAATTCCGCCGGGGCTTGCGGATTGGTGCATTATGTGCACATCGATCAGCACTGTCAACTGTCAGATCCATCCACAATAGAGCCTTCGATTGAATCAATGAGCGGCCGAATAGAAACGCCGAGGTGAATGCCCTGGCCCTCCGTGACCTCGACGACCTCGACCAACTTTTGACGCAACATCCTCGACTCTTCGCTCGCAGCGTGCAGCGTGACCTTCGTGACCCCCAGGTCATCCCGGACCTCAAGATACTTCTCCCGCCAAATGTCGACCTCCTCAGACAGTTCTTTGATGTCCTGCTTGAGCTGCACCACCTCCTCGCGCAACTCGGCACGAATCGTTGTGCCCTCGATAAGGTTCTGATCTACAGCCTTCGAGCGCCTGTCGATAACGAAGTCAACGAACTTCGTCACGAGAAACGTCAGGATGACCGCGACAATCGCAAGGGGCCCCTGCTCCGCGAACAATTGCGTCAATGTCGATATGTCTACTACAGCGAGGTACATTGTCCCCCCATTGTCAGGCCAATCGCAGAGCCAGACAACGCGGTAACCCCCACGAATGGTGCCTAAGAGTTACCGATCAGGCGATAGGTCTTGAAAACCTTGATGTTGCGATCACGCCCATGAGGCAAGATCTCGCCACCAAGCTGAATCACTTCGTGGAGGGTGATGTTGCAACGAATGATCCGCGGCGCGCCGCTCGGCCACCACTTCTCATAGACAACCGAGTAGTCCTTGATAATGCCGAAGAAATCTCGATCAATCTGCGAGAAGGTAGTGCCAATCTCACTTGCTGACCCGAGGCCCGCATCGATCGGAAAGTCTGACCTCGCGTTTCGGGTTGCCGACGATGTCACCGCGGGACCCAGATTCAGTGACTGAACCCCTGCCAACTCAGAAACGTTGGGCGCCCTCGATTCCGGCACCAGTTGGATCACGGGCGGGGGGTTCACTGGGATGTCTGCAGTCGGGCCATCGGCATACAGCGGGTTTGTGGCAGCAGTGAACCAGGCAGACACCTCATTGAGATCAAGGTCTCGAATCGTTCCCTGATCGGTGTCCGGCAGCACGGACTCCAGCGGCGTGTAAGCTGGGTCGTGGTCAGACGTGAACACGGACTCGAACTGCAACGACGGTGAGCCGTTCCCGGTCCACTGGTACAGCGAATGGGACAGCCCTGGCACATTGCGCTGCTGCCAGCCGATCTCGCCACGGGTGTACGTGACGGTCTCTGGCCAGTACTGCAACTGGATCGTCGGAAGATCCTCGGGCTGAATCCCGGGGACACCGCCGAGCGGACCAACAAGGCGCTCGCCGGAGTTCGGGTCCAGCGGGATGAGAAACATCCTCGCCAGATCGTTGTCCGTGCCTGGTGGCGCGGTCGCGAACTGGAGGAAATCTGCCATCCGTTATGCCACTTCGTAGGTGTTGCCGGTCTGGTTGGCCCCGATAGATGAGATGTAGGGCGGCGTTCCGCCACCCTGCTGAAACACCATCTCGGAGATCACGGAATCAGTGAAGTTCGAAGCGTCGATCGCCGCATCAGCGGCATACCCATCGAAATACCCACCGACCGCTACGAGCCGCGATGCAGTGCCGGAAAGCCCGCTGCGACCTGCATCTGCACCGGTGCTCTCACAGTTCAGGCCCCTCACAACGTTCTCCGAGCCGAACACCTCTACCGCATCACCGTCCGCGTGCTTGATGCTGATGTTCGAGATCGTTAATCCACTGGATGAAGGGAGGTCCAGCCCCTGCCAGGACACCGGAGAGTTGGGCGCGTTGATTGACACGTTCGCCACAGTGCCTCGATTCGCGAAGCTGATCTTGAAAGCTTCTGACGACGGGGCAGCAGCGCGGCCCTCGTACTCCGAGAGATCCATCACGACGTTCCCCACAGAGATGTCCTGGCTGTCCGCATCGATATGAATCGGAACCAACGAGAACACGTTGTCCATGATCACCCGGCCGTCGAGATCCACCGGAAGATCGGCCTCCAGAAAACGAGTGTTCGTGATGTGAATCGTGGTCACGTTATCGGCGCCCAAGGTGTCACTGACGATGTGAAGCGCCTGGGCGCTCGACGTGAAGCCGTCACCGAGATCGTCACCACCGAACGAGCAGCCGTCGATGAGGATCGCAAGCTCTGCGTTCGGAGCAGTGTTTTCGATCCAGATGCACGCAGCATCGGCATCGGAAGCCTGAGTGCCTACAGTGCTAGACCGGCACTGGAAATAACAGTCCCGGACCGTGAGGGCCCGCGTGGGCACACAGTCGATGACACGCCACAGAGCTTGTGAGCCCGTCATCTCGACCTCAACATTCGCGATCGTCACCTTCCTGGGGTTACCAGCGCTGGAGAACAGGACGATGTCGCCCTCGGTGCCATTCCCGACCGTGAAAAGAAGGTCTCGGAACACGACATCGCCACCATCGGGAAGGTCGAAAATGACCTTCGGGGAGACTGTCGGGTCATACCAGGTCCTGGATACCGAGACGCGCGCATCCCCGGCGCCCCGAACCACGATGCCGTCCGGCACTGGAATCGTTGCCTGTGCGTTCTCAATCCCTGAAGACGTCCCGAGGGTTGTCGTCCCGGTGACTACGATCTCTTTCGTACCGGTGAAGCCCGACTGATCGGCCATCCGAAGCGCGCCCTCCAACGAAGAGAAGCGAGCGTTGGCACTTGCGCCCACGGTGATGGGCGTCTTGCGCTCCAGATCGGTGATGAAGTCCTGCATCTCGATGATTCGAGTATTTAGCCCCGTACCACCGTCGTGCTCGACATATGCGAGGATCACAACATCCTCGTTGGAGCTGAACGTCACATCAGACGTCAAGTAGGCCACGAAGTCTTCTGCGTTCGGGTCCCAGGTGACGAAGAACTCCTCGACACCAGATGTGACCGGGAGAGCAAGATCTACTACAGCATCCTGCTCGTAGTAGCGATCAACAGCGCCAGCCACGGTGGGGCTCAACGCAGCGGTCCGAACCTTGAGAGCCGAGACATCGACGTTCGCACCGCCACTGGTCCCATCGGTGACCTCGCCACCCTCAAACACCGCTTTAGGATGCATGAGGTCCATAGCGGCCCCACCTCCGCGCAGCGCGTGATTCAGTCCAGCGACAAGCGACAACGTGGTTCCGACCGGAATATCGGCGAACCGGCCGCCATCAGCGGCATCCGTGATATCGAAGGACGCGTTGGCGTCTGAGAGGTTCCAGGAACCGAAGTCTGCCCCAAGACGAGCGGTGAACCCGCCGGCATCAGCCATCAGGAATCGCCCTGCGACGTCCATGTTGCCAGCAGCCACAGTCCCCGTGGGCCGGAAAATGTAGACCTCGACCTCATCGATGTCGAAATGCCCGGTCGCCGTCACGCCCGCGGTGAGGTCCGCGATGATGTCCAGCGACTGATCATCCGCATCCGACGTAATCTCGACGGCATACCCGAACTGCTCATAGGAGCCGAGATCAGCGTCAAGAATCGTCTCGTCGAAGTAAGCGCCCAGCGCTACTCGGAGGATGCCCCCATTGGTGACCGAAGCGGCCTTGGCTCTGAACCGCCAGAATACGATGTCATTTTCCAGGAGCTGTGGAAGCTCAATCCTTAGCTCGCCGGTGTCCGGCGAAGGCTGGGCACCAGAAGTATCCCCAAGCCTGGCGGCACGATCACCCTTATAAGAGTCACCGACGCCCACCATCGTGACATAGTCCGCCTGAGCGAACGGATAGCTGGACACACCAGCTCCGCCCAACTCAAAGCCGGCCAAGCCCTTCTCGAAATAGACATTTTGATGAACCGAAACCCAGCGTGAAGAATCCCCACCGGCGAGACCGAGCCATTCACCGGAACCATGATCGATATCGCCGTCACCAATTGCGCCCGCCGACGGCTTTCGAACGGTCCCGAGGGGCAGGGCCTGGTTGACCCAGGGGTTTGCCAGCTCCGCAGCATCAGCGACCCTGACCTCCGCGGTTGTCGCGACACCAACGCTGTAGTCAACGAACAAGAACACCCAGGCGCGAGTACCCGCGCTAACAGGTGTGAGGTCCAGGGTCGCCTCGGTGTCTTCGCGGTACTCAAACGCCTGCCCGAGGTTCTCGTCGAGGATCAGGGCAAGGGAGTCTCCGTACTCGGTGTCATGGCTCAGACGGACGATCTGGCCGCCGTCCGACGTCATTCTGAAACCATGGTGAACCCCTTTTCCGAGCACCGACATCATCTTGTCGATCGCCTCAGAGACATAAGGCTCCTCCCACCTGGTCTTCACCTTGGTGATGTCGATCGCCGACGTTACGTGAATCGTCATGAGTCCCTCATGGAGCCATAGGCACGTCGATGGCGACATCGATCGTGCGAGTGTTCGTTTTCAGAAAGCCATCGAAGGTGCAGTACACGATCATGTGATCCGCGACATCCACACCAGTTGCGAGCGCGTTATCGAAGATTCCGATCTCAAAGAACCTCGGGTTCGATCCGAAGCCATCGTCATTTTCTTCTGACGAATCGAGATGAGCAATGATCCTGAACTTCTGGTTCGCGCCGCCCGTGTAGATCACCTCCGTCGTCAGATCGATCGGAATGAGGCCGGAAGCATAGTCATACGGCGTGTACAGCCCGGGGTTCTCAATGATCTCCAGATCCGTGTTGGCCACGAACAGGTTCGGATCCTTCGGAACATCGATGCCTGAGACTGTCTGAAATCCACCCTCACCCCACTTCACGGAGTGGAAGATGCGATACCCATCATTGACGGCGATGTCGTCATACGTCGCCATGAAACGCGCCAGGTACTCTCTACCCAGATCTGTCAGTGCAGCTCGCAGTGCCATCCATGCTCCTTCGCGTCATTTTGTAGCACAGCGCCTGTGCAGAATCACCGGCCTACGTAATCGTCAACGTACCTTCGAGGAAGAATGCGCCTTCGTCCAGCGGCTCAACATCTGCCGGCGTCGTATCAAATCTAGTTCCACCAATCGCATCCGCCTCGGCCTCATCCAGGATGAAATCCTCACCGCTGAGCGAGAAACTGTCTCCGAACAGATCCACTGTCGCGACCTGGAACACGACGAACTCGGTAAGCCGGATGTGAATCGGCACATAGAGTCGCAGCTTCTCCTCGATGCGGTCAACGAGGTTCGTAACAACGGCGCCAGGTTCGGTGAGCACCTCATCGGGCTCAGCGACAATGCGATACACCGCCGCGGGCCGATAATCCCTGTTGCATAAGAACTGGGCCTGAGCCCGCAGGAAACCCGACCCCGCAACAGGAGCCCCATCGGAGATGACACAGACCTCGTCGATCGTGTAGTCGAGCAGAAAGGGACTCCCAGAATCAGCCACCGGGATCCTGCCATCCTCGGCGTAATACCAGGTCGTCCCATTGGACCCGACCAGAACGCCGTAGGGGTGCGCGGTGCCATTGACAATGTCCTTAACGGCGCCCCCGATCAGGGTGTCCCCAAACACGGGAATGTCTGAGGTCGACCAACTCGAACCCTGGTCGACGGACACAATGACTGTACCGTCATCTGCAGCAAGAACAATGAAATCACCGGCCGTCGCGCCCTGCCAGAAGCACGCGACCCAATCCTTCGAAAACCCCGTTGCAACCGAAGACCAGGTCGCGCCGTTGTCCGTTGTAATCCAGACCTGACTATTGTCGCCGACAAGGATGCCCTTTGCCGCATCAGTCGTCAGAAACGAGATGTCACGAAGGTCATCAGCGATACCACCGCCTAGCGCCGACGACTGGTCCGTCCATGTCGCCGTTGCGAAGTCCCCCACAGTACCCCATGCGGTGACCTCCAGAAGGGTGCCAGAGTCACCAACAACAAACGTCTGGTGCGCCGCGGAGTCCTCCATGGACGCGGCATTGAGGTCATTAGCTGTGGTTCCTGCCCCCGTAGCCAACATCGTGGTGCCGTCGTAATACGCCATCTCACCGCCGTACCCAACGGCGAGAATCGACAGAACCCCGCTACTCCCGTCGAAGGCCGCGACATCACGCCAACCAGAAGGAACCGAATGCGTAACCTCCGTCCACACCTCATTGTCATAAGACCAATACCAGACGCCCCCAGGGAGGGCCTGGCTGAGCCTGTCTTCGCCAACAACCCAGACTGTGACGTCTGACCCCGCCGTGGTGTCGAAATCGCCGTCGACGCCGTTCAGTTCGTCCTCGGTGAAGGGAAAGTCCGGGTCGGTTTCCCATGTCTGGCCGCCATCCACCGTGAAAGCCAAATACCCATCATCACCAGCCATCCACCCGACAAACGGCTCATCGGGGTCAAAGGCGCCAGAGCCGCCCTTGGGGTTGGCGGTCGAGGCCGGCTCCACCACATAGGCGTCATTCCAGGGAAGCCCCGCAATCGGGCTGTCAGATGGAATCCAGTCAGACGGCGTACCACCGTCCGTGAACTCGTCTGTGGTGATCTCGATATCGCCGGTCGTGTAGTCGACGGTGCCCGTCCCATCCCCCGTCAGCGCGCCAACTCCGTCGTCTGTCGCTGTCCTCGTGACTAGATCCTTGTCGGTCCACGTCACGACCAGCGATCCCGCGCTCATCGGCGGTCGGTCAGCCACAAGCGAGTACGGGCCCCTGCTCCCAGTCGACACGACCCCGGTATCTTCGGCCGTCACCGGCTCCGATAGGTTGACCTCCTCGATATAATGCGCGACGCCATCAGCATCGACGATCTGCCAGAAGCCCAGTGCCAACACCCGATCTAGTTCATCGGGGGTTACCTGGAAGCACCAGCGGTTCTCGGAGACCTCTACCGCAGGGCCAATCTCAATGGCAAAATCTGCGTCCGTCTGCAGATCAGCCGGAATGACATCGGCAGGCACCTGGTCGTAGAGGTGGCCGAAGAGCGGAATGTCAGTGAAGTACTTGCCAGACCCCTCTGGCAGCTCAAACGCATTCAACGGATCCGTTTCGAGCAGCGCGTTGTACCAGGCTTCCGAGATGCAATAGAGGCCGCTGACCTCGACGTCGAAGCCATAGATCGCACCAAGCAACTCGAAAAGACGCGTCGAGACCTTGAGGTCGCGGATCAGCCGGTGCCGATACAGGGCGCGCCGAGAGTAATCCGGCGGGTCAGCGCGATCGACAGTCGGAGCGAAGTTCGACGCCAGCCGAAACAGGATGTCCGGCGGCCTGACCTCCAGCGGCGACGTGATCTCGCGATTCGTCACGACATCCAATGTTGCCGCACCTACGGGGTCGGACTCCTCATCGTAGGCCCTGACCCTGGAGATCTGGAAGATGTCAAAACCATCAACCGAGGCGACCCAGCCGTCCTGTCTGAGGTTATCGGTATCAGGATCCGTCGAAGCCCCGAACATGATCTCGACGATCTCGGTCTGTGACGGGTCGACCGTCACACGCACCACACCGGCTCCGAGATCTTCAATGTCGATGAGCGTCAAGCTTTCTGAGTACTCCTGACCAGATCGGGCAGTTACAGGGTCGATCTGCTCGGGAAACCCCCAGGCGGTCTCCAGGATACGATCCAGTGCCTCAGCCGCTACTTCGAGATACCGCTCCAGATGGTTGTCATTCTCGGCGTCATCCTGCTTCTCACGCAGAGGGATCGAGCGACGCCACAACGCATCCTTTGACGTATGCGCGCGCCCGAAAGGCCCCGCCCCGAAGGGCCCGTAGCCGAAACCGTACTCAGCCACCTAGACTCCTGAACTACCAGCTCGACACAAGAAGGTCAGCCAACATCAGCTCAGACGCTGCTGTTGTAATGAGGACCAGCTTGTCGCCATGCGCCTGATCAACAACAATCGCCTCAGTGGGGTACCAGACCTGCTGGTTGGGCGACCCACTGAAATCCGTATTCTGCACCAGAGTGCGAATCTCTGTACCACCCTCGCGCGTCACTTCGAGCTGAAGTTCCCAGGTAGCAGCGTCTCCAGCCTCGATGACCAAGCGCTTGATCTCCAGCACGGACGCCTGAATGAAGCTGAGGTCGAAAATCCCGCCCTGCGTCATACCCAAATAGGTACGTAGCTCGCCCTGATCCTCCTCGGGCTCCACATCCGACTCCGCGTTGGTGAAATCGTTGCCGGCCGCCATGTTCAATTTGATTCGGCCCCACTGGGACATCTCATCCTCCTGTGTTTGCTAGAAGCTGCCGGGTCGGAAACGCGAGCACCTCGGCGAGCAACAGTTCAGTTGCACCTGTCGTCGTAACCAGGATGTTCTCGCCCGGGGCAAGGTCGAGATTCACAGCGTCGAACCGCTGCTTCGAGTCCTCCCCATCACTCGTCTGCGTCTCTGTCGCTGTAATCGGGTCTCCAGTCGAAGCCACACCGAACGACGAGCCCTCAACCGAAACGAGCGTAATGATTGCTCCAGAGACCGATACGAATCGGCCTTCGTCAGCCGAAAGGTCCACGTCAATCAGCGCCAGGAGGGCATCCGAAATCTGGGTGGCGGTTTGACCCGACGCGCTGTGCTGATAGTTCACGCCATCGATCGTGATAGTGTAGAGACCATCGGTACCGCCGGTGACCTCGAACGTCACCACCTGAGACTGCCCCTCGAAAAGCAAAGTCCGCGTCTGAACTGTGTCGGTGTGCTCGACCTCGATCTTCCAGGTCTGCGCATCCTTGAAGTCGACCATGATGCGGCGCACCGACATGAATCGACGATTCGTGAAACAAAAGGCGCCACCCTCATTCCGGTTCTTGTACCGGAAAACCACGCCTTCGATCTCGGGGCCGGTGGCAGGCGTCGCCCCGGTGAACTGGTTGCCGCCCTCGACCTCTTGCTGAATCAAGAACGGGACAATCGATGTGCTAGCCACGATAGCTCCTAGAACGTGTTGATGACCTCTACGGCCGCGTGCCAGACGATGATCTCCTGATCCGGGTCATACGGGCCCTCCTCGGGGTCCAGTCCCGCTCGAAGTTCGTACACCCTGTCACCGCCACCCTCCGCAACGAACGTAGCCTCGAACTGGACAGGTTGCTCCGACGTCACCGTCGTCGACGCCTTCAGAACATCCCCAGACGTCGCATCGTAGAACTCTACGTCTCCTGTCAGTTCGTCCTCCGATACCTGGACCTCAACCCGGAGGTTCAAGCTCATCGTTGCGTTCGCGATCTCATAGTCATCGGTACTGAGCCGAAACCTGCCGAGGAGTTGCAGGTCACTCCCTTGCACGCCCTTCTGAACGAAAGGGACCACGCTAATCAGCTTCTCCCCCGAATTGATTACCGTCGACGTCGTCGAGATCGCACCACCAAGAAGTACAAACCCGAGATGACGAATCCACAGGACATCGCCAAGGCGAGCCATGAACGCGTACGCCTTGTTGGTTGCCGGCAGTGCGCCAGACGTCTTGTATGGCGTCAACGGGTATTCGCCAGCAGGGCCCCTGACCAGGTCAACGTAGACCCAGTCGCCGTCCTCCATGGTGATTCCGGTATCGTCGTCCAGCGGAAGGATTCCGTTGTACCCGGAAGAACCGTGCCTGAACGTTACGGCCTGCGTCCAGTTCACCCGGCCGCTCTCCGAGAACGTGAAGGTGCCCCCGCCGAAGATGACCACGTTGCGGTCATCCCTGGAACTGAAATCGGCCTCGTCGAGACTGGCAGTCAGCGCAAGGAACTGATCGTACCACTCCAGTCGGTTCTGCTCTGGAATCGGGTGCTGGAGTTTTTCCGTGGCCGCCATCAGATCAGCTCCTTGCTGCCGTTAGAGAACTTGCGGAAGTAGACGATCACCGGCTCATTGACGATTTCTCGCTCACCAACGACCAGGTTGCCCTCCGCATCGATGAAGGCCGGCGAATTGTTGCTCGCCGTGAAATCCGTGATCTCGATGTTCACCGAGACAACCCTGCCAACCGAGCGAGCCTGATCATACAGGTCGTCCAGGTTCAACGCCGCACCGAAATCCAACGTCTTAATGAACGCCAACTCCACTGCCTCGTAGGCCGCCTTGATCTTGCTGGGCACCTCACCCGCCAGCGGCTCGAACACAATCTGAATCGTCGGCGCCACCAGAAACAGAGATCCATCAAGCACGCGAAACACAGCGGAGGGCTCAGTCCTGGACTGAAGATAGCTCTCCAGCGCACGAATCAAACCGACTGAAGGCGCCGCAAAAAATCCATCGGAGTCACGCACCAGGATGGGCACGGACACCAGGTTGGGACCACAGTCGTCTGCGAAAATCTCATCAAGGTGCGCCTCCATCGCGGCGACCTCGTCGATCGCATCGGTCCACGGGTCGACCAGGTCAGTCTCCAGCGCCACAACCGCCGTCTCGATGTTTGCCGTCTCCCCTTTCGCCATCGTGACCTGCGTCTGAACAGATGTCGCATTGGTCTCAACGTCCTCCGATGACTCGTCGACGTTCTCAGTCGACGTCTCGATGGCTGCTAGCTGACTCTTGATGGCCGCGAGCTGAGATTCGATCAGGGCCAGCGACGTCGTCAGCGTGCCCCTGGTTGGGTCTGTAAGGGCGTCAGGCCCGGTCCCGATGCCGTCAATCAGAGATTGGATCGAGTCAATCTCGCTGCTCGCGCTATTCACCGATGTCTGAGCGCCGTCGCGCTGACCTCGGATATCGTCCATCTCCGCCCGGATGTCACCGCCAGCCTCAGACAGCCCCAGGATCGTTGCAGCGAGATCGCTGATGATGTCGAGCGCGTCATCGACATCGGTCCGAACCTGACGGATCAGCGCAGCCTGCTCATCGACGACATCCTCGGCGTCGAAAAACAGCCCGCGCATCCTGCCCAGCGACTGCACCGAAAACAGGTCATTCTCGATAGCCGTAGCGACGACCGCAGTGGCAGCAGCGATCGCACCGAAGGTCGGATCCCGGAAGCGCGTAACGAGACCCGTGAAATCCGGCGGCGTTACCACCGCCCCATCAGAGTGCTCAGCAAGCGGAATTTTGGTTTTCACAACCACCGGGCTCTCGGGCTCACGGCCGCCACTCATCACACCGGTCGTCTCGTCGATCGTGATCGACACCGACTCTCCACCAGCCACCAGCCCCGGGGATGCCGCAGTGATCCTGCCCGGCTCAGGAATCGCCCCATCAATGCCGGCAGTCACCCGGTAGGTCACTGCGATCTCCGCGCCATCTGGAGGAACAGCTCCAACGGCACCGTCGCCGAACTCCAATTCGATCGGATCCCCGATATAACTGACCCGAAAAACATCTGTGTCGGTGTCCAGAAACGCATCGCTCTCCGCCCACTCCTCGTTGTCTACGAGAACCTCAAGAGACCTGAACGCCAGGTACTCGCCTTCGCGAACATCGAGCTGGAACCGCTGAAACCGCGTGCCGTCACTTCGGAAGGTCACCGACCGAGTTTCGACCTGCGAAAGGGGCACCGTCTTCGGACCCGTCTCCCCAGGACTGAACAGCACCTCCTCGGCAGCCTCGTAGGACAGCCCGTTGGACGCCGTGAAGCCCTGGCCTTCCTGGATCTGGACCGTATTGACCAGGACGTCCTGCAACGAAACTGAGACCTCACCAGACGCCGGAACAGCCCCCGGTGGGTTGTACGCGGAAAACCCGGAGATGCGCTGAACCGACCTGGCCTGCTGAGCGGTCTCCGAATAGGTCTCAGCGCCCTGGAGGTCCTGGAAAAAGTTAACGTTCTCAGAGAAGTACGCGATGACCTCAACGATCAGTGCTGTGAGGTCGTTCGTGAAATCGAGCTGAATCTCGGGGAACTTACGCGTTAACCGAGACTTAACCTCAGCAACTGCGGTCGTGAAATCCTTGCCGGCAAAAAGTCTTCTCGTCATCACGCACTCTCAGGCTGAGTCACTCCAACGGCACGGGCTACCGAGTAGGCCCTGCCCTGATACCGCCACACCAACTCCAGATCCAAGGTCGGCTTGGTTCCAGCAACGTTGACAAACCGCACATTGACCCGCTCGATCGACACGCGACGCTCGAACCGCGAAACCGCGAGCACAATGTCGCGACGCACGTTGGCCTTCAGGACGTCATTCTGGTTATCAAACACATACTCGGTAAGGTTGATCCCGTTCAGGTCGTTGTAGACCCGCTCACGCTTCTCCTGACTGAACAACTGGGTGAGCGCACTTGCAACAAGCTCGCCATCCTTCGCCTCGTCTGGCGCTCCCCCAAACAGGTTGAAGGGGTATCGGATCCCTCGATTCGGCATGCTTTATCCCGTCCTCGTCTTCGTGGACAGCATCGCCGGAGGCGGCGGCAGAGGCAACCCTGGAGGCTGAGAGTTGCTTGTCGGCATCGTCGGTGCAGCCGAAAGATGAACATGTCCGACGGCCCAGGAATGAAGCTGCTGAAGCCAGCCAAAAAGCAGATCCCCCTTCACCACAGGATGAGTCGCGCCAGGAGCTGACAGTTCGGTCTGCGAAGCCTCAGCGACGACCCTGGCCGCCTTGATCGTGGCCCTCACGCTGGCCTGAATATCGATACTCGTGGTCTGCATCTCTACCTTGGTGCCCGCACGATGCTGCACCAACACACTCCCTTGTGGGTCGATATCGATGATGTCCCCGGCCACCGTCTTAATCACGATGGAGTTATCGGACTCCAGTTCGACCTGACCGCCATTGGCGTGCCGAAACAGAATCGACTCATCCCCGTCGAGGTCCCGAAACCGCACGACATGACCCGCATGGGTCTTCCAGCCACGATCCTCGACCGTCTCGAACTCGGCCGGCTTTTCTCCGCTGGCATACCAGCCAGAAGGCGCATACCGCGGTGTCGATGTGTTGCCGTTCTCGAAACAGACCCAGACATTGTCACCGACCCTGGGGACATTCGACGAGCCTTTATCGGGCCCGGGGGTCCACGGTCCAGTCTGTGGATACGCCCAGTTCGGCAGCACATCCTGCCCGTCTGGAAGCCCCAGCGCGTCCACCCGCACGCGCACGCGGTCCTGACGCTGTGGATCCTCGTTGTCGACGACCTCGCCGGGGTACCAACCATACCATCGGCCAAAGTACTCCAGGCCCCGCTGACGAATTGCGTTAACGAGTTGATGAATCACGAAGAAACCTTCTTCACCTGAGTGTCAATGGCAGCATCAACAGCACGAGCTGTCGCAGTTTCAGCCTGTGGCGCCTGGCCCCGGGTATCCACGGTTCCCGGAGCCAACTCCTTGGAACGACCGTACGTCTTGCCCTCGATCTGCGTCGTGTAGCCCGACAGGTTCCCGACGTGGGTAACCTTCGACAGATGATACCTGCCACTGAAGAGACTGCTGACGCCTCGAACATCTGCCTCCTGGCCCGGCCGGATCAACGGGTTGCCTAACGTCTCCCACGTCGAAATCACGCCGCTGAGCCCCTCAGCCTGTTGCTTCACACTAACAACCTTCTCCTTCGCAGACGGGTCGTTAGATGCCAGAGGCATATAGATGCCTCGCTGGTCCTTGCGATATGGCTTTGACGAAGCAGGGATCTCCTGCGAGGAGCCGCCAGCAATTGCGTCAGCCGAAGATGCGGCCCCCGGGGGGATGTCATCGGCAACGCCAAAGGGGCGATGAAACGCGACGTTCAAATCCTTCTTGAGGGCCTCAAATGTCTGCCGTTGCTTCGTGTCCAGGTTCAGGTTCTGTGACTCAATCTTGGCCGCAGCTCGCCGAATCGTTGACTGCGAGTTCGTGTTTTGGAAGTTCAAGCAGGGGTAAACGCCCTCCGACAAGTTGACCTGACCGCGGAACTCAAACGCTGAGACAAACTTCTGAGCACCCGCCGCTTTGGCGCTGTAGATCACGATCCTGGAGCCGATCATGTAGAAATGCAAATTCGCGTGATCATGCACAAGCTGTTTGACGATATCGTAGTCCGACCCCTCCAAAACCTCGGTCAACGATCGACCGAGCTGCCGAACCACGGTCGGTTGAGTCGCCGGCATCGGCTGTAGCTCCCCTCGATCATCCAGGTAAAACAGCTTGGCGGCGTGACTATCCGCGATCTCCCGAAGTATCTGCAAGATCGTTCGGCCGTTGGTGTTGATCTTCCCCTCACGCCGACTCATGTACCAGGTGTTACCTATGGCCTGCAGCGTCATCGACACGAAATCCATCGACATGTCGACATTGATGACCTGCAGATTCGCTGCGAACTCCTCAGAAAGGAACCCGGTCTCACGACCTGAGTAACCAAGCTGAACCCTGGCAACCGTCGACTCCACAAACACATCCAAGTGATCTTCGACAAGAGCAAGCCATTGCTCGTAAGGCGCCTCGATCTGGATGCCGATCGTGTTGGCCATGATCGCGCCGCGACCGGCGTCTGTCCCCTCCCCGGTGGTCGTGACGGTCAACGCGGTGACATAGGGATAGTTCGACCCCTGAACGGGGGTGCCGCCACCGGCGCGACGAACATCGACACTCGATGTGCCAACGTTGTACTTGTTGCTCCAGTTCTTGAAGTCGAGCACCTTCCCGGACTTGGATTCCAGCCGACACTTCATCACCGGCGACATGAAGTTGAAGCTAGCCACTCAGGAACTCCTGCTCTCTGACCTGCTGAAGCATGGCGTTTGGGTCCGGGATGCGAAGGAAACGTCCAGGCCACATGTCCGAAATTGGGATCCTAATGTTGTTCGCCAGGGCAATGATCCACCACATCTCGTACTTGCCGTAGAACCGCTGGGCGATCTGCTCGGGACGCTCATCGCCCTGGACGCGATACAGGATGTCGCCGTCGCGCTCCTCGATGTCGGGCAGCCGCTCGAAACCACCCCAGGCAACCGTGCGGCCATCGTAGCGATCCAGCGCCTGGTTCTTCAACCACGACCCGCGCTTAATGGAGACGCCTTCCTCTTGAATCGTTGCCACGCCCTACCTCAGTCCAGTGCGGGTTGATTGATCGCCGGCGGCGTCGAGCGCCGTCGACTCTCCTTGAGATTCTCGTTCACCTTCTTCAGCTCCTCGGTCTGCTCGTCCGACTTCTTGGCCAGCGACTCGATCGGCTCCCCGAGCACAGCTTCAAGCAGGGCACCCGTAGCGCCGCCACCAGGCGTCGCAAGGGCGCCCGAGGCTGCTACCACCTTCGCGCTCTTCGCTACGCCCTCACGGCTCTTCCTGGCCGCCTCGTCGGTCAACCCGAGAGCATCAGTAACCCGGAACGACTCCAGGTCCATCGTCTGCAGCATCTTGCCGCCCGGAAGCGCCTTCACGAACCTTGAGAACATCGGTTTGTTCGCCAGTTCCTGCCACGGCTTGATCAGCCCGATGATGAAATCCTCCACGGCTCGCAGCATCTTCCCAAGGAACCCGTGAATGATGACGTGACTGAACGCGTCGAAGCTCACCTCCATCAGCGCAAGCACGGTGCTCCCCGACTTCATGAAGCCTTCCCAGAACTCGCCGGCCGCCTCTCTGGCGTCGCTGAAGATGCCCTTAATGTCCATGCCAATGTTGCCAAACATCCCCTTCATCGTCTCGGGGAACGCCGACCATTCATCGACCATGACCTCGATGTGCTCCTCAGTGACATCGAGCGTGTGCCGGTAGAATTCGCCGAGATCAAACACCAGGCCGTCCGGCATCAGTGCGTCGGTAATCTTTCCAGGGATGCCGATGAGAACACCATCCAACACTCGCGCAAACCCCTTGAACGCCTTCTCACCATACTTCGTGGCGTCGTTGACATCGCCCTCGATTACGGCCTTGATCGTGCCAAACGCGCCCTCGACGATGTCGGGACCCTGCTTGATGTACTCGTAGAAGACGATCAGGGGTCCCAGAATCTTACCCACCGTCTTCAGCCAGGGGCCCGCGGCCTTGGCGATACCCTTGAACGCCTTCCCTGCCGTCCCCGGAAGACCTTTCAGCGCTGCGCCGATTCTTGCCCCAAACCCGACCTTCTTTGATGCCGCCCCAGAAAGCCCCTCAAACGTTTTGCCCATCTGAGCGACGTCCTTGACCCCCTTCCCGACGTTCCAGGCGCCCTTACCGCCCCGCATGAGGCCCTTGCCGGCCAGCACAGCGCCTTTTGCGGCAACCTTGGCTGTACCCGTCGCCCCCGCCGTCATACCTCTTCCGGCAAGCCCGACCCCCTTTCCAGCGGTTCTCAGACCAGGAACCTTTTGCATCATCGAGCCGACCCCCCGAAGCCCAATTCCCCCAACAAACGAACCGGCGAGGATCTTGCCGGCGCCCGACAACTTGTCGGTGACCGAGGTATCGCTGGCAATCTCGTCACCCATGCGACCAAGCGCGCCCTTGATCCCTCCGATGATCGCCTCACCGATGCTGTGCCCGATCTTGCCGAGTGCGTTCTGAAGCTCGGAATCCCCCTTTACCTCATCGCCAGTGATCGCAACCCGGAGAACGTCGGCTACGAAATCAAACGCCTTAACCGAGTACTCCGCGAACTTCTCAGTGGCAATCGCCCCCATCTTTTCCCAGTTGACCTCATCCATCATCTCCGATGTCGCGTTGAGGCCCTCGACCAGGGCGGTACCCAGGATGCCAAGGATGTTGCCAGATTTTTTCATGATCGTCGGCAACTCGCCCTGGATCTTCTTAACAGCCTTGGGGATGTTCTCCTTCGCAAAGGCGACAACGTCCTTGGTGAACCCCTCGATGCCGCCTTCCCAGTGCTTGTCGATCGCTGCAAGCCCACCCACCGCGAGAGCAATCGGACCTGCGGGACCAAACGCTGCGAACAGCGATGTCATCGCACCGCCAAGACCCGACATCTTGACCGCGGCTGCTACGCCGAGAACCATCGGAGCCATCCCCATCAGCTCGAACCGGAGATCCTTCAGGGTCGACACCAGACCGTCACCAGACCCCTCGAACCCCAACTTCTCGGCCAACGTCCCAAACGCGTCCTTGAGTTTCTCGATCTTCTTGGAGTGCTTCGTCAGGAATGCGTCCAGTGATTTCGAGTTCGACAGGAAGTTGTCGATCGCAATCACAGCGCCCTGAAGGCCGCCCTGCTTGTAGGCCAGGAACGCCTGCGTGATCAGGCCCACGGCCCCGTCTTTCTTCGCACCAGCCTCCAGGGTCTCGTAAAGCTTACTGTGTGCAAGGCGCTGGTTGTCCAAGATCTGGTTCGCGATGCCCATCTTCGAGGACATCCTGAGCAGCCTGGTCTCGAACTTCTCGTTTGCGAAGCTGAACTTCTCCTGCATCGTCCGGTTGACCCGATACGCCTTCGACATCTCCTGCGACGCCCCCGCGGCGTTGCGGGTTTTGTCGGCGACCCGCTGAACCTCCTCGGCCACCTTCGGGTAGTTCGCCATCGACCACATCAGATCTTTGGACAGACCGCTGTGGGTGATGAAGAACTCGCGCTGCGACTCCGACATGTCCTTGAAGCGATCCGACATGAACGTCATGAAGTCGAGCGGAGAACTGTTCAACGCCGTCATCGCGGCATCGAAGTCCTGTGAGGCGACCCCCATCTTGGTCAGCATGTCCGGCAACTCACCAGCAGCACCCGTCGCCAGTTGGCGCATCTGGAAGCGCGCTTCAGTCAACTGCTGCGCCAGACCCTGCTGAGTCTGCACGACGTCACCCGACGCGATGCCTGTCTTGTGCAGCGCACCCGAGAGCAACACAGCCTCTTTAGCTGCCTGCGTGAACTGCTCAGGCGTCACATTCATGTTGAGGCGAGCGAAGTGATCATCGAGCTGCTGCGTGATCGCCGACATGTTCCCGAACACCTCGCGAGAGATCCCCATCTCCTTGGAGGTCGCCGTCATGGTGTCGAGGAAACCGGCGAGCTGGTCGTCGGTGAACCCATAGCTGTTGCGCAGCCCGTGCAACTCATTCGCCAGCGACTCAGTGCTGACACCGACAACGTCACTGAACTTGGCGAACTCCTTGAAATTCGAGAACCCGAGCTTCGAGACGTCGAGACCCGCCTTCTCCAGGGTGACGAACCCCTTCTGCAGCTCGTTGACGTCCATCTGAAGGTCAGCGAAGAACCCCGTCGCCTGTTTGATCTTCTTGGCGCTAACGTTGGTCGTCGCCCCAAGCTTCTCGGCACTGATCGAAGCGGAAAGGTACTGGGAGTCCAGGCTCGACGACAGATTGATGTTGCTCGCCGCAGCGTCCGCCAGGCTGTCCATCTTCTCGACGACCTTGTCGAGCTTGCGGACATCGACCGACTGCATCAGCTTCTCGAACGCATTCGACGAACCGATGTCGTCGAGGCTGCCGCCGATCTTGTCGAGGCTGCCCTTCATCGCGCCAATCGCCTTCTTGGCCCCCTTGTCGACGACCGGAAAGGCTACCCCCAGGTTAAGCCAGTTTTTATCGGCCACGGCGTTACCATCGCATCAGGAGGTGCACCGCCGTTTCCATGAGTCTGTGGTTGTCCGGCAGGCCCGATTCGTTCGCATCCTCAATGGGCACGAGGTAGACCGTATCATCCTCCTCGTCGCCCAGGTCAGCGTAGTAGCAATATCGCGCCGAATCGAGGATCAAAGCAACCTCTCCACCGAGCCCGTGCTCCTCGACAGCATCCCAGGCTGCACCATGTCTGGGGTGATCGACCAAGACAAGACGCAGCAGTCCGTCACCCATCGGGGCGACGTGAATGTTCTGAACGATAACAACAGGGTAGGGACGCCCAGACACCATGTCATCGAGCACATCCCACACGTAGTAAGACACGCGGCCTCTCTCATTTGCCGGTCAAAAACTTCCTGACAGCCTTCAGCTTCTGTACTTCGAGGTCCACCTCACGCTCGATCCTCGCCTTCGTGCGCTCGATCAAGCGGTTGCGGACCGACGTGGGCAGGTCCAGCACGGCCTCGTAGTCCATACCGGCCTCGACGACGAGGAAGTCGATACCGGACTGAATGGCGCCTAGTCGATGTCGACCTCCGTAGGGAAGAAAAAATTTGGGTCAGTCGGATGAATGACAGACTCGTTGATGTGACCACAACTGTCGCACTGGTACTCGACCTCGTTGTCGACTCCCGGCTCGTTCGTGTCGAGCTGGTTCCACAGGAAGATGCGAATCGCCGTGGGCAGCTCCCGAACGTACTTCACGGACTGATCGAGCGACAGTTCTCCGTCCCTCGGCTTGGACGACCGCCCCAGCGCGACCTCGTCGCGCACCAACTTGCCATCGATGTCCCGCGGTGGCTCCAGAACCCGATCCAGGCGAGCGATGATCGCTGCGCTCATCGGATCCAGGCCGGCCTTGATGAGGTCCATCATGCTCATCGCGCCCTTGACCTTGCGCGCCTGCTTGTGCCCGCGCGTGCGACCCTCTTCCTTGGCCCGGTAATAGTCGACGAGCCGGTTCAGGTATCCCGAGTCAGCCTGCGTCATCCAGTGCCACTTGAACGTCCAGGGCTTCCCTGTTCCCCACTTGTCGATGTCCAGTGACTCTCGACGGTCCTGCGGTGTCACCGCCTCCACGGGTTCGTAGACGTCGAGATTCGAAATGAAGAGCCCGTAGCTGCCCTGGACCTCGCACTTCGGGCAGGTCTCCGTGAAGGCGATCTTGTCGCCTACGCTTAGCTGCCGAATTCGCATGAGAAGGTAGCTGAAATCGCCAATGAGCATCGGGCCGCGAAGAATCTTCGCAACGTCCCTGGGCTCAGTGATATCCCCGATCGACTCGACACAACCGATCGCCATCTTCAGCAGGGACTCCGCCGTCGAGCCCTCGGTGTTCATGAGGAGCATGTCCTGCTTGCCGCTCATCTCCCGAATCACCACCTCTTTGACGAGCTGGTCGCCGACGAAAACGCCGCCAGGTAGCTCGACGGTCGCAAAAACATCACGACCACGCTCCTGAATCGACGACCGATCGATCGCCCCCAGCATGTGTTTTTCGAGAATCTGCTGAACCTGGTCGTCGTCCAGCATGTCAGTCGCTTCTCGTCGAGCCGTCTCCTCTGCAGGACCACGACGACGGATCTCAGCCTCCTGCTGAACTTCAGGCTGTGGCGCTTTGGCTTTGGCGGACTCGGACATGGGCCCCTCTTCGTTGAGATTGGCCGAGTATTTCACCGCCGCAATCGACTGTCAACGCACTGTGCAATTCGTGCTCAGAACTTCCGCTTCATCAGATGGGCAGGCCCATCATCGTCTCCCTCGTCGCCGTAACGGTTGATGAAGTCGTCGACACGAGTCCCAAGAGGAACCTGGTAGGCTGCCACGTTGGCCGTAGTCGTTGCTACGGCCTCCGTCAGCAACCCGCGCTCGGAGAACCCAAGGCCCTCCACAACGCGCTCCAGGGACGTGATGCGCCGCCCCTCGCGAATCGCAAACCGAAAACCATCGTCACCGTAGTAAAGAACCGCGTCACCGACCCTGGTGCGACAGCCATCACCGACAGCACGCGTTTCGATCTCGAAGCCCTCGTCCTCAACGAGTCGCAAAAACCGCTGAATCGTCATCATGTCCAACCTCTCGAAATCGGGAACGGTCCCGGGTTGATCTCCGACACGAACTCAACATCGAGTTCCAGCTCCTGCAGCGTAATGCCCTCGTCGTTGGCATCGAACGTTCCGGCAGGCTGGTATCGGACCGGGATGGCGTCCCACAACGTCCAAATCCTCGCATAGAGGTCGACGTCGAGACCAGCCGCATCCGCGACGGTTGCCACACCGTCGCCAATGGCCCCTGCGGCGCCGAGACCCAGGGATGTGGCCACTATGGCCCCGAGGTCCCCAAAGCGCGCTAGCGTACCGTCATCGCCTCTCAGCATACGATGCATCTGCACCAACAGAAGAGTTCGACGAAACGCGCCACGACCATAGATCGCCTGGCGAATCCACGAATAGAACTCCTGGTCACCTGTCAGAACACCGCGCGTCAACGTCACGTTGGAGATCGACGCCTCCTTGGCGACACTCACAGGAAACGGGGAGTTGCCAGGACGGATCTGCGTCACCTCGACGTTGATCGTCGGAGCCGAGACCGTTTGAAAGCCGAGCTGGGGGCTCAGAGCAAGAAGCGGGAGATCAAGAGCCCCCCGCGAAAGCGTCACGTCAAGGACGTGGAACCTGAAATTCTGAAAATAGTTATCAGTCAGCGGCCGGGCCACCGTGCCTCCTCAGATCACTGAGGATCCGGTACCTGCGGGACCGGAAGGTCGCCCACCTCGTTGATGGTGAACCTCTCGTAGGCAACCGTGACCTCAGCAAGGCTGATGTCGTCAGCATTCGCATCGAGGTCGGCCGCCGGCTTCACCGTGAGTGGGAACGCCTCGAACACCTCGACGGTACGCGCGAGCGTCGAATCGAATCCGGTCAGCTCATCGGTGCCAGAGCCATCGGGCTTCGCGGGATGCGCGACCTGGTCCCACTGAGCAATCGTGAGGTCAGCGCGGTACTGGTAGCCCTCGAAGTAGCGGATGATCCAGTCGAAGAACCTGGTGTCGCGACGCACAACACCACGCATCATCGTGATGTCAGTGAATGTCGGGATACCCGGCTGTTTCTTGGTGAAGACGTTGATCCCGTCTCGGTACTCCGCAGGGTTGACGCTGACCTCGGGGTAACTCACCGACTGGAAGCCAGCAACGCTCGCCTCACCGCTACCACCACCACTGCCGGCCTCGAACCGAAGGGGATCAAAGCCATCGTCAGCATTGCCGACCGCACCACCCAATGAGGCGGTGACGTGGAACCGGAAGTTTTGCAGGTAATCTTCGCTCGCAGCGCGTGCCATTTCGTTCTCCTACAGGGTTCTCTGCGTGCCCACGGTTCCGCCACTGAACGGCCAGGCGACCCGGTTCACGATGTCGCCGAAGGTCCGACTGATGCTGTGGGGTTCCACCAGTCCTTTTGCGATCGACAACATCCCGTTGATCGCCTCACTTACAGCCATAATCTTGCCCGAGGACTCATACTCAGACAACCCCGAGTGTGCCAACGGACTGTTCAAGATCCCGTCGGTGAGCACGACAAGATCTTCCATGGTCCGCACCGAGGCCGGCGACAGTGTCCGCATCGCAGGATGGTAATCACCACCACGAGTCAGTCGCCTCATGTCGAGCATGTAGCCCGGCTCAACAGCAATAGCCGGCGCCGAATGCTGTCTGGGATAGGTCCGGCCATGCAGCATCCGAAGGAAGCCCTTGTACTCATCCTCTGACATCTGCTGGTGACCAGCCAGTGCAACCGCCACCGGACCCATGAACGACTGTGACATCGGATACATGTCTCGCGGAAAGGCGACAAGCCAGCCGCCAGGGGCGGCCGAAGACACCGGGCTATCATCCGCGATGCCCTGACGCATATCCGTCGTGCGGCCCTTGAGCGGAAGCGCCATCGCCTCTTCGAGGCCCCCGATGAGGTCGTCGAGATCCTCTTTGTGGGCCAAACGCTTCGGAAACGGCTTCCCCTTCTTGGCTGTCCGAAGAATCATATCGATGCTGTGGGACGAAACGCCTTTCCGAAGCAGTTCCTTGATGGAAACCATCAGCGCCTTGGTGTCCGCACCACGAGCAACCTGATTCCAGAGCACTTCCTTCGTGTCCACGACGGAAATGCCCGTCTGGGGCCGCTCCCGTTTCAGACGAGCGACCTCGCCCTTACTAAGCCCCAGAATACCTTCAGTGAGATCCATCAGCTACCTCAGACGGTGATCTGTCGATGACGAAGACGGATGAACTCGCCAGGAGTGTTGGTCGCGACGCCGTAGTCGACGATGAGCTGACCGGCCTGGATCGTCTCTGGCGGGTTGTTCGACCGATCGACGGTAACGAAGAACGCCTCGCGCTCCGTGTCGCCAGCATAGATACCCTTGCGGAACTGGCGTCGCAGGAAGTTTCGGATCTGCTGGCCGACCGGAACGAAGAGTGACGGCCCGATGTTTTCGAAGACCGCCCACCACAGCGACCTGGCGACGCTCACCGACGTGAAATCGATGGTGCGGCGCTTGACGATGTAGCGGTACTCCCCGTCCACTTCGAGCGTCCTGACACCCCAGACCGCACGTGGCTGGTTCGGGGGCTGCCATAGTGCGTTGACATGAGCCGAGGTGAGGCGACCCACATCCTCTTCCTTGAGGTTGCCGTCCTTGAACCCGAGCATGTTGCGGATCGAGCCGTCCCGGATACCTGCCGGCGATTTGCCGACACTACGATTCCGGTCCGTGCGCGCCCACACGCCCGAGACGTGCCCGTGCGGAGGCACGGCGACGGTGTTCCCTGTGATCGGATCTTCGATGTTGATCCAGGGGTGGTACATCGCACCGCGATTCGACAGGCTCGCAAGGACATCGCGCTTGTACGTGATGGCCTGCGAAACGCTCGCGCCTTCGGGCGGAGCAAGCAGGACCATAGAATCCTGACGCTTGCTCGACTCGACGTAGGTGAGCTGGGCTTCCTCAGCAATGGGGTCGCCAGCGAAATCCGGCGTCACCATGATGAGAATTTCATCGACCTTGTTGAAGGCGTAGATGCCCTGCTCCGTCGCACTCAAAGCGATGTCGGTGACCTCCGAGCGTGTGATCGCGGCACCGTCGGACCCGCCTGTGTAGTCTGCTGCCACCGTGAGCGACGACGGTGTGAACGTGTACGCAGCATCAACCGTCGTCGCATTGTCCGGTGCGTCCGAGGGCGTGAACTGCAGAAGCCCGGTCTCGTAGTCGACACCGGCCGCGACGCCAGTGTTGACATCGCCCGTCAGGGACCCCTGAGAATCGTCGGTGATCGTCTTGGTGTCACCACCGCTCGTGTACGTGATTTCGAGCGTGCCTGGCGCAAGTTCGCCGCCGCCGAGAGGAAGGACCGTTGTGATTGCGTCCGCCGAACCCGTTCCAGTGTCGACGAGAAGGCTGCTTTTCGTGCCACCCTGGATGGCCGTCGGGATCTCATCCGACAGCGGCGAGAGCATTTCGACAAGGTCCGACCCAAGGAACGGATCGTTGACGACCTGGGCGATATGCTTGGCGTCCGTGAGGTCATCGAGCACGATGAAGGTGAAGGTCTCACGCGTCTGCTGGTTGCCCTCGGCATCGGTCTCGAACAGCGTGACCGTGTACTGCGAGTACAGACCTGTAGTCTTGTCGAGAAAGTTCTCGTTGACCGCGATCTCCAGTTGGAGATCGTCACCGGACTCGCCGGGATTCTTCGCCTGTGTGGGGTGAATCTCAGCGTCGTAGTCGATCCAGTACAGCAAGCCTGCGGTATCGAAAGCGATGCTGGTCGCTGTGATCGCGCCGGTCTCGTAGTCCACGGTGCCAGCCGTCACGAGATCCCCCGTGAGAGCCCCTGCGCCATCGTCAACCGCCTCCAGCGGGTCGAACGCAAAGTAGGTCACCGTGATGAGCCCATCCACCTCTACGGCATTGGCACCGACATCGAGGTAGAATTCTCCAGTCTCCAGATCGACATCTCCAGTCGCATCGCCAGTGATGCTGCCCAGGGAGCCGACCGTGGCAGTCCGAGACGTAGATCCCTGGTCAGTCCAGGAGAACTCGATCGAATAGTAGACAGGCCATCTCTCGTCGAGAGACCCGTGATACACCCTCTGATTGTCTCGCTGTGTACCTGCGATCTCGCTCTGGAGAGCCCCAGCCACTGCGGAGTTGTAGTCCGCAGTGATCGGTGTCGCATTCTCGGTAGCACCACTCGCAGTGAACGAGTAGTCGCCGGTGGTGTAGTCGATCGTCCCTGTTCCATCACCAGTCAGGTTCCCAGAACCATCATCGAAGACAGAAGCCGGGGTCGCCCCGGAGAGCAAGAAGTCGATGGTCACGCCACTGGGCTCCACCGGGACGTTGTCCAGAGTCCCTGTGAATGGTCCCGTCGTAGTGTCCGTGGTCCCCTGCGCCTCGCCCGTAATCGCTTCAGTGTGGTTGAGGAACAACCGAACCGACCCCGGCGAAAGGTTTTCCTCGGCGACCGAGAAATCGAGGCTGTCCGTACCGCCAGACCCAGCAGTGAACTCGCCAGTGGCTTCAGCAAGAACCTCTTTGAGGAAGGCCGCTTGAGACTGGTCCGCCCCATCACCGACGACGCGGTTGATGTATGCGTTCTGCCCGCCGTTCGCGAAGTAGTTGGCGAGCGTTGTCGGCCCCAGGGACTTCTCGGTGAAGTCCCCAAAGACACGAAACGCCTCACTCAACGAGGTGACGAGGATCGGCTCCTCGACCGGACCCTTCTTGAAGAACGCGGTGAGAGCGAGATTCGCGGTCGTGACTCCCTGCACGACCTGCGTCTGGGTCTCGACCTCTTCACGATAGACGCCGGGATAACTCAACTGTGGCACGGCTAGCTCCTGTCTGCGCTCTGGCCTGATCGCCTCTAGTGATACGACGAATCAGAACCAGAATCTAGTTCGATTCATTGTCGAGAAGAGTCTCGATGTCGTCGAGAGATCCTTCACCGACTCCGTGGACTTCCAGCAGGCTGGAGAGCCCATCTGACTGCACTTTCTCGCTGAGTCGATCGAGCGTCCCGAACCCCGCGTCAACAAGTGCAGCAACGAGTGAGGACCGAAGGCCAGTGTCCCCCAGGGGGACCCCTTCTGCCTCGGCCTCCTCGCCCGGCTCCTCTGGCTCGGGGTCGGCCTCCTCGTCCGGCTCCTCTGGCTCGGGGTCGGTCTCCTCGTCAGGCTCCTCTGGCTCCTCCTCCTCCGGCTCGGTCTCCTCAGCCTCTTCAGGTTCAGGCACATCGACCATGACCGACTGCAGCTTTCTTGCGGCAACCAGCCGTTTGAACTTGGAGTCCCTCTGGAGTTCGACCGGGTCACTGCCCTTCGGCAACGACACCACCCGACCATCCTTGAGAGTGACCAGTTCGGGCTTGCCACTCACGACCACCCATCGTTCGACCTTCATGTTTCCTCCGTGATCTGCCTGATGTTGAGTTGCGGCTCACTGGTCAGCGCGATCACCTCGACCTCATCGTAGTCGTCAATCTCCGCCTGGAGGCGGTAGGTCATCATGTAGCCGTAGAACCGATTCAGCGTATCGATGTACTGGGACGTCTCCATGATCGCGTCCCTGAAAATGTTGAAGTAGCTGACGTCCCCCAGAGAATCGTACACCGGAACGAACGTCTGGTGACGAAGCCTTTTCGAGACATACCTGCGGAGTGTCTGCGCCTCCAGGGCGCGGCGCGCGCGAACCTCGATATCGTACGTGAAGATGTACGGGTCAGCATGCTCGCGCTGCTTGTACGCCGTCCAGCCCACCCGCCCGTCCTTCAACTCAACGCGATCACCATTGTTTGACGGGATCCGATACTTGTGCCCCGTGAGATGCGAGTGGTGTCGGGTGGGGTCGAAATCTATTGAGGAACGATGAACCCTGATGCCTGGCACCAGGTAGCGGTTGTAGGACTCCTCCGGCGTATTCATAATGACCGGAACACGACCATCAACGCCCGACCCGGTCACGCCCGGAACATCTGCCTGGCGTCGCGGGGCCTTGAACTTGCAGTTCGGGTCATCGCTCGGATCACGGGCCTGGTCACCATCAGGCGTTTCGATCCCGAAACCGAGGTCTGGGTCTGGGCTATAGTTCGGCCCAACAGCATCACCCCCGGCGGAGGGGATGAAGTCCGCGCCAAGACACTCCAGAATCGCGCGATCGAAATGCGCGATATCCAAATACCCCTTCTGTTCTTCCGCAGCTTCCAAGCTGTTACCTGATCCCGTTGATCGAACCGTCCTCTGCGTACTTGCGCATCATCGCGCCGAGGCTGATCGACTGGGCCGCTGCGACCCAGTCGGAATACATTTGGTCAGGGACCGTATCTACGGCGTCAGGGTATGGGGGCAGAAGCCCCATCGCCTCAGCCTCGCTGACGACGTCGGCCAAAACTTCAACCGCATCATCCTCGTCCATGCTGTAGTCAGACAGCATGGACTCAATAGCCTTCCCGACGTACTCCTCGAACGCCTGCTCGCCTGGAGCATCAGTCGTACGCTGAACGTCGAACGCATCGTTGCGGCCCATCAGCGAGCCATCGAGATACGCGTTGAGCCGTCGCAGGTACTTGTTGACGGCCTGGACGTCGAAAACGGGGTTCTCGACGCCTACGCCTGCGGTTTCCAGCATGTGATCTCGCATCATCGCCTCATACGGCCGTGGTCTGGACCATCATAACCGCGAACTCCTCGTTGGCCTTCAGCCACTCGGGAGACCTCGTCTCGAACGCCGGAGCATCCAACGTCAACTTGGCCTCGAACATCGCAGTCATTACCTCTTCCTGAATCGCCGGCAATCGATCTCGAATCAAGCGCCGAAGAGCTGGACGCCACATCGGCTGGCCATTGTCTCCCAGACCGAACTCGCCTCGGAGCATGTTAAACCGGATGTCGTCCACAAACCACGTCCGAGTAGATGCCGGCACTGGCGCCGCACCAAGATCCCGAATCTCCTCGTCATTCCTGATCGCCACGACCTCCATCTCATCGGACGTCGTGTCCCTGACATAGAAATACCCCTCCTCGGGCGAATCAAACACGGCGGGCAGCTTATCGTAAACCCAAGGGTTCGCCGCCATCATCTGACGATGCAGAGCCTCCTCGTCAGACCCAGACGCAAGAAGGAGCTTGTCCGACATCGCGGCAAGCTCCTCCTGGTACGGCTTCGGCTCAAGACTGACACCGAAAAACTGATGGCGACCGTCGCTCACCTTGATCAGGTGCAAGAGTTCGCCCTGAGCGCCGAGTTCTTCGGCAAACTCTGCGGCAAGCCGCTGAACGACGTAGATCTGAACCTGGTCGAAGTTGTCAGAAGCCCACTCAATGCGCTCCCAACCCTCCCTCCAGCTCTTCGGGTGCCGGGCCACTTAGCCCGACAGGGATCCCGAGAGGTACTGGATGTTCTTGAACAGGTCACTGTTCTCGGAGATCGGACCGCCCTCGCCATCACCGGTGGGCTGACCGCCCTGGTTCGACTCGATGACCGGCTGGCCGCCCTCGGAGAGGACAGACGCGACCGCAGAATCGAACTCCGACTCGAACATCGTCAGCGACTCGAAGTTTGCCGGGCTGATGCCCTGCGCCTTCAGAGACTCCATGACGGCCGCAACACGAGCTTGCGGCGCAAGCTGGGCCAGAAGGCCCTTGGCAGTCACGTAACACTCCGTAACGCGACGAAGCGTCTCACGGTGCTCGTCGAGTTGACCCTCCAGGTACTCGACGTGCTCTTCGAGAGAGTCGACGTAGTCCGGGTTGATCTCGATGCCCTCACCCATCGCGGCCTCATACTCGCCATCGTCGGTCGAGTAGTCGTGCGAGGGCGCGTTGCCCTTCATCGAGGACATCGCGCGCGACATCGACTTCATCGCGCGCTCCATGTCCATGTAGTCCTCGTTGTCCATGCCGTCCATCTCGGTCTTCATCGAGGACATCGCGCGCGACATGTACTTCATCGCACGATCCATTTCCCCCATGTCCCCCATGCCAGCCGCCTCCTGCAAACGGGTCACACCCGTTTTCAGTGAAGGAAGGGCCGGGTTGAGGTCGTCGACGGACTCCATGTAGCGCACAGCGCGCTCGATTGATCGGAGTTCTCGGTTCATCACTTCTCCTGATGGATAGCGTTGGTCCTACCCGTGATCTCTATCACACCTGCAGCCTCAGATTCACCCAGGAACTGCTGATGCACGTCTCGGTGCTCATCACAGGCTCCAAGGATCATGCCGACCCGAACAAAATGCAACCCGAGTTCAGCACCTTCTCCACAAATCCAGCACAGGTGTGGCCAAAGATCTCTGGAGACCGGCCCTGCGTACTCCGGCAGACCCTTGTGAAAGCCACAAGAGAAGCGCCCGCACGACTCTTCTCCTCGATCATGAGAGCGCTGCATGTGGGGGCATGATGCGCAAATGAAATTGTACCCCAGACGCACCAGTTCAGCGCCTTTCTGTGCCGATGCATTCATGACTCGTTCCCTGCACCCGGGTGCAGCCGTTCCTCGGAGTCCTGGGGCCAAACCAGATGACCCAGCGGGAAGTACACCAAGCAAACCCACAACGGGTTGAGGTCTCCGACAAGAAAAATGTCTGCCAAGACAGTCCCAGCCAGCACAACCGGGATGAACACCCACGACCACTGGAAATACCGACCACCCTTCCGATGCCAGAACAGGTGAGCCATCATGAACATCACGAAGGCCGGCAGCGTCTGCCAGCCCCACGCCAGATCCCGAGCAACCTCCGAGATCGTGTCGCCATCCTCGGAGGTGAGCGCTGGAATCAAATCGTACCCCAGGATCCCCACGATCCAGACAGCGATCACGACATACGAGACCTTTTTCCAGTTAACATCAGGCATTTGGGTCATCCTCCGAGTAGCAGTAAAACGTCGCGGTCGCGAACTCCCCCCCAAGCGGCCTGTCATCCACCAGGCTGACCACAATCTGCATCCCGGCAGAGGAGTAGAGAGGGATCGACGCCTGATAATTCCACGGGAACGTCAGAACATCGTTCCGCATGTCCCGGTGTTCGTTGGGGCTATCGTTCGATGTGGCCGGAAGGATCGGATAGACACCATTCGACTCCGAGAGAAAATTATGGATCGACTTGTAGCGACTCGGTGTCGTTGCGTAGATCAAAGTCTGGGGATCAGGGCCGTAGTCTCCATTCGCGAAACCATCAGGATCGATTGCAGCGGCATAGCCGAAAAACTCGAACTGAACGGTGTCCCGCATACTGACATTACGGCTGAACTGGACCTCTGCGGACTTGATGCGCAGCACTTTTCCGGGGTCAGGCTTGATGATGAACTTGGAGACCGTGGCGTAATGGTACGTGACCTCCAGCGTGGCCCCGCTCGGTACGTTGGGGTTCATCGTCAGGACGCCAGCGGCATAATCTATGCTCCAGTCGCCTTCTCCTGTATCGATGTCCTGCATCGGCACAGGGGTACCGTCAACCTTAACCTCCACCGCGTAGGAGTGCCCGCCACCATCCAGCAGGAAGTCCTCCATGAAGAGCTTGCCATGAGTGGAATCGATCACATCAGAGTTGGCGAGCTGAAACTGTTTGCCGTCTGGGTCAAGAGGTGTTGGGACCTCATCCACCACGCGCACCGAAGACTGGTACCACGTCGTAGGGTCTGTCCAGAGGTGAGAAATAAAATTCGTGCGACTCCCCTCAGCGGGGAACACGTTGACGCCCAGTTTCGAGGCGCCTGTAGGGTCAGCAGTGATCGAGCGAATATCGACCGGAGCCGGGACAGGCTCATCAGGACTGCCATCATGGGCAGCCACAATACCGTCAAGAATGGATTCATCAGAGCTGTCAAGCGACGCTTTGAACGTCACCGTGACGTCATCTCCAGCGACAGAGACACCCCGTAGGGCCACGACGATATCGGAGGCCCGAACTTCCTCATCGAGACGCCCGGCATTGACCCCATTCGAGAAGTCGCCCGCCAACGAGTAGACGTAAGGGGTATCAGCCATTCATCGCTCCAGCACAGTGAGAGTTCTTCCTTCGAATTGACCGGTATTCCCAGCACTCACACGCCAGCGGACATCAACTACGTCTCCCGCAGTCGCCCCAACGCTAAGACATGTGATCGCCACCGTGCCCTGCACATCATCATTGACGGGGCCGCCTCCGGGGGCGCTCATTCCACGCTCAGTATCGGCGATCTGCACACCATTGATGTAGAGCGAGACATACAGAACTTCATCGGCCTCTGTGGAGGCAAACCCGCTGAAATACAGCATATAGTCAGCAGAGTTCGAAACCGTGATCGACATGCCCGGCACCACGACATCCGTCGTCGAAGTCTCAGTGACGATGCTTGATGCCGAAACCTGTTGATCGTCCTTCGCTGGTGCCGCAATGCTGACATCCGCCTGACCGCTTCCAGCATCCGAGACGCTGACCAGATCGCCCGTGAAGTTCAGCGTGTCGTGAGGCCCGCCGCCAATCGCTGCGCCCTCGTCCTCGACGTTGACACTGGAGCCTGCGCCGGTATCACCTTTCTCGCCCTTCTGTCCCCGTGTCGACGTAATGGTGATACCCGAACCTTCCGCCCGACTCTGGACATTCGAGCCTCCAAGGGTCCGCATCTGGATCTTCACCTGAGCCGAAGCAGACAGATCAAGAGCAACGACAACCGACGCGTTATTGTCACCCTCAGAGCCATTACGGTTGTACATCGGGACTGTCGCTCCCGAGACGACATTGTAGCCTCCACCCGTGTCGACGAGCAGCCGTAGTTCAGAGTCACTACGGTCGCCACCGCTTGTCTTCTCAGTGCTTCCGTATGCCGCGATGACATAGACGCCGGGGTTCTCGACCGTGATGTCGGCAGACGGTGCGCTGAATGTGAATGATCCCGATGTCTCGTGGTTGACAACGGTCAACGGAATATCAGTCCAACCACCGTCAAGCGAAACGCCTCCCACAGTATCGACCGCGTTAAACGTATCATTGGGAACCGCCACGCCGGGGCGCAAGAACCACGAGCTGCCGTCGTAGATCCAGTGCGACCCGTCATCAAGCTGGATTGCCTCGTCACCCTCCTGCACGCTCAGCGCGGTTCTCGCAGCGGCGTCTGCGACGACGTAGACTTCGGGGAGCGCAACAGCGGGAATCTGAGCGGCAGGCACCTTCGCGCCGGCGTCCAGCGTCGCGACCCCATTCGCGGCGCCCTTTTCACTTGTCGGAACCGCTCCGACATCTCCAGCGGTGGTGGAATGCGGGTTACCTGTCGTACTCCGGTGTGAAGTATTTGCTGCGACATCGGAATTCGCAGAAACACGCCCCTCGGTGTAGTAGAGATTCGAGCCCTCCGCGAGGTCGTCAGTATCTTTGGTACCAAGCCACGTATCTGCTCGCACGTCTGTTTGGTACTGCGGATGGTCATCATCACCGAGGCCAGAGATCTGGCCATGATCTATGGTCGTGTCATCAACAGACACCGAGTCCCAAGCAGTGTCACCATCATTGCGTCGATAGAGCGTCTGAAGATCGGTGCGCCAGAACAGCTCACCGGGTTGCGCAGGTGAGGGGAATGAAGATCCGGCAGGAACTGATAACACACCCCCATTGTCACGATCATAGATCTGGACACCGGAGATAACTTTGTCCGACGAATCATCAATCAGGACCTGTGACACTATCACCGGCATCAGGGTGTCCTCGTAGTAGTAATGTCCTGAATCTTGTTGCCCGAGTACGTGAGCACCGAAGTCAGGCGGTAGGCTTCGACCCCGGCGGCATCATACTGGATGTCGATAGTCTGTGTGATCTTGTTGCCGCTGTAAGAAATCTGAGTCTCGCGAATCTTCGTCGTCTTCCCAGAATCAGTCCACACAGTAGAGTTAGTGACCCTACTGCCACTGTAGGTCAGCTCCTCGTAGCTGTCCTCCACAATGTCGTGAGCAAGGGTGTCAAGATCTTCATGCTGACTTTCACTGATACCCCCGGTACGAGGATCGAAGATCCCAGTCGAGTCCTGCATCTTGAACTGGCCACCGGAGTACCGAACCTCTCCCTCTTGGGAAGGATCGATCCCTTCGTCCTCGTAGACCTGCCCCTCTTCCAGAGAGACCCCCGGTGTCCTATCCGGTGTTGGCATCCTCAATCCTCTCGATGATTTCCCTCTTCGTGCCGTAGAACGGGATATCCATGCTCTTGGCGAGGGTAATCAGTTCCCGCTTCAGCAAGGTCTCCAGATCGCTGGGCACACCCACATCCTCCGCTACGCGCTCTTCGGGTTCAACTTCCGCGGCCTCATCCACATCAGGCCCAGCTTCATGCTCCTGTCGTTTCCGATCGGCCAGTGAGTTCTCCGGTCTCGTTCCGGGCGTTCGGTCACGCCCAAGCACGCGAGCGCGCGCGGGGTCCTCCTCGTCACTGTTCTGTACCGCGATTTTTCGACTCTCGTGTTTCCGGCATTCCTTCTCGACCTGCTCGGCCGCCTGCCGAAGCCCCAGAGCCTTCCCGGACAGAGTATGAATCTTGACCTCCACCTGATTCTGAAGACTGATCAACGTCCCATAGCACCTCGACACCCACCTCTTGGCAGCCTCGTACTGCTCTGGGGACATCTCGTCCTGTTCGGCGTCCAGATGTTCCGAAAGCTGCTGGATGCGCTGAGAACCTAGCGCACAGGCTTGCACAGCACCCTCGGCCTGGTGAACTTCCACCTGGGCGGCCTCGGCCTGTTGGCTGAAGTTTTGACTCAGCTCGGATGTCACTCCAATGGCAACATCATGCTTGAAGCTATCGTCCATGATCTCCTCTACAAAAGGGGTTAGCGCCAGACTGACGCTAACCCCTTCGGGGCGAACCATCAATCAGGGATTACCCCCAGGTGATCATCGTGATCACATCGGGGTTGGCGCCGCTCCCTTTCACCGAGAACGTGAATTTGAGGTCGCCGTCCGCCGGAGTGTCGCCGGGGTAAACATCCTCGGTCGCGCCGGCCGCCGGGAACAGTAAGATGCCGTTCAGGTAGACATCGACATCATCCACGAACGTCATCGAACTGTAATCAATGAGCTGCGCAGTCAGTTCGGGGGTGCCGCCGGCGCCAGTGATGTTCGTCCCTGACGAGTGATTGCCGTTCTGGACCTTCGCGCGGGCGATCTGACGCGTCGTGTTTCCAGCGTTCGCCTGCACGATGGCATTCAGAAGACTGACCTCCCCCCCGAAAGCCACCTCGAAATCATCCCACTCAGTCGTGTTTTCCGACAGCTTTATGCCGTCCTGCGCCCAGGTGGAGCCGGTCTGGTTGACGTCATCAAGCAGAAGCTCCGCAGCCGCGCGGACCATCAGGTCACCTGACGTGGACTCCACCTCACCGTCATTGACACCGACATCGATCGGACGGGTGCCGCCCGAGTTCGTCGAGACGCCTGCATCGAAATCATTGACGGCCGCGTCGACGTCGAACTCGTCAACTGCCGAGTAGATGTTGAGTTGGCTCGTGCCGCCAGCCGACCCCTCGACGACACCGAACAGGTTCGCCTCAGCATCATCTCGGATGAGCCAGGTAAGCCCCGGGCCTTCCAGATCGAGGGTTGCGTTCGTCGTCAGGTCAACGGCCGTAGTGCCCTGCTGGTCGTAGACAGCCTGGCGATCAACGGTTCCAGCACCCGGCGGGGTGTCAACCTTGGCCGGCTTCAAGAAGTCCGCCTCATTCAGGTCTTCGAGACGGACTCGCTCACGAGACGAATAGTTGATGACCTCATCTTCGATGTCGGCGACCGGAACCGCTTCGAGGTCGTCACCAGTCGCATTGATGCGAACGAAGCTGATCTGAACACGAGTCGTCGTCGCGTCAGTGATCGTGTGCCCGTCAGTACCATCCTCGGACTGGAGCAGACCAAAGACCTCTCGACCACTGGAGAGGAGTTGGTCTCGCGTCGAACCGTCGACAATGACCAGAAGGTTCTTCGGGCTCACGGCGTTCGGGCCACTGACTTCATCCAGCGCGTGGGTGCCGAACGTCCCGGCGTGCTCTGCGACGACAGTACCAAGAGTTGTGACAGCACCAACGGCCGCCGTCGTGTTTGCCGGAAGCTCGCCCGCGCCCAGCACCACGTAGTTCTGCCCGTTCGGGACCGTGATGTCCGTGAAGTTCAGAACATCGCGAAGGATGCGCTTCTTTTCGACGAGATGGAGGGCGTCGTTCAGGTCGTTGACGCCGCGCTGCGCACCGGCTTCCAAGGCCGAAGGGGCGACGAGGTCAGCCCACCAGTCCGACCCCTGCACATCCAGGAGGTTGTGGAGCTGCGAACGAATATTGTTGAGATCATCCTCGATGTTAGCAGCGTTGGTCTCGAACGCGGCTTCTGTCGGGGTGATCGAATCATCATACAGATCGCTTTTGCGAATCTGAGTGTCCTGCCGTACCAGTGTGACCGCCATGATGTGCTCCTCAAGGTTGACCTGGGTCGATTATCAGGTTGTTCGGACCCCAAATCAACCGAATGCGTATTCGACCGCCACAACATCTTGGGCCTTCACAACCCGCTGCATCGTCACGGTGTCTCCAGCGATCGTGTAGTCATTGGCAGCCCCGGGGCGCAGCAGAACTCCATTCAAGTACACCCGTTCTGTGCCTGGGTCCGGCGTGTCTGCGAGCACATAGGTGTCGTCACCAAGACCAGACACGTCAAAGTACTCAATGGACTCCGTCGGGATCGTTGGAAGCGTGATCGACGCGATAGCATCGTCGACGTAGTCCTTGTTGACCGCATCGGCACCATCGACCGGAGTATCGACATTGATGACCCTGTTTCCGCCGAGATCGAGATCGGCGAACATGGTGATCGTGCCGTCGGCCTGGATGAAGTGACCCTCTCCAGGGTTTGAGCACGAGCGGTTGTCGACCTGCGTCTCAGCTCTGACCTTTCCGCGGCCCAATGCCTACTCCGGTACGAGTTACACCGGGCTCAGATAGTCGTATTCGACGTGCAAAATATCGTCGACACACAGCACGGTGTTGCTGCTCAGGATAACCTCTTTGCCGTTTATAACGTACCCACTGACGTCGAACAGGGACCCTTGGGGGTCGAACCCCGCACCCGCGACGAGGTGAACACCGTTGAGATAAACATCCTCCGTGCCGATGATAGGCTCATGGGTCAGCAGATAGGTGTAATCGGTATCATCCACAATCTCGAAGGTGTCTTGAGCGTGGACAGACTCGAACTCTGGATCATCATCCGTAACGACCGGAGGCAAGGTCGTCGGTTCGGTTGCCGGGGCGCCTGAGTCGAGCAGTCGTCGCTCAGGAAGGAAATCGTCGCGGCGCCTCAGACGGCAAACCCACTGCACGAAATAGGAGGTGTCGTTGATGAACCCGTTCCGGGCGACATGCACGACATCGTAGAACACTCCGAGTTCATGCCAGCTCCGAGCCCAGAACTCCACGAGATCACCCTCCTGGGGCGGCGGAATCTCGTTCTCGATGTGATGGATGAACGGGATTGAGATACGCGCCTCGCGCGTGAACTGGTGTCCCCACTCCATCAGTTCGACCATCTTGTCGCCCTGCTCATCGAACTTGACGAGACCCATGGTCACACGCGGCGCGTTGAACTCCGAAGCCTCTGGAAGCGGATCCCCATAGATGTCGTCGACCTGTCCGGGGCATCCACGCCAGATTCTGACCCCCAGGCTCGTCGGGGGATCGATCGCCTCACCGACCCCTAGCCCAGTGTTCGCGTTCCCGCTGGAGAGCATGTCTGGCACCGGCAGGGCCCCCTGCAGGAGCAAACCATCACGCGGCTCGGCACCGACATGGAAGACGTACTCCCGCGCGAGATTCCACTGATAGATGATCTCCTTGGGGTACCCCGACAGCAGCTTGGGGTTCGTGAACTGTTTGGTCAGCGGGTTCGTCATTTCTTACTGCCCATGTAGGCCGACAAGGGGGTCCGTTTCGGAAACGGGGGGAACCCCTTCTTTTTGGGCTTTTTCTGCTTTGGCGGCTTCAGGCCAGGAGCAGGCCCCTGGGCGCCCGCCCCGCCCTTCGTTACCGGCTCCAACTTGTTCGGCACTTTCGGCTTGCCCGACCCCTTGCCAAGGCTGAGGTCGTCGCCAAGATCAATCAACTGACCACTGTGGAGATGCCACTCAGCGCCACTCATGCGGACCGTAACGTCCTTGTGCTTGCCGTTCTGCACCCAGAACTGGCTCTGAGTCATCGTGTCGCCCGCGTGCTTCAGAACCGTATTCTGGGGCAGCGTGATCGGGGTGTCGTAGGTCGTCCGTAACACCATCTGGCCCTTGAGGCGATAGTGGTGGCCCTGGACTGGGATATCCCCGGCCGACTTACCATTGTCGATGGCCTTCTTGGCCTCAAACAGATCAACATCCCCGGAGAACTCGATGAGAACTCGACCGCGGCCCTCGTGAACCACTTTTCTGACGTCTGATACCGGATAGCCGGCCGCGCAAAAGGATTCCATTAGAGTGCCCACACAGACGTCCTCAAGGGACTCCACCGAAAGCCAGTACCTGTTGCCTGCTGAGTCGACAATCCGCATCTTTCCTCCTAGCTGAAGACTACCCCGCCCGCGGGCGCGTAGAGCGTAATCTTCTCATTGAGCGTCATCCGCAACTCCAGAGCCTCGTTGAGGAGTTGGTCAGCGTCGAGGTTGCGCTCGCCCTCAGCCGTGGCGTAGCCCGAGAACTTGCCGCGGATCCTCGCCAGCGCTTCCTTTGCCTCAGCCAGCGTGTACTGCTGAATGAAGTGGTATTCGTGGGGCTCGAAGAACGTCAGATTCACCTCAGTGCTGACATAGTCGACGATAGCCTTGCTCGCCTTGTTCGGTGCCGGAAACACCCATAGCGTTCGCCTGGGGTTCGGAAACCACTCCCAGCTCGGCTGAGAACTGAGAACGCGACGACCCATCTCGCTGTACTGCAGGGACTGAACCAAACTACTGTAAAACCCGTTGGCGCCGCCTGGGCCAAAGAGATCTTGAACAGGGATCGAACTCATTCCGAGCTGCGCGAAACCGTAGATCCCAAAAGCGCCAAGAGCATCAGCAACCCGCGTTACATCCCCTTGAAACGCGACATCATAGACATAGTAGCAGTCATCGGCCACAGGGTATTCAACCTGGTCTGCCACCAAGTTGATCTCGGTTCGCTGGGGCTGACCATGCCACATCGCGTACCAGTTCAGAGCCTGGACCAGACAGAAATCCAACGTGCCGCTAGGCAGCGCAACGTTCATGACACCAGTGCCGAGTTGGGCCATGACGTGATTCTTGATCTGAGTCTGAGTGGTGTTAGATGTCGACGACACGACCTCGAAGGCCGAAATCGCCTTTCGCTGCGCAGCATCCTCAATCCACGTCCACCGAAGCTGCAAAACGTCCGCATCGTCAATCACGACGTCCTGAACCTCGTAGACCCCCGTAGAGAGATTGACGATGGTGGGCGGAATGAACGTCCTCAGAACACTCCCAGAAGAGTCCAACACCTCCAGCGATTCGACACTGGTCGGATTCGTTGGTGCCCCCGTGTTGGGGTCCAAGAACTGAATCTGATGTTTCGGAGCCGTGCCGGTAAGGGCGTAACTGGGCTCCAGAGCCTGAAATACCAAGGCCATGGGCTACCTCAGTCTCGAAGTTCCGCGACGTACGGAATCAGAAAACGCCTGAGATCAGGCACAGTGACGTACCCGTTTGCACCGGTACCCTCGATTTCATTCTCGACCCCCAGCCGCTCGGCAAGCCCCGCGAGATCGTCGCGCGTCATCTCTTTGATCTCCGACACCGGCGGCACCTGGACATCATTGAAGTCGTCGACCTGAAGCTCCTCGGGGTCATCCGCGATGTCCTCTGGCGCCACATCGTCCTCGTCGTCCTCGTCATCCTCTTCGGCCGGGTCCTCGGTCTCTTCCGCGAGGTCCTCCGGTTCAGGGTCAGGCTCGGGGTCAGAGACCGCAGCCTGCAGTTCGGCTGCGAGGTCCGAAGCCGGAACGGGCTGCGGCACCCTGGCGAGGATCTGGGGGACGTAAATCTCGTACCCCTCCATCTGCTCTTCGATTTCCTCGGCCGTGAACCCCTTGGCCCGCAACGCTTCATCGACGAAGGGCTGGTCCTGGGTCAGGCTGATGCGCTCGGGCTGGTTGTACTCGTAACTGCCGAGAAACACCTGGCCCGACTGGTCACGGCGTAGACGCAATCGGTTCTTCATGTGTGCTCCTGCAAAGAAAAAGGGAGGGCGGTTAGCCCTCCCAAGTCTCGGACATCGTGGCGCCAGAGGCAACAACGAGTCTGAGTCGGTACGTCTGCCGGATTGCAGACTATGGGTGAAACCTGGCCCCCGGGGCTTGACAATGTGCAATCCGTGCACACATTATCAATGCCCCGCCCGGGGCAACAGGCTCACAGGTTCTGGACGGTGACCTTGCCGTAGAACGACGAGCGAAGCAGCTTCTTCGCGTACCTCGTCCGAAGACCCTTCTTGTACGACTGGTCTGCGGGGTCGAGGAAGGTTGGTGTCATCTGCAGGGGGATGTACGGAGCGTACACGTAGCCTGCATCCAGATACGAACGGCCCTTGAGGCCGATGAGTACCGTGGAGTCCGTGATGAACGGGTCCTGGTAGACAGCGTAGCGCTGCATCAGGTTGCCGTACCGGAAGATGCCGTAGTCCGACGTGATGTTGCCGTACGACGAAGGGCGCTCCTCAGTCGGGGCGGCCGGCACGAAGTCTCCGTGGCCCTGGAACTGCGCGAAGAGCGCGGCGACCTCGGGCGACGTGACCAGCCAGTTGGCCGGCGCGCGCTTGCTGTTCTTGTGAATCTTCGACCCGATGGTCGTGATTTTCGTGAGCAGCGTGCGCAGGTAGTCCAGCTCGTTGATGCCGCTGGGGGCACCGGTGCGATTGAACGTGTCGGTGATGCTGACGTTCGACTCGATGTCCCGAAGGATTTCGCGGTCGATTTCCAGCCCGATTTCGTTCGAAACACCAGCGAGAAGCTGACCCTCGCCCTCGATGCCGTGAAGGGCACGGAGGTCGTCGGCAGCTTCTGCGCTCCACTCGATGTTCAGCTTGCGCGTCTTCGCACGAATCTCGTTGAGCTGGATGTCCAGAGTGACCCTGGGCACCTGCTCGTTGTTCTCCGAGTCGTAGAAGTAGAACGCGGCGACCTCACTGGTCGCTGCGGGAGCGGCCGTGAACAGGAAGCCCGTGATGGCGCCCGTCGTGTAGTCGATGGACCCCGCACTGACATCCCCGGTGAACCCACCGGCACCGTCGTCGATGGCCTCCTGGACCTCAGCGCCGGTGTTGTCGATCTCCACGATTCGCACGCGAATCTGCGGATCACTGACGTTGGTGTTCAGCGGCAGAACCGGCGTGAACGTCAGCGTCGCCGACAGGGCGGCACCACCGCCACCGAAATCGGTCCCGTTTCCGTTCGCGACCAGCTCGTTGTCGATGAACTCCGAGCTGTAGTGCTCATCGAACGTCTCGATGAGGTTGTCGTTGACCTGGACCCGACCCTTCTGCGTCGCGTGCTTGTACTCGAAGTAGAACACGGCACCGACGGGACCCGCCATGGGCTGGATGCTTACCAGCTCATGCGCGATGAGGTTCGGGAAGACCCTCATCAGGACGGGGAAGATGGTCTGGGTGTAGTCCGCGATGGCGCCGGTCACCGAGGCGTCAGCCTCGTTGAGGTGCTGTGCGGACCGACGACCTGCCGTCGACAGGATGTCGTTCCAGGTGTTCTCCAGCAGCATGGCCATCGAGGCCCTGCGCGTGTCGAACGCCGAATTTGATTCCGGGATCATGCCCAGATACGGACTCCACTTCTCAGTGAGCTGTTGGATATATCCGAGGTCCTGGAGGTTGCGACCACCCGGGTCGACGCCTCTCGCCTCGTGCATCACGTTATTCACGTGTAACTCCTTGGTTCGATTGTTGTAGCCAGTGCCGCAACTGACTGGTTACTCCCCTCGAACTTGCCCTTCCAACTGCGCGGGCGACAGACCGGGAAGACGGAAACCAGAGTCCCCTCCACGGGACCTGCTCCTATTGGGCGTGGTAACGCCTTCCACAATGATGTCTGACGGTGCCGACAGCGTCGATTCCGGGATCACTGGCGAGAACTCTTCGTTCGCCACCCGGAAAATCTTGTCTCGTGTATCGTCCTCGAAAATGTAGTCCATGCTCCCGTTCGACGAGGCCGGGACATCCGGTTCCACCGGTCGACGAGCCTCACCGGACTCGCCGAGAACCGCATCGACGTCCTCGCGAGTCTGCGCGCCCGAGAGGCGCCCCAGCATCTCATTGGGGTTCGGGAGGCCGATGACACTCTCGTACTTGTAGAGTTCGATGTCCTTCTCTTCGAGGTCCTCCTGAAGGGACTCAGCCTCCAGCAGCGACTCCTGCAACGACTCCTGTGACGAGTCACCAGCAAGGCTGACCTGCTCCTGGAGGTCCTGAATGCTCTCCTGAGCCTCTTCGAGCAGCGTCTCAGAGCGATAAGCTCGCCGCTGCGCCTCCTTGGTGTCCTGGCGCGCCTCAGCAAGCAGATCATCGCGACGAGCAACCTGCTCGTGAAGCTCGATGATCTCCTGACGGGCCGCCTGCATGATTTCCTTAGCCTCATCGAGGCTCGCCTGCAGCGACGCGCTTTCCTCGACATTGACGGCGTGATAGCGACCCGTGGACTTGAACTCGTCGACCACAACGCCGAGACGATCGTTGAACGCCTCGATCGTCGGGTAGAGTGACGACTCACCCAGCAAACCGACGAAGCCGGCCCGGTGCTGCTCTGGCACACCGTGAAGGGCGTCACGGAGCGCTTCTGAGATCTGCGCGTTGCGAAGGTCGGCCTTCAGTTCACGAATCCGGCGGTCCTTCTGCTGAATCGCGCCCTCCTGCATCCTGACGCGCTGCGTCAGAAGATCGGCGTCCTCGGGGAGCGGCCCCTCGTCACCCGACTCGGAGCGGAATCTCTCAATCGCCTCGGCCATCTTCGCCTCCGTGTTCCGCTCGATCTGCTCGATGCGCTCACCGAACTCAGCCTTGGTGGCCTCGACCGCCTTCCTGCGAGCGGCTTCCATGATGTCGGGATACTTCTGCTGCAGTTCTTCCAGAGTCATGTAGCCCTCTGCTTCGTGATGGTACTCGTTTTCCTCGCGAGTGAATGCCGGAACCGCATCCGACCAGGCGGGGTCAGCGACAACATCGTAGGTCAGCAGGCGAAAATCCTCCTGGACCAGGTAGTTGCCGTCCTTCTGTTTCTTGACCGATCCGATGCCACGGGAACTGACGCCCAGCTTCACACCGCACTCGACAAGCCCCTTGAGCAAGCGGCCGTTCGGAATGTCGGGGTGATCCAGGACACTCATCTCCCCAACGACTCGGCCGTTCGACTCGATGGTCAGATTGCTGATCAGATGGCTGACCCTCTTGAGCGACGTCTTGCCGGACTCGGGGTGATCCAGCTCACCGTACATCGCCGAATTCTCCATCTTGGGACGAAGCCTTCCGATTTCACGCTCGATCAGCTTGCGGGGATAGACACGTCCGTTCGCGGTCGGTCTTCCGCAAAACCCAAACTCACCGCGAGCAACCAGACGACCATCCGTGCTCTCGACGATAGAGAGTTGAACGGGACCGAATACGTCTTCCAGAATCTGTTTCATCAGTACTTTTTCCAGCGATGTTTCGACTGATGACCCGTGCCGCTCAGGGAACTGCTCTTGGTCTTCTGCCGAATGCCCAGAGCTTTCTTCAGGTCAGTTCTCAAATCAACTCGCTTCTTTCGCTTCTTACCGTGGCTGACCTCCTGTCTGCCACTGGTATAGGCCGTCCTGCGCTTGCGCCTTCCGCCGTCCTTCTCATCAGAGATGTCACCGGTTTTCTTGATTTTGCGATTGCGCTTCTCCTTGCGGGACCCCTCCTCCGACAGAAACGCATCAATTCTGGCGACCACCTCGCTCATTGCAGCTTCTTGAGTTCCTTCTCCAGGTCGCGCAGGGGGCTCCTCTCCCACGGATAGACCGAGGCCACGCCGGAGATCTCAACCCTCTCTGCATGCCCGTCCTTCCAGTTGGAATGCCAGACAAGCACACCCGATCGAGCCCCAGGGACGCGCCAAGAGTCAGGCTTACCCAGCGATCGGACCTTCTCGCCCCCATACTTCTTGAGAAGACGCTCCACCTTCGACAACGAAAGGTTGTAGTTGTCACCTGCGTCTGCCTCAGTCACGCCCAGCGACTCGCCAAGCGCTCCCTGATCCCGGAACTCACGGAAGGCCGTCGCAACGATACTCGATGCCTCCAGGCACATCGCCTTGAGACGCTCCTCGTCAACCCTGCCGGACATCTCGACCTGGTCGAGATAAGACTCGCAGAACTCCGCGAACTCCCGCAGCTTGTTCGATTCTTCCTCGGTAGGCGCCATTTCACTGAGCTTGGCCGCTGCCTCAGCCGCATACCCCAGGTTGTCGAGGTACGGCATCAGAGGCTTGCCGAATACAACCGTGCTCCTCGGGGATGTCATATCCCTCTCAGGACCAACCGGACCTGTGGTGTCAGCAATCGACGTCGTGCCACCGAACCGAACACCGGGCAACTCTGCCGCCTCGTGCAGCAGACCGGCCTCCTGGAGTTCAAACATCATCGACTCGACGAACTCATCGAACTCATCGATGTCGTAGAACACTCCCTCGGCGGCAAGCACCTCGTCAGCGACCCGCTCGACCTCTTCCTTGGCTTTGAACAGCTTGGGATACGCCTCAACGGCATCCATGAACTTGTCAGACATCGACCGCCGGGTCCCCCGCGCACGACCTCTCTTTGCTACGCGAGAACGGTCGCGCCGATATGTACCGCGCTTCTCCTTGCGCTTCCTTGAGCGCTTGATCTTGCGTCGGCGGCGGCGGTAACGACGACGGCTCTTGGCCTTTGCAAGCGCCTTGGTGCGCTTGGTGACGACCGTCTGAATCTTGTTGCCCTTCTTCTGCTGACGACGGCGCTGGCGACGTTCATCGAGAAGATCCTCGTCGAGATCCTCGTCGCACATGCAACGTTCACCCTGGGGACAGTCGCACTCCTCTGCCTCAAACAACGGGTCGCCAGAGGCCCAAAGCGATTCCTCCTGGGAATCGCCATCATCCTCACCGGACTCTTCGTCCTCGTCCTCGTCCTCGTCTTCCTCTTCCTCTTCCTCGTCTTCCTCTTCCTCGTCATCACCTTCGAGAAGGGGGTCGCGGTACTCACCTGTGACGATGGAAGCACCGTGGCGCTCCATCACACTGTAGTACCTCCGAGCATTCTCCAGAGCTTCCTGGTTGTCCATTCCTTGACTCCGCACCGCGTTGCGCCCGTCTGCTCCCACAGCACGCCCCATGCTATGAGAGGTTGGGGGCCAGTTTGTCCTCGATCGAGCGCCGAATCAACCCCTTTCTGCCGGGTCGCCCCGGCGAAACTAAAGGCGGTGCACGTGGTTGCTCTGGCTCACGCCGCAAGCGGAGCTGAGGGTATTGGCGTGTCGGCCGGACAGGCTGCGGCCCACAACGGAATCTGCCAAGAAAAGACGCAAACGCCTTGGCCGCTTCAAATTTCTTGGCGAGGTCACGGAGTTGACGCTCCGTTTCCTGCAGGCGAGGGTCCGGGAAGTTCGATCCAGACCCCTGAACAACGACCCGAACCACCACAACCTCACGTGATGGCGGGGTCGGATCGTAGGTCGAATGGGTCGAATATGTGTCGAAAGCCGCCACTGCACCCGGGTGCTATCAGGCAAAGTCCTGCTTCCTGGAGACAACGGTGAGGCCCTCCCGAAGCATGTCGAGCCGATCGAATAGCTCAGCATCCCTGGAGCGCAGTTCATGGATAAACTTCTCGGCATCCATGTCGTCACGACCGCCCTCGTACGTACGCGGGCTCATTCCGTATGCGCCCGCGCGTACCTTTGCCCAGACCTTTTGCTGGACCTCTTTGAGCACCCTGTCCTCATCGACATCCTCGGACTCAAACGCCTTCTGACGCAACATCTCTCGCTCGAACTCCGCCACAGCCATCATGTCCAGCTCTTCCTGACGCATTACCATGAGGTTGACAGCCTCGTCCTCGCTGAACCCGAATAGCTCGGTAAGCATCCACCGCACCGAAATGTTTTCCTGCATCCTGGAGAGAATGTCACTCTTGGCGCTGAGGACCTCCATACGGGCCAACTCCAGAATCGCCGAGGGCATTGGCATGTGAACATCCCACTCAGTGTCTGAGGGGCTGCGACCAGTTGCCACAAGGTGCACCGACAGCATTCTCTTCCAGCCGGCCTTGATCGCGGACTGAACACGCATCACCGCGCTCGCGAACCGGATGTCATCCTGCGAGAGCGGGCGGGTCTGAACATCATCATCACGACCGAAATTCGGAATCTTCAGCGCCTTGCCCATCTTCTTGCGGAAGTAGTCCACATCATCCATGGGCTGGTAGCCCGGGCCCATAACCGAGTCGACACGGACCGACTCACCCCGCTCTCGGTGCATCGGGATGAAGATATCCTCGTCGATCGACAGCGGGTTGAAGCTCATGTCCAGCTTACCCGTCTTCGGGTTAACGATCCTCTTGCGCTGGTACCAATCCCTGACCTTCTGGACATGCTGGAGAGCCTGGCGGGGCGGAAGGTTCCCGGTCTCGACATAGAACACCAAACGCGATGGCGCCCGTGTCAGCTTATGGATCAGCGCAGAGTCCTCCATCATGATCAGCCGGCGAAACACCCACCTGGCAGGCTCAGCGACGCTGTAGCCGTACTCCGAGATGCGATCCTTGCCGACCAGGCGGAAGTGCGTCACCTCCCAGTCCTCGAACGCAAAGACATCAGTGCTGTGGATGAAGCTGTAATAGGTGCGTGTCTTCCCGGCCGCGACCTCTTCACGGTTACGCTGCAACAGGTGCCGGAACTGGGTTGGGCTGATCGAGAAATCTCCGGTGCGACTCAACAGGAACCCAACAAGGCTGCCGTACTGGTCGTGCACGCGACGAGTCAGAGCGGCCGGCAGGGGTTCGGTCGCAACCAGTCCGTTCTCGTTGACGAAGCTGCGCTCATAGTTGTTCCCGTACTTGACCAGATACCGCGTCTGCTCCCAGAGGAAGTCGTTGACTCCGAGCTGCTTGTGCAGCACGAAGTTCAAGTCGTTCACAACGTTGTCGTTGGTGCCCTCGACCCAGATCCGCTTACGCCCCTTCCAGATCTGAGGCTGCGTGGCATCGTCAGCGTAGCTATCGAACGCAGACGCTACCTCGGGGTAGTCGTCCATGTCCTCGTAGTCCAAGAATCGCTGATGCAGGTCGTGAGTGACCTGTTGGCCATACTGCTGATAGTAATCGTAGTACTTGCCCCGAGAGGCATAGACATACTGCTGGGGGTAGGAGCCAGGAAAGCGCTCCTGCTCGATACGGCGAATCTGATCGCGCTGAGGAGCGAAGAAATTGCGAACAGTGCGCCAAACATCTGCGATGCGATTCGGAGCCATCAATCGCCCCCACCAAAGAGGAACGGCGTGTCACCGAAAAGTGGACCGGCGTCGGACTCTCTCGCGTTGGGATTTTGTCCGACGTCCATCCAGTGCTCCAGGGGGTGATCGGGCTTCGATCTCGCCTCGTCAGGCTTCACCACGGGTGGGGCGCCAGTTTGCATGTCAGTCAAGGACCAGACAACCCCGGCCACCGAATCAGCCACATCCTTCGAGCCTGCACGGCCATCGGCCAGTGTAGTCGGGTGGTCGACCTTGTCCTTAGCCGAATCCCATTGAAGGTTCTCCAATTCCTCGTTCAGCGGGTGGTAGTTGTAGCACCGGAGTCGGCGTTGATACAACGCGTTTTTGAGGTGCTTGTAGCCCGTCGGCTTACGGTCCAGGGAGCGCACCTCAGCCTGGTAGCCTTTCTTCTCGAACTGCTGGATCATGTCCACCGTCTGATTCTGGTCGGTGGAAATGTAGTGCACCGGGAACCCATGACCGGTCAGCGAGTAGACCAGTTTACGCAACAGCTCCATCTCAATCTCACCCTCATCCGGCGGGAGCACCTGTAGGGCGATGTCGACATAGATCAGGGGCATCAGCTCCTTGTAGAGTTCCCCAGTATGCGTGTCGCGCTGAGTGACCTCGACCATCTTCTCGATGTGACCCATCGCGAACCCGGTGGCGTCGCCATTCTTTGATGGGTCGATGTGGATGTGACGTGGTGCATCTGGGTTGATCCTGGGCACCCAGTTGATTTCAACCTGATCGCCAAGCTTCCTGGGCTTGCCGCACTCACACAACACATCCCAGCGGAACGGCTCCTGTCGGCCCGAGACCCACTGCAGGGATTTCAGAGGCAGCGGATCTTTCCGGTCATAGTACATTCCGTGGATGACGTCGGTCCGCTGAATGAACGGCATTACGCGAGGAACCGCGATACCGGCAATATCACGCAAGGCGACCTCAATGTCGCCCTCAACAAACTGTTCCTTGTGCTCGACTGGGACCTCGACAATTCGCTGCAGATCGTCAGTGACCTCCGGTGGGTCCTCGCCCCCCTTGAGCACCCGTGACCTCATGGTCTTGCCGCCAAAGAACACACGAAACTTCTCGCCGCTGTATTTCTCGGGCGGCTTCGTCTCCCACTCCGGGAAATCCATGACGTAGACGCTGGGATCATTCAGGGCCTCCTGGATGCGCTTCTGAGTAAAGTCGGTCTCGTTGTTCTTCGAGCTGACGACGAACAACACACCGGGCACCGAGCCATTGCGCATGAAGCGAGAGTTGATGCGGGCGATGATCGATCGGTAGACCTTCTCGACCTTCGTGGGTGGGGTTTTGCCGGCGGTGTTGAGCGTCACAGCATCCTTGGCGACACGGGCGGATTCGCCAAAGTTGACCTCGTCCAGCATGCCGCCGAACACGTTAAGGCCGATGACCTTGTTCGCAGTCGAGGACTCACAGATCAGCTTGAGGTTCTTCGAGATCGTTGCCTGATACTTGGAGAATCCAGACCCCTTTGTGTCATCCATCAGTTCGTAGAAATAGGGGGACGCTTCGATCTTGGTACGAATGTCCTCGAAGATCGTCTCCCCGGCATGCTTTCGATACATCGACAGGAACGCAAACCAGATGATCGTGCCCGGGGCGAGGCCGAAGCTAGACTGGGGGTCGCGCAAGCAAGTGGTGCGGTAGATCGAATACATCAGGCCGTAGGTGGCCGTATAGCTCTTGCCCCAGCCGATGCCACCGCTGAGAATCACCTCAGAGTAGTCGCCGCGAAAAATCTCGCGCAGCTCCTCGCGCAGCTTGGGGTAAACTGATGACCCGCCTGGGCCAGAGTAGTACTCATCGTCCAGAAAAGTATCGATGTCCACCGGTTCGCGGTGGTAGTGCGCCGATTTGATCTCGGCGAGAATTCGCTCAGCATCGCTGTCGCTCCGATTCATCAGCTCCATGATGAACCGCTGCTCTTCCTCGGAGAACGCGCCCCACTTCTGTCGAAGCAGGTTCAGTTCCTCCTCTGGGGTCCTGACAGACCTGGCCCTGCCGCCCTCAATCTTGATCACGACACGGCCTCCACGGGTTCCGGCAGTTCCTCGGGCTCATCGTCGCTGAGGTCCAGCACGACCTCGGTCTCGGCAGACTGTAGCTTCTGAAACAGCTCCAGGAACTGCTGGCGCTTCATGGGGTCCTGCAGAAACGCCGCATCGATACCCGTGGCCTCTTCTGCTGCCATCGAAGCACGAGCGCCGTCCTCCAGGTCCTTATAGGGGCCGTCCTCATTCTTCTCTTCTGCGCGATCGATGAGCTTGCTGAGACGCATCAACAAGTCAGAGGCGACCTTGACCTCACGACCAGCACCCTCAATGAGATGACCGTTTTCTTCCTCGACGCGCGTCGCGATCTGCACCCGAGACAACTGGACGTAGTACAACGCCTTCATCTCTTCAACGAGATCAACACCCTTGGCCGCCTCCTGTCGATCGCGAACCTTCGAGGCTTCCGGGAAAGTTACTTTGTGGTCATCGGGGATCATCTCGCGCTTGAAGTCGGTCAGCATGTGCTGCAGCGTCTTCTGCTGAATGCCCGTGTATTCCCCGTGTTCGTTCTGAATGTATGACGCCACCTGGGAGACCGGGTAGCCATCACAGAGAAGCTTGTAGACGTCCGGGAAGCACTGCAAAGACTGTAACTTCGCAAACTTCTTGCGATCCCGCCTGCTCTTACGTTTCCCGGGCATAGGTACCGTTCAGCCAAGGGTTCGTGACGATCCAGTGGCCCTGCATCAAGTTCCTTCGCGGGCGCGGGCGCATGCACGAGACCTCAAGCCGACGAATAATCCAGTTCGGCTTCGTATTCTGTCCCGGGTCAATCACCCACTCCTCGATCGGGGCCCATCGATCCATCAGAGCCTCGGTAAGGGCCTCGAACTCCTCAACTGGCAGACCATCATCAGGTTTGAAACACAGCCCGATATTACCCGGCCAGTCACGAAGATCCACCAACACGTTAACACCCTCCCCTAACCTAATCCACGGGGGAGGGGAGCCGGAACGGACGGTGGCGTAAAAGGCGTGCCCCAGCCACCGCATCGTAATCGGGGGCTTCTTCACTTCTCGGCCAACGACCGAAGAGTGTCGGCGCCGTAGAGAAACTCGCCATCCTTGTAGGCGATCAGCTTGACATCGGCGGCCTCCTCCATCGCCGACAGCGTGTTGGACAACTGCGAGATCTGAGAGTCGTCCTCGTTGAGCCCAGGCGCATACACCAGTTCACCGTCCTGGATGACGGAGATCGTGACGCCCATCTGATCCTCGATGACCTCAAACAGGGCCTCAGCGCGCTCAGACGGCTTATCACCGCCATCCTCGCCTTTGCCGACGTAGTGAGCGCCGTCACGCTTGAATAGCACGAGCTTGCCGCCCAGGGACGCCTCCATCGCCGACATGATGTCGACCATCGACTCCTTGTCATCGGCGGCGTGCAGAGAGATGAACTCCAGAGAGATGATGTCGAGGGCCTCAGCATCACTATCCGTCTCGCGGATGTTCTTCGCCTTCTCGATGGCGATGTCCAGGTTCGACTTCTGGTGCTCATAGAGCCGGAATTTCACCTGCTTGAGCTTGTCGCGGTCTGCGTCACTGGGGCTCTTCGATTTCCCGGGATCGTCATCGCCGCCCTGCTTTTTGGATCCAGGTTCCTTCGCCGCACGCTGTTCTTTCACCATCGCGACGATGTCGCGCTTGGACATCTGGCCCTCGGGACCATCGACGACCTGCATGACCTCTTCGAGGTTCTCCGTATCGAGGAACCCGATCATCTCGCGGAGCTTCGACCACCCCAGGTGCTTGATGGAATCGAGGAAGGCGCGGTCGCCCTCACCCTCCTGGACGACATAGTAGTCCCAGATCGCCATGAGGTAGGACGCCGTCCTCTCCGAGCCAAACCAGGTCTCCTCCAGGGCGAACTCCTTGAACGACGAGTACTTATCGCCGGTCGACGGGTTTACCATGTGATGAAACAGCGCCTTCTTGTTGATCTCGTAGAGTTCCTCCGCCAGCTCAACGAAAATCTCGGTCTCACGCTCCGCGATGTCGCGGATGTGCTGCAACCGCAAGCGCGCCTCCTCCTCGCGCTCTTTCGTCGTGTCTGCAAGGGCCGACGCAGCCTCGGCGGACTTCGCCATCGCCGCTTCCGCCTCGTCGATCTCCGGGCTCTCTACCTTCGTTCGTGCTTCCGCCATCCTCTCCTCCATCGTTAGAATTCCAGTCCCAGATGCAGGCGCCGCCCGTAATCAGCGAGAAGCAACGCATCGTAGAACGCCTTGTAGCCTGTCTTGTTCATGTCGACATCAGGCCAGAGCTGTTGCGCCCTGGCTAACGCGACCCCTTTGTCTCCCCCGGTCCTACACTTCAGTTTCTTCTGCCACTTCGCCGGCCGGACCTCATCCCAGGCGACCTCACTCAGGATGACCGCCGAGCGCACCAAGCCAAACTGCCAGCCGAACTTGAAGGTCGAACTGACACCCTGCTTGGGCATAGCGTGCACCTTCTCCACAACGCAAAACGTGGGCCTGTACTCCTCTTCGAGCTTCGGGCCCAACCACGCCCAGATGTCCTTAACGACGTCTGTCTCGGTCATCTTTTTGAAGCTGAACGCATGAACAAACTGACCCCACTGATCGACGGCTGCAAAGCCGCCTGTCCAGCCCGGGTCAATGCCGAAGAACAGCTTCGGAACATCAGAGCGTCGAGTCTCTTTGTAGTCGTCCATCTTCGAAACGACCTTCGAGAGGATACCGTCCATCTCACTCATCGGTACTCCAGCATTCCTTGCGAACCGGGCACGCGCGAGCGCGCGCACAAGACTTGTTGTTGCAGATCCGCTGCGCGCGAGTCGGGTCTCGACTCTCGATACCCTCATCGATGGTCTGCGGGATCGTCAGGATGTTGTCCCTGACATGGTCATCGTCGAGATCAATCGTATGCTCAATGAAACTCGACCGAATCCCGCGGCCCTCTTTACGCACATACAGCAGGCGACCACGCTTGATCCCAAGGATCCACATGTAGAGCATCGCCTGGTCGACGTGATAAGGGACAGGCGCTTTCGCTATTTTTCCGTGCCCGTACCCGTAGAGCATCGCCACCCACGAAGCGGATTTGATCTCTAGCAGCTCCAGGAGCGGATTGTCGAATGTCAGGCCCTGTGGCGGCAAACCCTTGCCCCTCCACAACACTCCATCAGGGTGGCTGTAAACGAGAGGATCCTCGTGATGCAGGTCGATCTCTTTGTATTTGAAGCCAGGGAGATGCCAATCGGTAATGACATCCTCGGAGAAGTTGTGGTTGGGGCACTGCGTCAACTCCTCAGTCCTGTGATCGTACAACCTGCCGACACACCGCTCGGGCATCGGGATCAATTCCTCCATCGACCCATACACCGCGCCGCAACCCCTGCACCTCCAGGCGCCGACAATGATGTCCTTGAGAAGCGACTGCTGAATCGCCTCGTGAATGCCGTTCCCTACCGCGAAGATGTAGGCAAGATCCGGCTCGATCTCATCCTGCCGAAAGACCTGATGAATATTGCAAAGCACCTCCTGGCGAGGACAGATGTCGCGCAACGACGAGCCCCGAAACGCATCACCGATCTGACGCGGCAGAACATCCTTGTACCGTGACCCCCTCCTCAGAACGAAAGACGACAACGGCAACTGTGCTTCAGCGAGACCCCAGTCAACGGCCACGACGACCCCTTGGCTTTGCTCTCAGGAAGCCGAACTCGACCATCTTTTCATGCGCCCAGCGCTGACGGGACCTGCGATCCACAAGGCCGCGCGACTCCTCAAACAGAGTCTGCGGTGGACCGTCGCACTCGTAATGCCGCAGATCACGATACAGCTCCAAGACAGCGCTCTGCTCCATCAGTGTGCAAATGACAGTGTCAAGCAGGTCCGAGAGGCCGTCCGACGGCTTCACTACAGTCGCATAGTACAGCAACGTATCGACCGGCCGCTGTATCCCCTTGATGCGCTTCAGTTCGTTCAAGGCGTCCAGGACAATGCCATTAATGGTCGCGGTGGGGACGTCACCGTCGCGCTTTACGCGCGACCAGCTCTTGAGCTGAGCCCACTGCCGGCGAACCGCACGACGACTCTGGTCAGGCAGTGCCGCCCATAAGCCGGCAGGGGTTGACGCAACCGCCCGGTACGATCGGTCACAGTTATGGCAATCAATTCGCTCACCAGGACTCAGCGGAAAGGTCTCCCCGCCTACCGACACCGAAATGAACGCACCGGCGCCACAGCCTGGACACTGGTATCTAACTGGACTCATCATCCCCTCTTGCCCTCGACAACAGCTCAACAAACACGTCCCAGTCCAGAATGGCGAAGCGGCTGGGGCCGACTGAGTCGAACCCATGGATATCCACCTGGAGCAACCAATCCTTGCCCTCCGTTTCGGCCTCGAAAAACGCTTTCAGGACCGTCTTCTCATCGATACGGTAGCTCTTCTTGTCGGTGTACTTCGCCTCGACCTTGAAGTCCCTGGAGTTCACGTCCCCGCTGGAGCCCCGGGTTCCGTGGGCACCGCCACCAACCTGCATTCCCGACGCCTTGTTGCCGGAGCCAGGAACGCGACGACCCCCGATCTCCTCGGCAATGCGATCCTCCTGCCTGATCGACCGTTTGCGCTTTCGCTTCTGAGACTTCTTGTCGGCACCCTTGATGAATGAACCAAAGACACGGCGACCCTCGGGCAAGAACTTGCTGTCGTCGTCGCCGCTCACTCCAGCTTCTCCTTGAGTACCGTCCAGTCCTCATGCACAAGCTGGATCACATGGCGGTGGATGTGCATCTTGAAGAACGGGTTACGGTGCATCTCGTCCTGCAGGTCCTCAGCGGTACGGAACGTCTGAGGCCACCCCCTTACACTCCACGGAAGACCCTTGCGATACCCGGGATCTCCCGACGACCTCTTCTCGATAATGCCGGAGCTGCGACCCCAGTTATAGGTCAACGAGTAGTCATCGAACTCACCCTTCCTGAGACCATCGTGGTCGGCGGTGACAAGGTACATTTCGAAATCCAACGACCTCACCGCGCGCACCGACGATTTCTCCGTCCGCGCCTTGATCGTCGTCATCTTCGCCAAACCCAGATACTCTTTGCGCGTCTTGCGGCCTACCTGGACCCGATCCCGCTCAGCATTGCTAGACGTGAACTTCACGGTCGACGAGGCCGAGAACTTCTGACCTTCGCCACCGAACGTCGTGTGGCCACCGAACGTTCCGATCTTGTGTCGCACCTGGTTGATGCCGATCACCGTCGGACGCACACCCCAGTCGTTCCTGGCCCGGTGCTGTAGACCAGGGAGTTGACGCAAGAACCGATTGACCAGTCGAGCCGAGGTGCCGACAACGGCGTCCTCCGAGGTCGCATCAATCTCTGCTGACGCCGTGATATGACTGATCGAGTCAATCACAACGAAGTCGACGACCCCCTGACCGATACACTCCCTGATGACGTCAACGCCCGCCTCGCCGTACTCCGGTTCCTCCAGCAGCATCCTGCTCGAATCGACGCCGAGAGCCTGCGCCCACTCCAGGTCGAGGCGGCCCTCGAAATCGACAAACAGGCCGATCGACGGCTCGTTGGCACCGCACTCGCAATTCGCATCACCTTCAATGCGGTCCCAATTATCCTTCTCACCCAGCTTGCCGAAGACGTCATCCTTGGACCCGTGAACACCACACTCAACACAGATGACATGGGCCTTGTCGATCCCCTTGGTGTCTCCTCCCTCCTCCTTGGTCCAGTCATACAACGACGAAATCGGTCGCTCGTCCTCATGGTACGGCGCGAAGCAGGACTGGCACTGCCACCGCTTCGATAACCACTCGTCGGGCTCATCGATCGGCTCAACAAGCAACGACGGCTGAATGAACGTCGTGCACTTCGCACACATCTTCTGGGCGTTCGACAGCGCCTTGAGCGCCGTCGTGGTCTTGCCACCGGCCTCCCAGCCCCACAACAGGTGAAAACCTCCGGCCTGGAACCCGCCGCCCATTGCCGCGTCCATTTGAATGCAGTTGATGGGGATCATCGGCCGTTTCACGTACCCGGCATCCGCAAAGACAAGGTGATGCTTACCCATCGCCTTCTGGGTGTTCTTCTGCACGGCGCGGAGCCGCTCCTGGCGCGTTGGCGTCTTGCTCATATGTCCGACCCGAGGTCCTGGTAGTGCTTACGTGATGAGTGCCATGCCCGAACATACTTTTTGACATTATCGTCGACGAAGTGGGTGACGATCGGCTCCTGCTTCTCCTCATGAAGCCGAAGAATTCGGCCGGTCGACTGCACCGGGTCCCACGTCGGCATGGTGATGAAAAGAGTGTCCAGGCTCGGCACATCAAACCCTTCCTTCACCATCTTTTCAGTCGCGATCACGATGTCACACTGCACGGCTTCCTTGATCGCCTCCTCGGAGAGACGGCGGCGCCGGGGCTTCACCTTCTTGATCTTGCCACGGTCCTTGTCCTTCCAAGACACCTTGTGGATGTCGTCATCGATCAGATCCCCTGTCTCCCAGCGGTCCTTGTCCTCGTTGTGCGCGACTGAGTACTTACCCTCGTCAGTCTTGAACTTATCCTGGTAGTCTCTCGCGCTCTCGCAGTACTCAAACGCGTCATCCTCATCGGCGTACCAGGAGCCGACACAGACACCCACGCTGGCATCCGACACCTGAGCATTAATCAGCCGCTTCAAGCGCAGAGCGTGCTCCGTGCGGGTCACCAGGACCAGGATATGCCGATAGCTCTTCCTTGCGAGCGCTATCTCCTGCACGATCAACGCATTGCGTGCGCTATCCCGGACCATGATCGTCGTCTCGACGTGCAACGGATAGGAGTCCTTCTTGAACCGGAACGCCGTCTTCACCTTGCGCACGCGAGGCACCATCATCGGGGCCTTCGCTTCCCACACGATATCCCCGAGGGTGTCGAAAAAAAGCTGTTCACCGCCATCACTTCGCCGCGGTGTCGCGGTTAGCCCCAAACGCTTCGCCGCCTTGAAGTAGTGTGCAACCTCATTCCACGTCGGGGCGCCGAGGCGGTGGCACTCATCAACGATGATGAAACCTGGCCAGTCGAAGATGGGGTGGTCGGCGGAACGGTTCGCCAGCGTCTGCACCATCGCGATAACGATGTCGTAGTCGCCGCCGAACTCCTCGTCATCACCGCGGAAGATTCCGACATCAGCATCGGGGAACACCCCGGGCTCCGTCTTGATACGCTCCACCCACTGGTTGAGTAGCATCGTGGTGTGCACGACAATCAAAGTCGTCATGCCCATCTTCGCGGCAATCAGAAGCCCCATGACTGTCTTGCCGGTGCCGGTCGCGGCCAACAACATCCCCTCGCGCACGCGCTCGCTCAAGAGGTACTTCGACAACGTGTCGACCCCCTCGCGCTGCATGTCATCACGGGGAAAAACGGCCGGGACCAGCACTCGTCTCGTCTCGGTAACATCGTACTCCACAGGCAGACCACCGCGAGCTGTCCGGTGATAGAAACCCCTGGGGAGCCCAATCGCGAAATCGCCCTCGGCGGCCATCTTAATAACCGCCCCAGCCTCGTCATACGGGCCGGGACGCAGACGCACCGTAGTGCTTCGGCGAATCGCGTTGACCTGACTGTCGGTCAGCACAGCCCGCGGAACCCAGGCCCGACCATCGATTCGCACCTCATTCCTCAGCATCGCACAGCCACTTATATGGGACCCACGACTCGTGGTCGCCCTCCCGAATCTTCAAATAGCCGCCATAGGCGGGGCTCTCGTCAACAACCTCGGCGGTCATGACGCCATCGCCAGGCTTGTCGAAGGTGATCGTTGTCCCGACGCGATGAGGCGTGTATCGCCCCCAGACCTCGGTGTACTCCTCGCTCACCTTCAGGATACGAATCTCATCGTCACTGTGGGCGACATCGCGATCCTTGAGCTTCAACGGATTACCGTAGCCCCTGAACCGGATGCCCAACATGTTTGAGAAGAATACGACATCACCGACCCCCAGCATCGGCACATCCGCACCAACATTGATCACAGTGCCATACCGACACCAGATCCGCCGGTTACCCAGGGCCTTCGGCTTACCCGGGAGAATGAGGTCACCACGCCGATTAATCTCCGGCATGAGCTGCACGTGCACCGTGCCCGCGACTGGCCTCAGCCGATCGTTTCCGGCGTTTTGCTCCACCGCCCGACGGTACATGTCGAGCATCTCATCTGCCTGATTGACGTCCATGGTTGCTCCCAGGGGGAGCGGCACCCGCGGAGAGCACGACAAGCCGTGTCGACCGCATCTTCCGGTTCCTCGGAAGTGGGTGCCGCAAGGGCGCGGCCGGCTATGACGCCGACCGCGCCGAATCGGCTCAGTAGCCCGGGTCGTCGTCGTCGGCGCCGACGTCGAGATCATCGGGATCAAACTCGGCACCATCGTAGTTCGCACCGATGATGTCTGCGATCACCGCAGGGTCGCGCGGAGCGACGATATCCATCCACTTGAACGGACCGAGCCAGTACTCGCGATCATCTCCCTCGCCCTCCCAAAACCAGCCCTCGGGGAACCAGTCCAGGCCAGTCGCGATCGCCTCGAAGTTGTCTTCGAGGAATCGCTCGACGTCGACGTGCTCCTCATACGCCCAGTCGTTGCCGCAGTTGTCCGAGTCTTTGGTGTCTCGAACCACGGTAAACAGCGCGCCGAACAGACCGTCATGGCCGTCATCGAGGAACTTGTCACGACGACGGGCGAGCTTGTTGACCAGTTCTTCCTTCGCCGGAAGGATCTTCAGGCCCATGCGATGACCGTCGCCGCCGTCCCACCCCGTGACATCGAGGATCGTGTAGTGACCCAGCAGCGACGTCGAGACGTTGTCGTCCTTGTCGCACAGCGGACAGCTCACCGGATCCCCGTGCTCATCCTTCATGCCCGTCAGCCGCGGACACGTCTCCCAGTTGCCCCACCTCCCATCATTCTTGAAATGATGCATCCAGGCGTTGAGACAGTCCGATTCGAGGAACAGGACCTCTTTGGGCTCCCCCAGTTCGGTGTTCGGAATGAACCAGCGAAAGATGCGCCGCGGGTCGAACTCCCTGGGTCCGCCACCGCGATACTGCCCTTTCTTGTCTTCCTTCTCTTTCTCCAGGCTGTCAGCGCCGCGCGAGAACCACTGATTCTCCTCGCCTCCGGCAGCCTCATCGCGCTCAGGCGCGTCATCCTTGCGCGATCGACGCGAGCCCCTGCCCTTACGGCCAGAACCCTTACTCGAACCTCGACGCGACGAACGCCGTCCTCCAGATCTTCGTGATGCCATTTCGCTTCTCCTTGCTTCGTAGGGCGTCTGATTTGGGTCTTCTTTGACCGCTATTTACGTGCCCTCGTTGGTTAGAAATGTGAACTTAGTACACTTCATCGGATGACGTCAACAGCGACGTTGTGCTAGTCGACCAGCACCCCGAAGGGTCCGATGAGGTCTAGCAGATCGTCCGGTTCCATGTCTCCGGGGTCGCGGCCGTCAGGGCACACCTCAACGCGAACACTGACCGGCCAACCATGAAAATAGTCTTGGATGATGCGGCCCATCGATCGACCCGCTTTGTCGCCGTCTGCGATGACCAAAATGTCATCGAAGATCGTGCCCAGGCGATAGAGCTGCTCCGCCGGCCTCCCATTTGCGCTATCTGGGCCACCAAGCCCTGGGCTGGCCCCTAGTGTCGCAACAGCATTCTGGACACCGAACTGCCACAGACGAATCGGATCGAGATTGCCCTCGACAACGACCCCTTTCCGCAGGTCTCGGTTGATCATGTGCTCGCCATACAGAAGCAGATTCCTCTTGAACCCCTTGGAATGCTGGTACTTCGGCCAAATCCACCGATTCCGACATCTGGGGCATCCGCCCTTCGACTTCGGGTCCCCCTTTTTGCGCATTGAGCCGAACCTGACACCACTCGTGGCGCCACACCACTGACACACCGGCTTGTCCCAGGTGACGCGGCGCGAATACGCGAGAAGACGGCCGTCAGCATCCCGGATCGGAAACACAATCCGGTCTCCAGACCTGTTCTCTTCCCACATTAGACCCCAGGCATCCCAGGCGGCCAACGAGAAGCCGCGGTCCCGCAAATAAGGATGGGGCTCCGACCGGAACTCATCGAGCACAGACTCGTCCAGTGCATCACGCTTGATCTCGACATCCTCCCCAAGGATCGACTGCTGAACACGATCAACACCAACAGCCGCATCGGGCAACCCAGTACCCAACGCAGTCTTCATACGGGAACCCTTCGACCTCACACTCTTAGCCGCCCTCTTGCGCATCTTGCTGTGGGTAGCCACGAAATCGCCAGCCTCTCGACCACGCTTTCGCACCTCATTTTCGCGCAAAATCCTCCTGGCCTCGGGGTATCTACGATCATTTCCCGGCATCCCCGCCAGTCGTTTAGGAAGGCTCCAGACCCAGCCGTGAACCTCTCCGCAGGCAAAACAGTTGTATGTGCTCGCCCCCGTATCATTCACCCAGATGCTGAACGACGGATCACTGTCAATACCACCAGAATGCCCCCACCTCTCAAACGGACAGGTCGCCTTGACCTTGACCTTCCCCTCCCTGTCGGGGTCCTGAGCCTGAATCTTGCGGCACCCCAGAGCCTTCAAAAACTCGATGACAGACGACTCATTCACTCCGACTCCCGGGCGCCGCGGTGGCGCAGCATACGGCGAACGGTGTAGAGCATCCTTTCCAGTTCTCGCATCGCACCATGCCACTCCGCATGACCCTGCCGATTTGAGTCACCCATCAACACGATCTGCGAACGCAGCATCGATTCCTGGAAACGGAGCTGACGGACGATCGTCGACGCCATGTCCTCCTCACGAGACAACAACGCGTCGGCCACACCGTGCTCGGTGAAGAATTCACCATTCACACGATAACCTCCGTCGACCTCCTCAACCGTCTCGGCGCGCACAGGTCCGCCGATATCGACGATGTCATTCTTCCTGACCTTTGAAGTCCCAGTAGAGTCGAGACTCCTCCGGTTCTCGCTGGTCCTGGTACTTCGACCCTCGTCGCTCTCCATACAGCGTCCTCTCTCCGAGCGGCTTGTCGAATGCGAGTTGCGCGATGGCCATCCCGGCGTAGACCCTGACAGGGTGAATGACCGTGATCTCCATCGTCCATGTTCCTGCGAATCCAACATCGCCCCATCCTGCTGTCTGGTGAACCGAAACGAACAACCGACCCACACTGGACCTGCCGTGCATGTGTGCGACGAAGTGGTCCGTCGAAACCCGCTCAGCAGTGCGCGCCAGGTACCCCCGACCAGGAAGCAGCACGATGCCGTCATCCGGGATCCTTACCCTACGTGTCCTGGGGGGCTCACGAACGTCCAGGATCGCCCCACGGCGCTCCAGGCTCCTCACCATGGCATTCTCGGCAGGGTATCCCCCGTCCTGTGGATGAAGGTGGAGCGCCTCAGCATAAACAAGGTCGAGCGGACGACCTTCGCGATCCACATATACCTTCAACTCATCCGCCAGAGTCATGTCGATACTGTTTGCACCAACACGCACCGGATCGAACGGCGTGACCCCGATGAGACCAGCCTCGATGTTCTTCTTGATCTCTTCACCAGTCAGCGTCACGACGTCCTCACTTCCTTGAGCTTCTCTGCGCGAGCGTGAAGGAATTCGCGGTAAATCTGATCGCGGATCGTGCGCGGCTTGATGTCGACGTCCTCCTCTACTCTGGCGGGCTGACCCCTCTGAGAGGGCGGCTCAGGCCGAGGAGGTAACTGCATCGTGATCTCCGACAACTCCTGTTCCTTCTCGTGAAGATCATCGAGATACTTCTTGAGACTCGTCTCCAGAAGGTCAACGAACTCATCGACCTTGATCTCCAGATCCTCCTCAACGATGCCGACCCGGATCAGGTAGTAGTTCCCCAATCCGAGATCGAACTCGCCCTCCTTGACCTGCTTCACCGAAAACTTACGCCTCAAAAGCTCCGCGCGGGCGCGCGCTGCGTAAACATCAATAGTTGTAGGCGTCGTCATCCTCATCCTCCTCTCGTTCGTAGCCAGTTTGGTTGGTACGGGTCTCCCCGAAATCCATCACGTCGAGGTCCCAGTTACAGTAGAACGGGTCATGCCGCACTCCGCGGCGCACCTTGAGCTGGGTCATCCCCAGCCGCTTGTCTCGATACATCTCGTCCGAGGCAAACAGCCCGTAAATCACGTGTGCGTCTTGCCCCACGGCGTCCGACCCGTAGATGTTCTCAATTGTAGTCGTCTCCGCGTTGATCGCCTTCCGGTTCATCTGAGATGTCGCAAGAACCAGGCGCTTGCGCCCATGCTTCCTGGCCAGTTCGATCAGCCACGGACTCGCATTCGCAATCCGCTCATTTCTGTTCCGGCCATCGCCGAAACAGTAGATCGAGTCCACTGCGATGACGTCGGGGTCGAACTGGCTCACCAGCGCCTCAACCTCGGTCTTGTCGAACTCCATCGTTGAGTCACTGACCCAGAACCCGTTGAGTTCCTTGCACTCCTCGATGTGCTTCTTGAGCCGATCTTCGGCGTACGGATCAAGACGGCCGCGAGTAAACGCCGAGTAGCTCACGTGCGCCTGCATGCACGCGAGGCGCTCAGCGCACTCGTCCTCAGTCAGTTCCGGCGTGACCATCAAAACCCGATGGCCGGAGTCATAGCAGTGCATCGCGGTCCGCAGCAGCGCCCAGGTCTTCCCTGTCTGTGGGCGCGCCACGAAGTAAACGACATGGCCGAGCTGAAAGCCAAGGATCGACTCAGTCATCGTCGGCCACGGGGTCTCGATACCAACATCACCCTGCTGGTACTGCTCGTAGTTCTTTTCGACCTTGGGGTAGAGGTCGAAGATGTTGACGGCAGAAATTCGCGTCAGACCAAACGCCCGAAGATCGTCCACCAGCTCAATGAGCCTGGACTGCGCCTCGAAGACAGAGTCGCCCCCGCCTTTCATGATGAAATCGACCTCGTCGAGAATGTCGTTGAGTTGCCCCTGGACCTCCCTGCGCTTGATCTCGGTCGCAAAGTACTTCACCGATCCAGCCGGAAGGTCTTCGAGCGGAACCTCGTTCCAGCCCATCTCGTAGACGATCAACTCGTCACTCGGGATCTCCCCGTGGTTCTCTTTCATGTAGGACTCTACGAACTCCCAGGCAGCCTGAACATCAGGCTCCAAGTGCTCGCGCTTCAGTCCCAATTCTTCGATGTGCCACGGGGCGCCAAACTCCTCAACGGAACGCCGAAACATCACCTGATCAATCGTCGTCCGACCCACCCTCGCCCTCCATGGCCTTCATCTGATCCAGCAACATCTGCTGCGTGTCCTTCTCGAAAGTGCATCGAAGTGACACCCGCTTCGGGATCTCCGTCGACGTGTTCTCGACCTCTTCGAGCGTGAGGTGCCCAAGTTCGATGAGCGCGCCAAGGATCGACTCATCGACCTCCCAGCCCTTTGGGGTCAGCAGCGCGTCGCGATCAAGATCGAACTCCTCAATCGCCTCCTCAATCGCATCCATGTTGACGCGGTACCCTGTTGGCTTGACGACCTTCGATGGGTCGATGTCTTTCGACTCCAACAGTGCGCGCATCTTCTCGACATCAGGACTGCGCCCGCCCCCAGACTCCGTCCGCATGAGCTTGACGTGCGGCATGTCGACGCGCACCGACTTTCCTGACTCAGTCGGCTCGGTCTCCCAACCTTCGGTGTCGCCAAACTCAATCTGCTCTTGAAGCAGATCGGAGATTCGCTTCCTGCGGTCCTTCATGTGTTTGTCGATCACCGCGAGGGCGGCGCTAACCACAGCGCGCTCCTCGAATGACAGCGACTCAATCGGAGCCTGGAAGATCTTCTGCGCCACCGAGTCGAACCGGGACACCAACTTGTTCACGAGATCACTCATCAATTTCTCCTAGAAGCATGCTCAAAACGTCCTTGGATTCCTGCGCTCGCTGACCCTCACCAATGAGGCCCAACGGAACCGCCATCCCTTGCAAGACCGAGATAGTCGACTCAATCACCCCGCGCTCAGCGAGCTTCGTGCCCGACAGGTTGGAGGTGAAGATAGTCACAAGACGGTTGTCATATCGGTCGCGCAAAAGGTCTTCGAGTTCGGCATCAGAAAACCCAGACTCAGACTCGTGCGCCTTGCCGAAATCGTCGATCAGCAGCACGTCGACAGACCTGGATAGATCCCACAGCGGAGGCGCATCCTCGAACAACCGAATGTCCTTGTAGGCCGACCGAATCAACTTGCTGTGACGAACAAACAGGCAGGGCTGACCGTGAGACCGAAAGGCGCGCAAAACAATGCAAGCTAACGCGGTCTTTCCGTGGCCGTTGGGCCCATAGACGTAGAACCCGGTCCCCTCATCACGCATCATACGCAACTTCTCAAGGTAGACCCCTACGAACTTTTTTGCCGAGCCTTCAGGCACACGATCCCACACCGCATCGCGGTAACGCACAGGCATGTTCATACGCCCGTAATCAGCCTCCTCTAGGACCCGCGCCTCGTCTAGCCAGTAGTTCACCATTCCCCGATCTCTCCCTCGTCGCCTTCCTTCCACTCGCGATCCTTCAACTTGTCCTTGCCGGTCTTGCGTTTCCTCAGTCGCCTCAGCTCAGCCCAGGGGTCCAGGCCCTGCTTGATCGGCGGGCACAGTTCATGACGAATGCCCCACAGAACACTCGGCATCGGGGTCCGGGCATCGCCCTTGATCTTCTGATACTCCTCCCAATTCCTGACCGCGTAAGCCACGGCCTTAATTGCGGTATCTACGCCATACTCATTGGCAACCGCGGCGAGCTGGTTGGCGCCCTTCGTCGTCGGGACGCCCTTCTTGAACACGCCGGGGTCATAGCCAAAATGCTCGACAAACAGGTCCTCATAAAGGCGCCACAGTCCTTCCTTGTCCTCTTTAACCCCCTCGATACCCTCGGGGTCCACCCAGCTCTTCCCTCGCGCACGGGAGCCTCGCGTGCCCGCCTTACTGGACGTCTTCTTGATCGATCGCCTCTCGCGGCGCTTCCGGTTCCTCTCACGCTTCTCGTCAGTCTCCGCCTTCGCTTTCTCTCGCATTTCTTTGGCCGTCTGCACCCGGGTGCTACTGCCGACCTTCGGCCGAATAGGCGGACCCAGGTCGCGCTCAACCCGGGAACGCCGCACCTGCACCAACAGTTCCGCTGCGAATCGAATGGTTGGCTCCTGGTAGACACCAACCACCGCAACAACCGAGTCATCGGTGACCTCGTAGTCATAGACCCAAGACCCTTCCGGGTTCTTCGCGCAAAGCGCCCTCACAAGAGACTCGACCTCGTCGGGACCAGACATACCAACAAACCTCTCAAACTGGACCTCGGCGACGACGGCGTCGCCATCCGGTACGTCCACACCAGGTCGATACTCCCAGTCCAGATCCCGATACGGCTGCACCGACCGCAACACCTCGTAGACGATCCACGCCTTCGCCCCGATCTCCTCAATCCCCTTGAGGCGCTCGCCAAGGAGCCTCCTCCGGGTCTCGTTCGGCATCATAGTCCAATTCCCAGCACTCAAAGTCCTTTACCTCGCCATCCACCTCGACCTCGGCCGTGAAATATTGCCGCGCAAAATCTCGGCCCAACCTGGACCTGAGAAATGCCTCGAACTCCTGCGAGCCAGCCTCAGACTGATCGAGGTACTCCTGAACGGACACAACCGTACCGTCGCCATCCGGCGTCGTAACGATCTCCCCAACAAGAGGTTTGCGCAGCATCACGGCCTCCGACAACGTGAAGAGAGTGCACTACCGTAAGGGATGCACCCGCGGTCGGCAACTACCTTCTGTGACGCCCGGTGAGATAGTTGTGGTCCCTGACCTGGGATGGGTCACCGACCGGGATCTCCCCGCCAGTAAACCAGAAGGCTCGTCGAGCCCAGAACATGCCAAGAGCCGTGAAAAACGGCACCCAATGGAACCGCAAAAAGAATACAGCCAACTGCGAAGCCAGATGACCCAGCCTCATCTCCAACCGAGTAGCCTGCACGTTGACCTCGGGATGGCCCGAAGACGACCAGTCACTGAGATCCGGGACCTCGGGAGACTTGACATCTTCGACAACCATAAACTCGCTATCGGTCCTGGAGCTAGCCAACCTGGCCCACTCCTGTTCCTTCCGACGAGCTGCATCACGATCAATCCGCGGAGCCGTCTTCGTCTTCGTCGTCGTCGACCTCTGCGAGGTTGTGTCCGACATGCTTGAACTCCTCCTGGGTCAGACCACCGGCCGGCAACTCCTCGGTGAGGAGCGTGTTACTCCTCTTCACTTTCGGCGTCGGCCCCTGCGTCTCCTGTTTCTGCTCTTGCTTGTCTTGCTGCATCTGCGATCTCCTCGTTGAGGAGGACGCCCGCAAGGGCGACCTGAACCTCTCCGTCGATGTCACGGGTCTGGATCACGTTCCGACGCTCCAGCGCCCTGATTGCCGAATGATGGCCGACCGCCTTCGCGGCCACCCAATTCGCGTCTCCACCCAGTTCGACGAGCATATCGAACGCCGACTCCTGGGCCTCGGTGAGTTCTTCTGACATTGTAATCTCCTGCACGGGCATCTCAAGCACACCGTTTCGCATCCCAACCATGCCACGCCACACCGGACACTGCTGACGATGACGACACGCCGCGTCAAACGAGTGCGAAAAGCTGAAACAGACCGTTTCGCACTGGATCGACGAAATGTGTTTGCCCGACTTCGGGCAAAACACGGTCATGTAACCCGCTCGCGCCGGACCTGGCTCGATAACGTTCATGTGAAATGTGTAAACAAAGACCCGCCGCCTGTCCAGCAGGCGACGGGTCTAGTTTGCTCGCGGGACGGCGGATACCCCTACCCGTTAGTCCGGCCCTGTCCAGGGGCGAGCTGCTCCTGAGACTCCAGTCTGATCTTCAAGGGGGAGGTAGCATCGCACCCTTTAAGGCCAAGGCTGGCCGGAAGGAAAAGATGCAGCGATTTAACCCTCTACAGACTCTCATCATTTCTTCCCGCAGATACGCAACTCCTGACTCGATGCCCCGAAGGGCCAAAACCCGGACAGGATGGGAAGCGTTGAGTCCCTGTCCGTTACTGAGACCTTATGCACGAGCTTCACAACCGTCAAGGTAAAAAGTGCACAGCCTTCACCATTTCAGTCGTGACAAATCATGAGCCCATTCGACGTGCGCGAATAGGCCACGTACATCAGACGGTTACGCAGAAAGCTGTCCCTGCGACCTGCCCGGCCGATGTCAGACTGTAAGACATACACCTGGCGATACGTGGAGCCCTGAGACTTGTGAACCGTCGTCGCATAGGGCGGGCGCAACACCGCGAACTTCTCTTTGAGCGGCCAGAACTCACCCCACTTCTTGGCCCTCGCCAGACGCTTGAGCTGGCGATCCAGGGCATGTCGCTGCCTGGACTCCAGCGTCCAGACCTTGACCTCCTCGCCGGTGTGAAGATTTGAGACCCGCAACACCCAGCAGTCCATCCCGCCAAACTGGTCCTGCTGGGCATCGATAACCTCGATCTCCGCCTCGGTCTGCAGCACGACGTTGTTGTGCTGAACATATGCCTCAACAGCGACCAGGCGCTCGCCCGCGACAAACGCATCTACATCCTGACCCCAGATCGCCTGGCGAACATCACGGTTGATTTTGTTCACTGAGCGGTTCGTCCACGCCAACGCTTTCACAGAATGGTCGACACGCGCGTTCTCAATGAGGTCGTCCATCCAGCGGTTACGGGCATCGTAGTTCACGATTTGACCATAACTGTCCGAGGCATCGCCAGGAATCAACGGCTTCGGCGAGTTGATGTTGTCGCGGATTTCGTCAACCGCCTCACCAACCGCACCGGCGTATCGCATCACCTCCGACAGTGTGACCTGAGACTCGACACCAAAGGTCGGCGACTCATCGCCAGTGTCGTTGACTGGCGGGAGTTGCAGCGGATCCCCCATCACGACAACACGAATCGGCGCCTGAAACATCTGCGAGATCGATTCCTGGACCTCGTCATTCAAGTACTTCCAGAGGTCCTCGTCGACCATGGAGCACTCGTCAAGCACGACCAGCGTATAGTTCTGGATCGGCGCAGTTGTGTCTGGTCGGTCACGACGAAACACCTGTCGACCCTCAACCTTCTGAGGGCGCAACTTCAGAAGCGAATGGAGCGTGGCATAGTGGTACCTGGAGCTGCCATGAGATGCAGACGTGTGCGCAAGCACACCAACCGCCTTGTGCGTCGGCGCCGCCATCGCAGTATTGAACTGCGACCTGCCCAACCTCGAACAGACCTCCTGAACCACCGATGTTTTACCGGTCCCGGCGTAACCGAAGAGGCCAAAGAACGACTCCGAGCCGTTATTCCACCAGTCGATCATCGCTTCGATCGCTGCGAGCTGCTCGTCATTCCACTCAAATGCGAACCCAGCCCCAGCGGCTTCCACCTTGTCCGCCCTCCGTGAAGCCAACACCCTGGCCTCCCGAAGTGCCTCGGTCGGACCAAGGGGTTCGACACCCTCCATCTTCCAGCCATCAGGGCCGAGACAGCGAAACGAACCATCAGGCTCTACCTCGATCTCAACGCCCTTGAAGGTTTCCTTAATCAGTTCCATTTCAACCTCCTGACCAGCGAAGCTAGCACCTGTGCACAGGTTTCACAAGTTGTCACTCTGGAGGATTTCAGAACCGAACAAAACGACGTCAGGACTGTCGTAGCCTTCAGGCGTCCAGTCCAACGTGACGTTGTAGGCGTGGTACGTAGGATCACGATCGAACCGACGCACGATACACCCAGGGACCTGCTCTCCGGTCGGCAAATACGCAACAACACGGTCATCGATCGCCGGCAGCGGTAGTTCACCCGTCCAGACCTTGTCCTCGACAACATAGCCTTTCACGACGACATGGCCGGCATGACGACTCCACACCTTCGCATCGTAGCGCCTCGCAACCTCCTCGGAAGGCTCCGGTCGGAACTCCCAGCGCTTGAACTGGCGACCGCTGTTGCGATCATCGAGAACAGCCAACCTGACCCACCAGTTCGGACCGCCGCTCTCGCGCTCCCCGATAAGCACCGCGGCGACCGCAGCGATGTGCTTGCACGGTCCATCGCGATGCTGAAAGCTGGGGCAGTCACAGTGCTGCTGAGCCGTGTTGAGGTTAATCCAGACCTGGTACTCGCCGGTATTGCCAAACACCGTCGCGTCAATGACATCGTCTGTCTGACGAAACGACATCCTGCGGTACATGTCGGGCAGTTTCGCCCTAGCGCTGGCACCAGCTCCAAGGATCAGACCAAGCATCGTCGGCGTCCACTTCCAGTTTCGGTTCGGGTTCGGGTCAAACCTCTCAACCCGCTTGAAAGTCGCCCTCACCATTCACCGACCTCCCCCATCTGGGTCGGATCGTCCTTTTGCCACTCGCGGTCCCGAAGCCGATCACGCCCGGTCTGACGACCGCGCTTGCGACGGTGTTTCTTCTCGGTTTTCAGTTCGGTCTCCCGGGTCCTGCCGGACTCGATGCGCCATTCCTTGATCGCTCCGTTGCACAACAACGCGTAGACGTCCCTGTCCTTCCAGCAGAAGTTGGCGAACCACCCGAGATCCTTGCTGAAGACGTACCTCAGATAGTCCTCGGCATGGTTAACCCCGCCGACCTTCCTCACCGCCTTCAGGATCTTCGGCGCCGCACGCTTCGAGATCGGCTTGACCTCGTCCTCAACACCCTCGGCGACAGCCAGAGACATCACCAACTGCTGTAACCGCAACAGCGTGTCCGCATCCTCCTCACTGACGTCGTCAATCGGCTCAGTGGGGGGCTTGGGGGGCCTGGGAGAGTCGGGATCGGAGTTGGTCGTAGACCTCAGACCCAACGCCCGCTCCAGAGACTCAAACCGCGGAGTCAGGGCAGCAAGAACCACGTCGACCAAACGACCAACGGGCAGAGACTCGGCCTCGCCGAGTCTCTGGCGCCCGGAGCCGTAGGCGACGGGGTCCTTGACCCTGGCCTCTGACCCAGAGCCCCCGGCAGGGGATTTCGCGACGAGACGCGGGTCCGAGGCTGAGCTTTGCGAAGCCGAGGCCCGCGGCCGCGCGGTGGGTTGGTTGGTTTGTTGTTCTTGTATTCTATTATGGCCGCCAGATCTGGCGGGCGGTTCAGTCGACAGATCTGGCGAGTCGCCAACATTGGCGACGAACCTGGGTTCACCCTCCACGAACACGAGCTGGCTACCGACGTCGTCGGTAAAGAACGATTCGTGCAACGCGGGGAGGACCTCACCGGTCTTGAGGCGGAACTGGAGCGAATTATCCAGTCCAGGCGCGAAACGCTCCTGAGCGAACTCCTGGAGGTCATCGGTCGTGATTGGCGTGCGACGAATCTCGTGACGAACTGAATTGGTGCTGGTTACCACGGTGTTGACCGTGATCACCCCGGCCTCTTCGAGTTGCTTCATGACCCTCAGACGGGTCCTCGACGAGATCTTTGCGCGCCGTTCGATCTCGCTGGCGCCAAGGGTGCAGACGCCGTGACCGAACATCACGCGAGTTACGATGTGCAAGAATCGGATGTGTGATACCGAAGAAAGCCCTTGCTTTTGCAGAGCCCAGGCATCATATTCCTCCACCGAGAGATACATACGGGTGTCTCCTTGAATGACCCGGAAGCGATCTGGTCCCACAACTGAGTCGCTTTCGGGTTGTTCTTTTTCTTGGGATCATCCAGCAGGACCAAATCTCAGAAGTGCGAAGCAGAGTGAGACTCGGTCATCAGGATGTCAAGGGATCGGTTCTCACGGCCTGAACGCCGCTCTGAACTCTTCGTTGGTGTAGACGGACAGATCACCCCCGGGGTACTCGACGAGCCAGTCTCCAGCCTCTCCCTGGACGACAGCTCTCGCTTTCGTTCGAACGACGAAGTCAGTCTCCATTCGCCGGGCTCGAAGTGATCTCTGCGGCATTACCGCAACATTGAGGTCGGGGGGTGACTCAGGAAACAGGATCTTGGGGTCTGCCTGAAGGGGTTCCGACGGCTCATCAGCCAGCTCACCGATCAACCTGTCGACCTTTTCGACTCTGGTCTTGGCGCGCTCTTGGCGCGCGAAACTCTGAGCATTGAGTTCCCGAGTCGACTGTCGTTCGCGTGTCGGTCGTTGGCTGTCGTCAGCAACCGCTGACATCCCGAAAACCCCTTTGAACCAGTCCTTCATCCCTGAACCTCTATGGCGTCGTGAACGATACGGAACGGTTCATCATCGAGAATCGCCCCACTTTTGATGTCTTCCACTGCCTCAGTGAACCACCCTGTGACCCGAGACCGAAATGGCCACATCCAGTAATAGTCACCGCTGGTGAAGTTTTGTGTGATGCCCTCGATGCGGCGTTCAACATTCTCGTCGCTCCAGCCGTCCCAGATCGAAGCGGCAAGCGTCATGGTGTACCCACGTTTTTCAGCCCACGCGCGCACAGGCGCGGGTAGTGGCAGCAAGAACACCTGACAGATGCCGAACCACGCCATCCACGGCACCCAGATCTTTCCGATAGCCAAAAGGGCCAGGAATGCCAGAACCTGTGGCACAACGTAGCCCAACTGGAATGACATTAATGGTTTCTCTTTGGCATCCCAGCCGTGCACGAACTCGTGCGCCAGCACGCGCCAAAACGAATACGCTTCAAGTCTGTCCATGTCGGGAACAAACAACGCCTTGCCGACGAAGCTGATGAAATCGGTCATGTATCGACGCTCGATGCGCCGGGCGCCCTTCGCTATCTGAAAGACTGCAAACGACAGTGAGGCGATCGCGCCCAATGACGCTCCAATTGCTAATCCTGTCAGGGTGTGGCCGAAGAGAAACCCTTCGTAGCCCCCAATGATGGAGCCGGCGATCGAGCCAACCGCAAGCAGCGGCAAAAGGACGTTCACAACGGCACGACCGAGACTGATGCTTTCGTCTTTCTCGTAGCCCCACATCCAGAACATCACAACGCCGAGGAGGCGCTGGTGCCAGACGTCCTGCTTCTCGTAGACCTCGAAGCCTCCGAGGTGCTTTCGAAATAGAGAGATGATGAGTTCGTTGCGCTCGTGCATGATCGACTCCAGTCGAATCAAGTATCAGCCAGCAACGATTTTCACGCCAGTCTCGATGAGGTCAGTGACATCGAATCGACATTTTGCTTCGTAGACGTCTTCAACGGGGGTCTCGACAAGATACCTGCAGACCTTGCCCCAGGGGTAGACGACAGCAATGTTTCGTCGGGCCAGCGCCTCTTCAACGGCTGAAACCATGAAGGCCGGGACATCGATCACCGCCTTGTGGGCGCCGGACTCCTCAGCGATAGCTGCGATATGCTTCGCACGCCTTTCGATCTCATCGCGGGAGGGCGCTGAGATGAACTTCATGCACTCCTGGAGGTCGAGGAGCTGAACTGTCGGTAATTCGTACACCCCCATTTTGCGCATCGCGCGACTGGGTGGTGACGAGGAGAGGTGTACAATCTTTCTTTGAAATGCGTACATAGGGCCCCGCTCAGGTCGTCATTGCCCTATCGTAGCACCCCAGATCGGGGCTTTCTAGCCAAGGAAATCATCGATGCGAGAGATCGCCGTGGACTCCTCCTGGATGCCACCCACTTCAGTCAGCGTTTTTTCGGCGTTCTGAATGATCTCCCTGGCGAAGCTCATCGCATTACGCTTGTGCCGCTGCACGTTACGACCGCGATCGATGTTTCGGAGTTCGTTCTCCAGGTTCTTTGTCGCGTACTTCACCTTTTCGAGGTGACCTGCGGCACGACTCACATCTTCGGACATCTGCTCACTCATGATTACTCCGTTGCCTGGCTGACGCCGTACACGATGAGGATCGACGAGCCGGCGCCCACAATGAACCCTGCGGCGAAGGTAATCGTCCCCTTGTTTCGATTCCACCAGGAGTTCTCGCGCTCGTGAATGTCATCGAGAAGTTTGTCGGCCTTCTTGAGCTGGTTCCAGGTGGCATCGAGATGTGCCGTGCAGATCGCACCGTTGGCGAGGCCGTCAGAGTAGGTCTGTTCGGCGTATAGGCGCAACTCGGAAAGCGACACGAGTTTCTGCTCTGACATCACGAAGCCGCCGGGGTCAAGGCCCAGGCTCCGTACGCACGCTGCCTGTTCGGCCGTGAGACCGCCGGGGTCTACGGGGACAACTTCGTCCTCCAGGGGTGCCGGGGGCGCCTTGAGTTCGGTGAGCTGCACCTGGGGCTTGTCCAGGGGGTCCGATTTCTTGGTGGTAGCGCAACTGACAAGCAGCAGAGCCGACAACAGAACAAGGAGTCTCACAAATGCCTCCGATAGGAAGACGGGGTGTCAGCGATCTGCAGCGCAAGCCGGGTCTGCACAGGATCCGGTAGTTCGAAGAGGTTCATGTTCTGATTGATCGACACCCAGCAAACCGCATACGACGTGTCGTCAACCTCGACGATTCGATCCACATCGAAGGTCGCAATGGTCGATCGAGCCGACTCTTCAATCGGGAAAGCAACCTGATGGTGCAAGCCGAACCGGCCGTCCCAACGCAAGTACATGCCATCGACGCCCCGCATGCGCACGCGAGATCCAGGGAAAGGACGATCGGTGGTTTTTCGAAAAATCCGGGATGCCGTGTCTGACTCAATGAGGCCACAAAGCAATCCGTGGTCTCGCTCAGGCAAGACAGCGATATTCCAGGAGGTTCCCTCGGCGGTCACGGTCCCAAGGGGCTGAAAGGTGTGAGCCCCTTGTGTCGCGAGCACCCACTTCGACCGATAATTGCCACAGAACACCATCGGTTTGCCAGCAATCTCCAGGAGATCTCCTGTTCGGGGCTTTACGGCGAGACGACCCAGAAGGAAGCCGCCAGAACCATCTCTGTTGGGCCAAATGGACTCATACTCAGTCGCCTCCAGAAGGCTCAGGAGACGCCTGGCGTCGAAATGGCTACCCTCATCCTCGACGTAGTGAACCTTGGCGCCAGGGCAGGCCACAGGCTGGCAGGAAGACATCCTGACTAACGGCACCAGTGGTACAGCAACGATGTCCCCGGACTCAGTGAAACCCGCGTACACGAACTCCCCAGAAACACCCTCGCTCGACAAGCGCATGCGCGAGCCGAGCGAAGGTAACTGGTCGAGGGCGTAACTCTCAGCGAGGAACACGGATCAGATCGCCTCGTCGTAGGTGTAGCCCGCCTGCATGAAGCCCCTGACGACGTGCTGCATCATCAGCGACAGCGCGGCCATCCAGTTCGAGCTGAGCAGCTTCATGGTGATACTGGAGTCGAGGTCTCCGCCGATCTGCAGCATCACGTACGGCGGACTGCCGCCCAGTGACACTGTGACGGTCATCTCGTTACCGTCCTCATCACGGCCCTGGACCATCGCGTTCTTCGCGTCGCCGGTCGCGGAGCCGAAGGTGCATGTGAGGCGCCCCGGGTGCGATGACGGCAGGTTGTCGCAGATCGCCATCGCGTAGGTCTGTGCGATCTGGCGTGCGTCTTCGGGAAGATCGAGGCCGGAGTACTTCTGGAAACCGCTTGGGCTCAGCTCGGTTTCCTTGGGGACATCAGGCACGTTTCCGGGGTCGTCGGCTTCGAGGAGGTGCTCCATGAGGCCGAGCTGCTTGGCCTTTTTCGACAGCTTCACGGCCATCTTCATAACGGCAGCACGGTTGGGTCGCATTTTCTTCTTGATGCGTTCCAGTTTCTCGGACTCAGCCTCCATGCCAAGGTCGAGCAAGATAGCCTGGGCCAACGTCAGGACTGCTGCGGCACCTTCGGGGCTCGGCCCTTCGTAGGTTTTGCTGCCGCCGCCACCCAAGAGGTCCGACACCGACACAGCCTCTTTCACGGCCTGAGCGAGCCCCTCGCAGACCCCCGCAGCATCATCCTCTCCGAGATCTGCAGCTTCGGCGAGTCGATAGAGGAAATCGGCGGTTCGACGTGCTTCGACTGCACCCGGGTGCGATTCGATGATACCGCCACTGGTATTCATCCCAACGTCGACCATTGCCGTCTTGAGGTCGTGTGCCTGGCCGATCGAAAGACCAACCTCTGCGGCGGCGGACGCAATGCTCTGGCCCTGGCCAACCAGTTCGACAAAGGCGTCAACGGTCTGGACGTCAATGCCAGTCATGACTGACAGGGTGTTGGCGAGATGCGCGGGGAGCTGAGGCCCCTCGTTGGTCGAGGTGTCGAGCGGAGAGCCGTGAGACACGTTCTGCCGATACGAAGCCTCATCGAGCACGTTGTCGATTCGGTTCAGGATGTCGCTCATCTGATGGTCTCCTACAGGTTCTTGGTGGCCCATGCCGCAAGACGTTTTCGCCGGACGACGGGGTCCGGTTCCGACTTGATGCGGTCCAGTTCCTTCCGTTTGACTTCGACTTTTGTATCCCGTTTCGCTTTCGCAATCAACGCGTCGGCCGTAGCCTTCTCGGCCTCCAGTACCGCAACTTGGCGCAACGAATCCACGGCCGTCTCTGGCGGAACTTTGAGCAGATCCTGTTTCGACTGTGGCTTTTTGCCGCGAGGCGCCAACAGGAGCCAACCGAGAATTGCCACGAGCGCGCCAGCGATAACCCACCACCACTTCTTGATGGTCGACCAGATCTGTTCAGCGAGGTCCTTCATGCGATGTCATGCTCCTGCATCCAGGCGATGTCGTCAGCCTCTTGGCGCCCGGGAAACAATTTGTGGCAACAGTGTAGCTTGAGTTCGTATCCCCCGACCCCCGGGTCAAGCAACCCCCGTGCTGCAATTCGAGAATACCGTCTCCACGGCTGAGTTGCACCCAGCACATTCTTGATCCGCACTGAGCCATCTCCCTCACGCACGCGCGCTAGTGGTTCGTCACCTTCACAGATAACCAAAACGCCGTCAGTAAGATCCCTGGGGTTGACCCCCATCTTGTCGAGCGGCATGACATCAGCAGGCGTTCGGTCGAAGAGCAACTGGAATTTACCCCAGACGTGCCGCTCCAGGAAGTCCACGAACACCTCGGGCGGGACGTAGTAGTCTTCGTCACCGAAAACTACCGTGATCCCTTCGACCTCGTAGCGCACTGCGCCGGAGATAACCCAGGTGTGAAAAACACCCCAGCCGATAACACCCAGCGTGATAGCGAGCAGGAGGTACATCGCGGCGGCGCCTCCGGTGCCCCAGCCGTTGTGGAACCCAACCCAAATCGTACCGAAAAGAACGATCGCCAGGAACGGTGCAGCGGCCCACGTGGCGCGCCAGGCTTCGGTGATTCGCAGCGATGCCGGAACCCTGTACTGCCCTGGCTTCATGTAGCTATAGCCTTCAGTCACGATACTTCTCCGGGAGGCCGGCGGCCGCTGCGAATGCCTGGAACACGTCGTCATGTGCTGACGTCTGAATGTCCTGGTCAATGACAGTGTGAATCAACTCGTGCCGAACTACTTCGCGGAGGTAATCAGGTTTCTGGAACGCCTTGGGGTGTACCGTGATGATGGTGTAGTCGTGCTCATCAGTAGGCGCGATGCTGACTCCAATCTTTCCAACCCCGATGGGGATCTTGGACGCCCCGATACTGAATCGTGGCCACCGCATCTCCTCATCAAAGACTTGTTCGTGCGCCCGCGCGAGCGCGGGCCTGAGTTCTTCAGAGAGCTGCTGCAGGCTCTGCTGCATGTCAATTCTCCGAGTAAGATCAGCGATGACGTCTGAGTAGTTAATGCCGGGCTCCTGAAGGGCCCTGGCTGTTTCAATCGTCCACCGCAAGACACGATCCCAGTGGTCCCGCCCGCCGACCATGGAAAGGGCAGTCTCATCGATGTCGCGTGTTGAAAATATCGTGGTCGACAACGACCAGGTTCCGTCATGCACGAGACTATGGCAGTTCACCGAGACGTAGGAACGATCGTCGGGAATGATGAGACGCCAGTCCTTGCCGCCGAGCTTGTCATTGGGCGTGGATGGGTAGTCGTACCAACCCGCACTCTCGACAGCGAGCCAGTCGACAGCCTTGGCGAGCTGGTAGTGAAAGTACTCAATGCCGTCCCAGTTCGGCCCAAAATAGTGTCGTTGGACTGACCAGTGAGCCATCAGGCGACGGATATGTTGCGCCCTGGGCGAGTTGAGGTGAACGTCCTCGACGAACAGCTTGTCGTAGTAGAACGCCTTCTTGGGGCCCATGAGGATATCGCCATCGAGATCGACCAGAAACCCCGCGACCTGGCCGTGCTTGACCACGACGCCCCGGATTTGACCCAAATCGCCACGACGATTGGCCAGGATTTCGTTGGCGCCTGGCGACACCTGGACCCCCCGACCGACCAGGGGGTGATCGCGCTGAATGTCGGAACCGGGGTTCAATTCGAGGTCGAACTCGTCATCCCCGATCTCCACAGGGAAGTCTTCAACGAGCATTCTTCTTGGCTCTCTTGCAGAAGGGGCACTCTGGCGGGCACTTCCGTTTCGAGAAGTGCAGCTTGCGGTACTTGGTGTAGTCAGCCCGGACGTCATCGACAGGGTCAAGCGTCTGACCTGTTCGCACCGCCTTGGGAATGTTCACCGCAACCTTCGAGACGACCGTGAAGTTCTCCAGGAGGGCGTCAACCCTCTCCACGAGGGGGCTTGGTCCAATGGTGCGGCCGAATCCCCTCTCAAACCCCAGAGCTTCCTTACGCGCCGAATTTTTGTCTGTGTCCACGCCGATCTCTCCGTTAACCTCTGAACTGCGGTCAGGTTAGGTCATTTCAGGTTCAGGTGCCATGCGTTTCAGAATCGCTGAGCGAGACGGTCAAGCGTACATTTTCGATGGCGAAACCACATACTATGGCCCGTTCTACGTGTCAGCAGTAGGTCGCGTCTGGGCGGATGTTTACAGCAGGGGTGAAATCCTGAGTAATCAGTGCACAAGATGGCACCACAGTGCTCTGAAGCCCTGGGGCGTACGTGAGTACATCGAGCACATCGACATGGACCTCGACCTCTCACCGATGCTGAAGGAAAATCCACTGGCGCCGATCGCGGTTCGATGGGTGCGCATTCAGCGCGACGATACACTCAAGAGCTTCGCCTTGGCTTGCGGAGTTACCGAACAGACCGTCGTCAACTGGGAGCAGGGCAGGTACCCCTGCAGCGGCAGCCCTGCAATTCTGATCCGTGACTTTCTTGACCCCCTGCGCTCCAGGTAGTACACAGAGTGCACATCGACATGGAACGTCCACAACGTCACGGAGGACACTATGCTTACCCTCACCCGCAAAGTCGGCGAACGAATCCAGGTTGGCGACGACATCACCATCGAAGTGCGCGAGATTCGTCGAAGTCAGGTCCGAATCGGCATCGTTGCGCCCAAGGAAATTCCAATTAACCGCGAGGAGTTGTTGGGGTCGACACGCTCAGGCGGTGACGAAGACTCCGAGCCGGAAGAGCCCTTCGAGCCTCCGGTAATCATTCGAAGGGGACACGGCAAATAAAACGGGAGCAGACAGGGTGGAGGACCCGTCTGCTCCCGTGCGGCTACACGCGCGAGGGGGCGCGCGTTCCAGTAGACGATTGCTCGCCTACCGAATCAGGACCCAGAGTCACCCTGCGTGTGAGTGATCGTGCCAGACTTTGCTCCGATGACGCGGCCGCCATTGAGAGTGACCGTTCCGGGGTCAGAGTTGTTGTCGAGATCGCCACCGAAGTAGCAGTCCTCGCCCGTCAACGTGCCTGCAGCCATGGCTGCGTCACCTTCAACGCGGCACCCTTCCATGGTGAGGTCTCCGGCAACACTGAGGTCACCGTTCACCACGATATTGGACATCGTCAGCGTGACTCCGTCGGGGACCGTGAGGTTCTCCACCTCTCCGCCCTGAAGGGCTTCGATGGGTGGAAGGACTGAAACCAACCCGGCAGTCTCCAGATCCTTGAGAGCCTGGAGGCCGCCCGGAGGGAGTCGAGTGAGGTTCACCTGGAGGCTGACCTGACCGGCCTCCGGCACCGTACGACTGAAGCCGCCCGGGAGCGGTACATCGACAGCCTGCTCGGCAGCCGTCGTCAGCGCAACACTGTCATTGGGGTGCGAGACTGAGAGCGCGAACGGTCGGCCAGCTCGGTCCGCGGTCACTTCGATTTCAGCGAGCGACGCCGAAGCAGTGAACGGGATTGCGCTTGCGGCAATCAGAGCCTGGAGCGCCGAGGCTACGTCGGTTGGCGTCTCTGCGGCGCCGACCTCGTACTCGAACGCGGCTCCCTCGAACACGACGCTGTGAAGGTCTCCCTCCTCGGCTGACCCGATGGTCACCGTTCGGACCTCGGCTACGTCTTCGGTTTCGTTTGTGACGACGATCTGCGTGGTCATTCCTTGCTCCCTTCTGCGTCCGCTTTCGCGTCGGAGTTGTCGACATCAGCCTGCTCACCAACATCTGCGGCGGCAGGCTCTTCGGTTCCGGCATCGACCCTTGCAACTCCGGCGTCCTCTTCGGGAGCGTCCGGTTTCGGCTTCTCCTCGCATCCAACGAGCAGCAGCAACAGGGCGAATACCAACAGCGTGATGTATTTCATCGCAATTCTCCGCTTGGCTTGATGATCTTGTATATCACCGGCCAACCTCAGATGCACCCCAGGTTGACAGTGTGACGTGAGTGCACATAATGGTGCCCTTCACAGGAGACAGCATGATCCGAAGAGAAACCGTAGACGATTTGGTCGAACTGGCCGACTGGAGCGATGAGAAGAACAATGAACGTCTCATGGAGCGCATTGTTGCGTTCCTGGAGGATCGCATCTACGTCATCAAGGCCGGCCGAAAGGGCTCCATGATGGACGATGTGTGCGAGGTCAAACGCGCTCGATCGGACGCGCGCCTGAAGGTCCTCTACAATAGAGTAGAGCATTTCGAAGAGCGACAGCTCCAGGCAGATCTACCAGAAGATCTGGAAACTCTACCCCAGGAGATGAAGCTGTTGTGGCTAAGGACCTTTCGGGCCGTAATGGAGTCTTCCGGTGATTCCGGTGTCGCGCACCGCGCAGCACGCGAAAGCGTTCGACGCACCACTGAGCACGAGATCGCTCAACCGACGTAGTTCTCGATGAGGTCGCCGGTAAGACCGGCAGACTCTTCCTTCTCGGACGCCTTCAGCACCGTCTTACCTACCGTCGTCAGCGCATCGCTGACACCGTCGAGGAACAGCTTGGCCTGCTGGTCTTTTTTCGACGCCGCGGCCAGACCCTTGAGCAGTTGCACCATCTTGAAGTGCGCGTCCGGCTTTTTGTAGTCGGTGTCCATCAGTTCTTTGATCGCTGTTTTGGCCTTGTCTGCCATTTTACTCTCCTGTGCTGGTCGAGCTGCATTGTCAGCCCAGCGAACCTACAAAGCAACTCGCTTGACACTGTGCACGGCGTGCACATATTGTCGATGCACCGGGAAGGGCACCCCGCCTTCCCACTCACCAGGAGGTAGCAAATGGCACGGTTCGATGAAGCAGTCCCTCTTTCCGAAGCGCTCGAAGCGCTCGGGCTCGCCCACCGGGTTCACGGCGTTCGCTCCGCAGGCGATACTCTCGTCGTCGGCTCTGACGCTTGCGCCAGTGAGATAGATGCTGATCGCGGTCGACTCTTCTACAGCGTCGGCACTCACAAGGTCCTCTACTCGTTCCGAGTTGTTAACGTCTCGCCCGACACCGGGCGGCGCTTCGCCTCGCGGAACTCCTTCGCCGTGGTCCTCGAAGACACCGGATCGGATGTCCGTCTGGCACTCAAGTGTTCTGGATAGGAGGTCACGATGAGACTCATCGGATACATTCGGGTGTCGACCGAAGCCCAGGCTGAGTCTGGGCTAGGCATCGAGGCCCAAGAGGAACGAATCAGGTCCTACTGTAAACTATTCGAGCACGACCTGATCGGTGTTGAAGTGGACGCGGGCGTGTCCGGCTCGACCCTGAACCGGGAGGGGCTGGAAGCAATGCTCACGCGGCTCAAAAAATCAGGCGACGTCGACGGTGTTATCGTCGCCAAACTCGATCGGCTGACACGCTCGGTCAAGGACTTCGCGATCCTTTTGGAGAATTACTTCGAGTCTCAGTTCAGGCTCGTTTCGATCTCTGAGCAAATCGACACCAGCACGGCCACCGGCGAACTGGTACTCAACGTTCTCATCGCGATCTCGCAGTGGGAGCGAAAAGTGATTGGGGAGCGGACCGCCAAAGCGCTGGAGCGCAAGCGCGCACGTGGAGAGTATACGGGTGGCGGAACCCCCTACGGGTACGCCCTTGACGATGACGGGGTCAATCTCATAGAAGATCCGGCCGAACAGAAGGCCATCCGAACTGCGCGGCAGCTCAGAAAAGAAGGGGGCTCGCTCCGATCGATCTCGCGCGCCATGGCTCACTTCGGCTTGAAAAATCGCAAAGGGAAGCCGTTTCACCCCACACAGGTCAAACGTCTCATCGAAGAATGAACATCGACTACCAAGAACTACGAAGACAGGGTCGTGAACTACGACGAAAGGCCCCAACTCAAACGCTGCAGGTACAACTGCACCCGGGTGCGACCCCTGTCGAGGATGTGCGGACCGACAACAGCTTCCGGGCCAAAATGACCTTTCATATGCTCACCGCGGCCTTCATTACGGCTGGCATGCATGAGCACATCGCTGAGGACTTTGCGGAAGCTCGTGTCCGAGACCAATTCAGCGGTTCAGCGGATTCAGGTGCCCCCGGATCTGCCTGAGTAAGGCCGGATCTCCCTCCCTCAGCGCCCGGGTGAAAGCAAACCGCTCTATCTTCAGCGTGCGAGCAGCTTCGTCCACACCCTGGACCTTCAGCCACCCCCACAGCCCCTGCTCGCCGAAATCAACGGCAGCGTAGTGGTGGAACCACTTGTCTTTGGCTCGGGTCCGATAGATAAAGAACCGGTGGCCAGGAAACCGTTCCTCCCGCGCGCATCTCGCGACATAGCCAGGCGAAAGGCCGACTCGGTCTGCCAGTTCCTCACGAGACATTAGGTCGATAATTTCCATGGAGCACCTTGACGAACGGGTGAACAGAGTGCACAAGTTATCCAGCGATGACGTCCTTGTCCAGGTCGGTGATTTCATTCGGCACGAGCGAGACCTGACCAGCAAGACACGCGTGGACCTAGCAAGCGACGCCGGCGTACACGTCCACACCCTGGACCGCATCGAGGCCGGCGGTAACACCGGATTCAAGACTCTCGTGAAAGTGATATACGGTCTTGGATACGACTACGAAGGCGGCGTTGTACACTTCTTTGCGGACGCGAACGACTATGACTCAGGAAGAAATCGCGGAAAGGAACCCTGAAGCGATCCTCATTGACGGCCTCGACAAGGCGATCATCGGCATGGCGCGCCGTGTCGGGATGGAGGTCGTCGCTTACGACTACGACAAATGCGTCGAGGTCTTAATGGAGCGGGAAGACTGGGATCGTGAGGATGCGATTGACTGGATGGAGTACAATGTCGTTGGAGCGTTCATGGGTGCATGTACGCCCGTGTTTGTTGACCTCAGTATTCCGCGATGACAGCGTTGCCGCTTTCAACCAGAGCATCGTTAAGCGATGCGCCGTTCGCTGAGTAAACCACGATAATCCACCGCCCGTACTTGCCGGCACCGTCGACCTCAATGGTGCAGGGGCATTCAGACCGAAGCCACGACTTCGTGAACTCCGAGGCGGCGGCACCCCTGGCGTACTCCTCGGTGTAGGCCGTCTTGGCGTCGTCCATCCACTTCTTGACGCCATAGATCTCAGGTGTATCGACTCCGTCCAGGCGGGCGCTTACTTTGCGGTAGGTGTTGAAACCAATGTCCACGAGGACCTCAATGGTGTCACCGTCGACAACCCGAACAAGCTCGAAGCTGTAAGCGGCTTCAGGGGGCACCCCAGGGCATTCAGTCTGCTCTGGCGCCGAGGCACACCCCGACAGCAGCAAGAGCAGCAGCAGCGCGCTGGTTACGCCCAGGAGGCGGTCCACGGCCTCAATGAGTCCTTCCTTGAGAGCCCAATCTCCGTTCTCCCCTTTCTTGTACTTGCGCTTCACTGCGGCCCAGGCTGTTGCCGCAGATCGGCTCTTGTCGCCATCGTATTGCTTGCTCGCCGAGTTGTAGACCTTCATCCACATGTCCTGGGCCTTCGCTGGAAGTGCGTCCTGGACGGGCTGGGGAATGTCTGACGTCGTCTTGTAGGGCATGCGAACCTCCGGTTCCGGGAATCGTAGGACACTCCAGGGATTGACGGAAGGGGTGGCCGATGTACACTGCGTGCACATGGAAAACCAACACGCTAGAAAGCGCCGGCTTCATCGAGAGCGCGTCGCCGAGGATTTCAACGCCTGGCTCGCCGAGAAATTCGAACCCCTGCGCAACAAGACTGGGACACCAAAAACGAGCGGCGGTCTGGTTCGCTACCGCATCGATGACCTGAACAGCCTGACGAAGTTCTTTATCTGGAAATTCATAGGTTTCGACGACATCAGGAAGGGCGAGCCCTGCGTCCTGGCTAAGTTCCAGGGGGTCTGTCAGATCCTTGAACTGGGCGAAGATGAGGCGCTGGCTATCACATTCAATAAGCGTTACAGGACCAAGATCGAATCGGCCATGATCTCATACAGGCGCAGCGGAAAATCACCGAGCGGCAAGCCCAACAGGGTGTGGGCAGACGCTGCTGAGAAGCAGCTTCGCCATATGTACCGAGGCATCGAGCTTGATGAAGAGAGCCTGTCGCTTCGAGCCGAGTTTATTGCGATGGAGGGGAAATGAAGCTCGCGCACACCATGGTCGGCCTCAGAATGGATCGCGGGATGACCCAGCACGCTGTAGGCAAGCTCGCTGGCGTCTCTCACTCAACGATCGCCCACATCGAGGAGGGTGGTGACCCCAAGGTGTCCACGCTCTACGCGATCGCTGACGCTCTGGAGATCGCACCAACGGTCTTGATGCCCCCGCTGAACAAGGATCAGGCGAAACGAGAGGCAGAGAGGGTCGCGACGACCTTGTCGGATGCCCTGGTTGAGGTAATGGTTACGCCATCACCCGATCGATCTCCGACCTGAACATTTTCCGCATCGACGTCTTGAGGAGCTGGAACGCGAGATCTGGTCCGTGCGTCTCGATACACGCCGACAGAAACTCGTCCGTGAATGTCTTCTGGACGTCTACTTCATCTCGTCTGGATGCGCCGCGGAGCACTAGCTTCACAACCCAGGATCCCGGTGTCCTGTAGACAGCGCATCGGTTGGGCTTGTAGATAACGTCACCGAGTTCGGCCTTGAGGTCGAAGAGGTCGCCAGAGGCGTCGGCGAGGAGAGATCTAAGGTCTTTGTCGTTCATGGTACCTGTTGACACCTGTAGTGCACGCACGTAACGTACGGCGTCTACCAGATCGGAAGTGATGTGGAAACATTCAAGGGTAAGCTCAAGCTGAATGAGGCGGATCGCTCAGGCGTGCCCCAGCTCCAACTGACAGTAGTCGATGAGGTCTCGGGCCTATCGGTCCTCGACGTCTTGGTCGACATGGAAGACTTCCCCGAAGACTACCTGGACCGCAAGGGAAAAGACTGCGAGGTCATCCTGCGGGATATCGGCAAAATCGGCAAGATCCAGCAGACCAAGACGATCTTGCTTGTCCTGGGGCCATCCGAATCAAAGGAAGCCGCCATCGCCAGGGCTGAGGAAGATCTTGGAGATGGCTGGAAGGTTCGCGCTCGCGACGTTGGTGACCCGCAACGCTATCGCCCCAGCCAAGGCGGCTACGTCGTCAACATCACCCGATTCGTTGACCCGGAGAACGCATGATCGAACCAATGTATGACCGCGTCGTTTTGCGCCGCGACGAAAAAGCAGAGACCACAACGCTAGAAAGTGGCCTCATCGTGTTCAACGAGAAGCATGAGCGGGATTTCTCGCGACTCCAGGCCAAGGGGCCACACCCCAGCGTCGAGGCAGTGGTGGTGGCCAGGGGTCCCGGCAAGGAAGGGCACCCTGTCGACCTTGAGATCGGCGATCGAGTCGTCGTGAGCTGGAAGGCCGGCTCCGAGGTAGAGATCGAAGGGATCAATCACGTGATCGCCCGCTACGATGAGATCGAAGCCCTGGTGGAGTAATGCCAAAGCCTGACTTTTTCGACATTCGCCGGTACGACAAACTGATCCCCCGCCCAATCTTGCCGGAGCCCGAACCGCTTGCCGGGCTCCATGACGTCGCCTGGGAGATCATCGAAGCCGCGCTTGATGACGTCGAAAGCGCAATCGATGTTGCGGGGTGGCCGGGCATCGACATTGATGTGTTACGAAAAGCCTTGACGGAGTGAGATCTGTGCACATACTCAGGGTGCCGGGTCGGTAACCCCACCGCCCGGAATCCCAACAGGAGGTAGCCATGACTGTCGAAGAGATCGTAAGCACCGCCAACGCCATGAGTGACGAGGACTTCAAAGACCTTGAGCACTTCGTAGCGACCAACGAAATCCCCGTAATGAAAATGTCGAAGTTCGACAAGATGGGGTTCTGCAACAAACACTGTCACCCCACCGAGTTCGCGAAAGCCGTGGTCGAAGAGGTCAACGGCTGAACAGTGGGCCCCGGGTTGCCCGGGGCCCTTTGGCAGGGGGAGTTTGAGCCCTTGTCAGAGTGATCTCCGTGCACAAATTGAAAGTGTTCCGGGGCGGTTACCCCGCCGCCCCTCTCTCAACGGAGGTAGCAAATGAACCACGAGTGTCCCAAGTGCGGTGTCCGCGCTGAGACCAAGGACGAATGCCGGGAGGTCTTCGGGCTTCGGTACGGCGGCGAGAAGCCCTCCACGTACTGCAAACGCTGCTTCGCAGGTGAGTCGTTCGAGGCCGGGGTCGTTCCCGACCTCACCGAGTACGATGTCATCGCGGTGTCGTCGTCCGGCGGGAAGGACTCCCAGGCCATGCTCGACTACGTCCACGGGTTGGCGTCAGATGCTGGCATCGCTGATCGCGTCGTCGTCATTCATGCCGATCTCGGCAAAGTCGAATGGGAGGGAACCGGCGAGCTGGCCGAAGAACAGGCCAAAGCTTACGGGTGCCCCTTCATCGTGACGTCCAGGATCGGTGGAATCTGCAAGGTTAACGGCAAGACCTACTCCAAGGGTGAGACCTACGGAGACATCCTGGACTACGCGGAGCGTCGCGGGGCCTGGCCGTCGTCGGCCGCTCGTTGGTGCACTTCGGAGTTCAAGCGCGGTCCGATCCTCAAGGTCTTCACTCAGCTTGCCCGCGAGTGGCGCAAGGTGAACCCCGAGAAGGCTGACTGTCGTCCTTGCCGGATTCTGGACTGCATGGGTCTGCGAGCCGAGGAATCCCCGGCTCGCGCCAAGAAGACCCAGTTCGAGAACCGGAAGTCGAACTCGAATCAGCACGTCGACTCCTGGCTGCCGATTCAGCACTGGCTGGAGCACGAGGTCTGGGCCACGATTCGGGCCTCCGGCGTTCCCCACCACCCGGCCTACGACCTGGGGATGCCGCGACTGAGTTGCGCGTTCTGCATCTTCGCCCCCAAGGAAGCCCTGGTGCTCGCCGGGAAGCACAACCGGGAGTTGCTCGAAGAGTACGTCGCGGTCGAAGACCGCATCGACCACACGTTTCGACAGAACCTCTCGTTGGCCGAGGTTCTCGAAGCCGTCAAAGCTGATGAAGAGGTCGACCTTGACGAAATGACTCCTGAGTGGAACATGTAACAATGTAACCCGCTGAGGAGGCGCTATGCCAAACGTACGTGAGAGGCTCTACGAGAAGGTCAATGAATCTGGTGAATGCTGGGTGTTTGAAGGTGCCAGCAATGCTGCTGGTTACGGGTACATCGGCTGTAACGGCAAAAATGAGTACGTTCATAGAGTGTCGTTTGAATTGGAGAACGGGCCCATCCCGGACGGCAAGATCATCATGCATACTTGCGACAATCCATCTTGCGTTCGTCCGTCTCACCTGAAGTTGGGAACGCAGAAAGAGAATCGCCTTGACGCGGTCAGGAAGGGCCGAACAGCAAAGGGTGTAAGGGTTAACACAGCGAAACTCACGCCCGACGATGTCCTGGAAATTCGGAAGAGGTCTGCCCAGGGTGAGTCGTTCCGGGCCCTGGGTAGGGAATATGGCGTGACCCACACGGCGATCAGTCACCTGGTTAAACGAAAAACCTGGAAGCATGTCCCTTGACGGTGTGTGCACTGTGTTCACATTGTCCTTGCCCGGGGAGGGTACCCCGCCTCCCCGTTTTCAGAGGAGGTAGTCATGACCGAAGTGACCAACATGACCGTGGCTGCGGATACCAACGCGGTCGCCTACGTCTCGGAGGCGGCGTTCAGCGCCATGCCCCACTGGGAGTGGGGCTGGCGAAACGTTTGGGTTCTTGCCCGCTGGGTCCTGGAAGAGAACCCCGGCTTGTTCGATGCCTGTCGCGCCCTCCATGAGGCCGTGAAGAACGCCGCTGCCTACACCGATCTCTACGAGCGAGGCGTCAAGCTCGCTGAAGGGTTCGAGGATCGAATGCATGACGCTCACGTTGCCGTCGAAACGGCAACGGCAGCGCTGGCTGACGAACTGGCTCGATACGACCGATAGGAGACCTGATGCCGAAATCATTCAGAGCCGAAATCGACGAGATCCTCAATCGCTGGGGATACGGTAGCTCAGGGTTACTGCGGCGCCTCAAAATGGCTGGCCCAGATGGACCGGATCTCAACGCTGATGCCATGTCCGCATGGAACATGCTGGACATGGCCAGCAAGGCCGCCAGGGCAGTCGGCGCGGATGGCCTTGAGGGCACCCTCATTCGCCTCTCAGGCGACTTCAACCGAATTGCAATGGCAGGTGGTCTCTACACCGAAGAATCCCGCAAGGACGCCATGATGGCCCTCACAGATGCCCTCGGCGACACCTTGAGGGATAGTGAGGTCGCAAGAGAGTTGCTCAACGGTCTCAACTGGGAAGACATCAACAACCGAGCACGAAACAGATAGACCGTTGACATCGTGCAATGCGTGCACATCATCAAGATGCACCAGGGAGCCAACCCCGCTCCCGCGACAGGAGGTAGCGATGACCGACATGACCGTTGCAGAGCGAAAGCGACACGGCGAAGTTCTCGTCGCACTCAACCGGGCGAGCAACAACTCGCGCTGGCTCGATGCGAACGTCTGGGCTGGTGACGATGTCGTGCGAATCTACCCCAACTCGAAGTATCGAACCTGCGGTCGCCGTGGCTTCTCAGAATGGCAGAAGTCGAAACGCTGGCTGACCGTTAACGCGGACGGCTCATTGAGCGGCAGGGGCTCGAAGAACGCGATGAACTGGGCAGATGTCGGCCGAGAACGTCTCGGCGAGTTGGTCGAGAAGGCTGGCAACGTGATGACCGAAGAGGTCAAGGCGAAGGTTCGAGATCACTTCTCAGACAATCCCGAGTTGGGCGAGGAAATCATCAGTGATGCCGCTAATCGGGCTTCGACCGCGGAAGCTGTTCTCCGCATGCTGTTCCGGGATCTCGAAGTAACCCCGGAAGACTGTCTCAATAGCGATAATCGTAGCTCTTGAATGACGCGATGTCGTGGGCGCCCTCATGGACGCCCAGGGCCTTCTCCAGTCCTTTCTTGACCTCGGAGAGGGCCGTTGGGTCCCGGTGGCTCATCATCGCGACAGGGCGGCCACTGTTGCGCCTGGTGATGTAGAGAGTCGGCAGAGACCCCTCGTGGTCAATCCAGATCCCGTCAACTTCGCTCAGCTCGAAAACCCCTTCAGCGTCACTTCGGACCCACATGCTTGCTCCTTGACTGAAGTTCACTCTGTGCACACAATCTCACTGACCCCACAAAAGGAGGTAGCGATGACTCAAGTGATACTCAGCTACGGCATGGGTGTCGACTCCACAGCCATCCTGTTGCGCTGGATCGAGGAACCCGAAACCCGGCCCTGTCCGCTCGACGAACTGGTTGTCATTACGTCGATGACTGGAAACGAATTCACCAGCTCGGGCGCGCTCGTGCGCGAGCACGTACTCCCGCGCATGCGCGCCCACGGGATCCGTTATGTCCAGGTCGCCAAGGGCGGCCGATTCACGTCGGACGGCATCGTTGTTCTCGACGACTCCACGGAGCCTACCGAACTTCACCTCGACGGCGCCTACAAGCTGTCTGACGAAATGGTTGAGGCCGCAACAATTCCAACCACCGGCGGAACCCGGAAGTGCAGCCTGAAGTTCAAGGGGTACGTCCTCGATGAATGGATCGAGGGCTTCCTGGATGGTGCGCCTTACACCCATGTCATCGGCTTCGCTAAGGGTGAGGAACGACGTGTCGAGAAGGACCAGACCTTCGGAACCGTGCCAGGTCGTGAGCCCAGCTACCCCTTGATCGACTGGGGCTGGGATCGTGCTGCCTGTGTCGACTACATCGAGAGCGTTACCGGAGTGCGGTGGCGGAAGTCGGCCTGCGTGTTCTGCCCCTTCGCTCGGCCAGACTGTGGAGTTCAGTCGCGATGGAAGGAAGAGCCCGAAGAGGTTGCCCGGGCCCTGGAGATGGAGGAAATCGCGCTGCGATTCAATCCCCGGATGAAGCTCTTCAAAACGCGTTCGATGCGCGAACTGGTCGAGCGATCCGGCAACATCGAGGCGCTGCGGCGCTTCAAAGAACTGTCGACCGACGAAGCCCGGCCCTGGGCCGTCTATCGGATGCGACGGGTCTTTAAGCCCTCGAAGAAAGACGCGACGCGACGCGGTTACACCGGCAGGAAGATCGAGAAGATCTTCGACGGCTCCCGGGCTGAGGTTGTCGAGGAACTTGCATGTCGAGGCGAGGTTGAAGACCACGTCGTCAAACTGAGGACTCGACGAGAAGGATACCCGGCTGTTGAAGAGTTTCTCGTCGCCGCCCCGGCAGTAGTCACCGAGAAATCCGGTCGCGGATTTGATGCCGCGTGGATCGAAGTGATGGAGATGCTCGAAGACCCGATGGAGGCCGAGTGCCCCTGCTGCGGTGAGACCGCGACCGGAATCGCCAACGTCGATGAGCGCTTTGGTCTGCGGTACAACCGGACGAAACCCCAGTCCTACTGCCGCCCCTGCCGCAACAAGGCGGCGCGTGAGCGCCGCAAGGCGAAACGAGAGGCGGAGCAAGACGATGGTTGCGCCGAGGCCGCCTAGTCGTCACTGGGTTCAGCGAAGGTGATGTCCAGCGTCCAGTGATTGTCCGGCTCAGACCCGTCCCCGAATGAATCGTGAGCCTCGGTTTTCTCGTGATCGATCTGGACCTGGAAATACGAACTCCAGCTCAGCAGCGGTCCTCCACGCGGGCTCATACGGACATCGGTTTGGCCGCCGAAGTGCCGCGTCACTTTGTCGACGCCCCAGATCTGCCTGGGATCTTCCTTGGGGGGTCCGCTGAGTTCGACGGGGGTGAAGTCGAGGTAGTAGTAAGCCCCGATGTCGTGCTTGGGGTCCTCTTTGAAGGTGAGCTGCATCTCGCCGGATGGGGATGCAGACCAGAACAGCGAGTTCTCTGATTCGTCGTCCGAGTCCTTGAGGACGGGCGCGAATTCGTAGATCGCGGTGCCTCGCCAGTCGACGGTTTTCTTGAGAATTCTGAACTTGGCTCGTACTGGGTTGCGCATGGTGCACTCCTGTATGTTCGGTTTCGTTTGGAGTGCTGCGCTGTTGACCCGGATCGCAGCTTGCCGGTGAAACTCACCCTACAAAAAGAACGGGCCCGCCACAACCGTGACGGGCCCAGCGTTCCCCCTGTCAGGGTTAGATCGCCTTGACGACCCAGGTCACATCCATGGTGACGGCGGCATCGAACTCGATATCGAAACCGTCGACAGCCTTGTTCGTGATCCATGGCCCCTGTGCATCGGACGGGTCGGCCGACATCTCGGTCAGCACGACGTAGTCAGTGTCCGGCATGTCCTGGGAGAGGGAGACCGACTCCGATGTCGAGGCGGCGAAAGCCTGCGTGCCGGCGCGTTCCTGGAGCGCCTGCTGTGACATCGCCTTGTTGAAGGCGCCGAGGACGTCATTCTCCTCGAAGGCGGTCTGCGCGAAGGTGACGGTGGCATCGCCGGCGTCGACGAGGTCCTGGAGGGCTTCCAGGTACTCCTCGGTGACGTTGTCGGTGTCGATGACGTTGGACTCCGAACCCGACGCGGCGATCTCGGCACCACCGAGGACCGGCGGCAGCTCCAGCGCGTCCGTCGAGCTGGCATTCGTGATGGTTTGTTGGATGAGCATGTGTGCAACCTCGTTGGTGTTGTCGTTGTGGACAGGATCATGGACCCGATCAAAATCTCAGACAACCGAGGTGTTCATTCCTGCTCCTGGGCCCGCTCCAGTTCAGCCATCGCCTGTTGAAGTTGATCCATGGCCCTGCTTACAACGTCGACGCCGCGTCCGACGCAGAACTGGATGCCCGCGACGATGCACTCGTCACAGATGTGAACGCCGTTGTTGCCGACGACAAGAACCTCGACCTGATCGCGTTTCTTTTCACAGAACGCGCAGGCAAACCCTCGGGGGCGGCGACGCTTAATCTTCTTGGCCATGGGGACCTCCTGTGGTGAAATGCGTGAATATCACCAGGGAAGGTCAGGTGTCCAGCAGTCCCATCGATCGGAGCTTCTTCAGTTTCGGGGTCGAAGATCGATAGAATGCCTGGGAGACAACATCCCGCGGGAACCGTCGCGCCGAGTCTTGCCGGCAGTTGTCCTTGGGGGTCGGGGTCAGCGTGTTCTTGAGGTCGTCGAGCTGTATGGTTTTGACGTCAGAGCGTCGACTGGAGAAGTATTTCCAGACCCGTTTGGCGTCCGAACTGACGCTCCATCGATCAGGTGCCAGGGCCTTTCGCTTCGAAGCCGCATACTCCATTGCGACATCGTAGATCAGGGGCCCCCAGCCCTTTGTGGCTGAAGTGAGCGTTACGACATAAGCGCCCAGACACTCGCCAGAGCTACCTTCGTAGCCACTGAACGGCGCATCTTTCATTGCCAGGAAGCCGTAGACCGGGTCACGGGTCGTCTGAACCTCACCATCCTTGAGGATGCGTACCCAGACCTCGCCACCGGTGCGCTCGACCTGGATGGTGAGGTCAAGCTCAGCCAGATCGTCGACCCCCTTGGCCGCTTCCATGAGGAGGGCTGAGACGTGCTCAACGATGGTCATCGTAGTTGAGATTTTCCTTCATCGTCGACGAGTGCGGCGCCCAGTAGACCGTTCATCTTCCCTTTCAGTTTCCAGGGCTCGGTGATGTCGACCTCAAATGGGCCCTTGTAGGCACTCTTCACGGTACGACGCTTCAGGCCGGGATGGTTGCCCGAGTATGCCAGGCGGATCTTGTCCTTGTCCGAAACGACACTGGCCGTGAACGTGATCTTGCCATCGTCGAAAGTGTACTCCAGGGAAGCACCCTTTCCTCTTCCGGCGCGCCCGATCTTGGGCTTGCGCCTCATCTTCTTGGCGTACTTGCTGTCTGTCGAGCCGCGGAGGTATTCGGCGAGCTTTCGCTCGAAATCCCACAGCGCATCGATCCAACTGGGTTCGTCAGCACGTTCCGTGAGGAAGTTCTCCATCAGGGTTGTGGTCAGGTTCGCCATTGCTTCTCCAGTTTCGTGTCAGCCAGACTTCACCGAAGATACTGTGTACCCGGGACTGAAACAACGGACGGATCATGGACAAAGAGAAGGCGAAACGAGATGCACCTTCGTGGGCTGCGGTCATCCTCGCGGTGGCAACGGCCATTACGGCAACAGTGCAGTACTTCGACACCAGGGGAGACCAGGAGAAGGCTCAAGAGGTCACGATGGCGTCCGACAAGCTGATTGTTGAGTCGTTGCTGGGGGAGATCAACGGACTCAAGACGGATGTCGAAGACCTTGAAGATGAGAACCGGGAGTTGCGAGTCACCGTTGCAATTCATGCATCGATGCTCGGAATGGGGGAGTCTGTCCCGGCGATTGCCGTGGATCTCGAAGAGACCGGAGGAGGGGCAGAGAGTGAGGGTGAGCCAGATCGGCCACTAGCGAAGGCTGAGCCGAAGAAAAAGAAGAGCAGCGAGTCGGCCGAGGTCCAGCAGAAGATCTTCGAGCAGCTCGAACAGAAGGCTGCAGCGTACTAGTATTCGCCGCCCAGAAGCTTCTGGAGCTGCTTGTGGGCCTTGTGCTCCGAGTCGATGAACTTCATCAGCTTCTCGCGAGTGGTGTCGTCGAAGGTGTCGCCGGAGGCAATCCCTCGAAGCATCTCAGCTCGTTTCAGTTTGTCATTGATCAGCGCGCGAATCGCAGATTCGCTCTCAGCTTCACTGAGAGGGCGTTGAGGCGATTCCCCGATGAATGCGTTGATGTGGTCTTGGATGCTCAAAACTTGCCCCTCCGAAGCTCCATTTCGGTCTGATAGGCTTCCTTCTTGGCCTTTCCGAGCAGATCCATGACCTTCAGGGTCCGGTCGTATATCTTCCGGGCTGATGTAGGGATCTCGTCCATGGCGTCGAAGTCGCCCTTCAGGGTGGTGGCTTCAAGGAATGCTTCCCCGATCCTTCGAGTCACCTCGGATGCCTGTCCTCTGGCATCCCCCACGCTTGCGCGCCCGCGTGTACGAGCTTCTCCAAAGAAATGGTCGATGTGGTCCTGAACATCCATGCTAGGCTCCCGCGGCTGATCGACGACCACCGCTCATCTTGTGGCCTTGAATCCTTCCTCGGACCGAGAATAGTCTGACCTCAGACCCGAAGCAACGCTACAGCGTCTTGAGGAGCTGGCCGCCCAGGCGATCGGGCTCAGTGGGTCGACACCCCTTGGCTCCCCCTGAACGCTCTGCCGAAAGAGTCGTCCCGATAAACACGGTTCGCCGGACCGCCCCTGTAGGATGGAACACCATCCTGAATGGTGTTTTAGCCACCGGGTAGCGACGCGATTGTGGCTTCGCCGGAAGAACGTGAACGTTGATGCACCGATGGCCGGGCGCCATGGCCTTTCCGCAATCTGAACACTTCCAGCCAGGTGCACGGTGGATGATCTCACCGATGCCCTTGAGGGCCCTGAATAACAGTCGAAACATGGAAGGGATCGTACAGCACGCCCGCTCGGAATCGAACCGAGAACCCTTCGATTAAAAGTCGAATGCTCTGAACCTAGTTGAGCTACGGGCGCGAAGTGAGCCGGGAGGGGATCGAACCCTCGACCTGCGGATTAAGAATCCGCCGCTCTGCCAAACTGAGCTACCGGCCCGAACCTCACTCCTCGGGTTTGTCGCGCCGCAGAAACGCGGCACCTCCAGACTCAACAGGTAGGGGCGTGAGCATGGCGCGGTGGTAGACACTGCGCTCGGAGGTCTCACGAAGACGTCGCATGATCTCGACCTCGACCTCGACCGCTTCGGGGTTCATGCGCTCATGCAGCATACGCCTGATGCGCCGCGCGTAGGGGGTGATGTCATCGTTGCGTGTCATGCATTCTCCATAGGGGAGGTGGGAGTCGAACCCACTCAGTCTTATTTGGGTGCACCGGGTTTACAGCCCGGCCCAGCTCTCCAGCTCTGGCGGGCCACGCCTGCACACAGAGAGCCTCGGTGACGATCCGAGCTGTCGTCCGGCTTTGGAGGCCAGACCGCGTACCCAGCGCGCGCTCCCTACAGTATCGCCGGGGGGACTCGAACCCCCGTGACCGGACTGAAAACCCGGCATCCTGGGCCACTAGATGACGGCGACGCTAAGCCAGTGAAGGGAATCGAACCCCCAGCCTTCTCCTTACAAGGGAGCTGCTCTGCCTGATTGAGCTACACTGGCATTGAGCCGCCTTCACCAACCCGCGTACCCGTGATCTAGGACCGCCTTGGTCGATGTGCGCACTCAGTAGCGGGAGGGGGATTTGAACCCCCGGCCTTCGGCTTATGAGGCCGACGAGCTACCAGACTGCTCTATCCCGCTTCATGGGGTTGCCCCCAGCGCCCCCTGTCGGAGTCGAACCGACGATCTTCCCGCAGACAACGGGTTGCCCTAGCCACTGGGCCAAGGGGGCTGAACTGGCCGGGTGGGGCTCGAACCCACGACCCTCGGGTTAACAACCCGACGCTCTACCGCTGAGCTACCGACCACTTTTCATCTTCAATTTTCAAAGACCCCAGAACGAGAAAAGGCCCGGAGGGGTTTCCTCCGGGCCTAGACTCATGTCGATGAACAACAGTTACACGACATCGCCTCCGGCCCGGGGCGTCCCGGTCCAGCGATTATCCGTACCTGTTTCCATCCGTGTTGAAAGCATCTGTCCTTCTCGGGCAGTGAGCATTGCTTCAAAACGAACCCTACTGAACCTGGATTCGGTCGTCAAGCACCCTTCAGTGCCGCGATGACATTCCTGAGCTTCCCAAGCTCTTTTGCGGTGTTGGCGTCGAGATTACCCAGGTTTTCGATGTGTACGATGTCTGGCAGTACGATGATTTCACGAACCCCCAGGGCATCCTTGAGGTCATCACTCATCCGTTGCGCCTGGTCGATCCAGTTCGTGATCCCGAATGATGTCGGGACCTTCATGGTCAACACCAGGACATCGTCGGGTGAGGGGTTCATCAGATCGACGCGTTCGAACACGATTTGATCGGGCCGACCGCCGATTCGATCATAGATGCGCTGCAATTCGAAGCTCACAGCCTCCAGGAGGGCGTGTTGGCCGGTCGAGGCATCACGAGCCCACTGGTGGGGCAGTCTACTCAGTAAGCGGTTCAGAATGTCTCTCATTGCGTCTCCTGTTGCGTCGAGCTACGGACAGCCTCAGACTATCAAAACGCAGTTGGAGGGGATAGGAGATGCCCAATGCACAAGATTCTGAACCAACCCTTGAGATGTACGTCAATCCCGACCGACTCGTGGTCGGAGGTGCTATCATCGTCAGTCGTCTTCGAGCAGGCTGCACCCCCGGAGACATCCTTGATGCCATCGCCGACGCCATCGAGATCCCCCGAGACGAATACCGTCGACTGGTCCTCGGAGTTCTCGACGGGGCTGAGCCCGGAGACCTCGGTTAGCGAGGCGGGCTAGGTTAGCGCCATGTTGTGCAATGCAATGTACTCCCTGGCCTTTAGCGATGTTAGCCTCTTCCGGTCGGCTTCGCGCACGTTACCTTCGAGCCTTGCGTAGAGTTCCTCCAGGAATTCATCCGTCTTCCGCTCGATCCAGCGGTAGAAGCGCTCGGTGTTGCCACCGTATTCTTCCATCTCCATGCCCACCAACATGTTACCGACTAGCTTCTGCTCCCGCGACGACATGCGCGCTTCGAGGAGAAGGTCCACGTGTTCTGTCAGAGTCATCTGAGCCTCCAGGGTTACCCGACCCTAGCAGCCAGCTCCGAGCTGATTCCAGCTCGATTTCAGTGAGATACGGAGCAGGAGGGGATCGAACCCCCGGGCCGTCGAAACGACCTACGGGTTAGCAACCCGCTGCATTGCCACTCTGCCACTGCTCCAAGGCGACGGCGGGACTCGAACCCGCGTCCTCGGGTTTGCAATCCGAGCGCTAACCACTCGCACACGTCGCCGCATTGACCTGCGAGGATTCGAACCTCGAACCACTGCAGTCAAAGTGCAGTGCTCTGCCAATTGAGCTACAGGTCATCTGGGTGGAGGGATTCGAACCCCCGTAACCTTGCTCCCAAAGCAAGTGGCCAACCACTGGCCCACACCCAGTCAGAGGAGGGTGAGGGGATCGAACCCTCGCGCCCCGTCAGGGACTCGTCGGTTTTCAAGACCGATGCATTACCGCTCTGCCAACCCTCCATCATGCGCCCACCAGGGATCGAACCTGGACCCACGGGGTTTGAACCACGCGGCTCTTCCTGTTGGCCTATGGGCGCCATGCTCCCGCCGGGGATCGAACCCGGACTCGACGGCTTTTAAGGCCGCTCCTCTGCCGTTGGGGTACGGGAGCAGTACCCGGGGTGGGAGTCGAACCCACACTCACGGCCTTCTTAGGACCGCGGCGTTGCCAGTTAGCCTACCCGGGCTTACATCATCTTCAGTTGTCAAAGACCCAAACGAAAAAAGCCCCCAGTCAGTGACTGGAGGCTTCTTCGGCTTGAACGATGTATTCAGTCGCTCAGCGCAGACGCCTCCAGTGGCTGCTCGGAAGCAGCGAGGAGCAAATCTGACTGGGCAATGATTGCATCATGTTTTCGTTCCAAGGTGGCCGGTCGCATCCCGTGACGACGACTGTAGCGACGGGGTCGCGATGCGGTCAAGAACCTTTTTGGTCGCGTCGGTTGTTTCGGGCCTTCTCGATTTCGCCGGGGCTGACCTTCAGCCACTTGTAGAGCTTCAGTCTGGCTACCTCGATCGGTTCAATGCGGTGGATGAACAGGTAAACCACGATGCTAATGATCGCTGTGATGGCTCCGCCAACGAACAGCTCGGCGCCGGTGCCCATGGGTCTACCGAAGAACGACTCCCAGGTCTTGCCGAATTCGAGGAGCCAGGCGACTGGCACCGACAGCGCAAAGACCAGGGTTCGGACGGCGTTCTCCTCGAACTGCTCGGAGTAGCCACGATCCGCGACCCACAGCTTCAACCAGCCCTTACCCAGTTCGACCAGGAAGATTGTAGCGGTCACCGCTGCGGCCCCGGTGCCCAGTTCTACCCAGTGCTGCGAGGCGAACTGGACAATGTCAGCGAGATTGACGGTTTCTTCTGTCATAACCTCAGCGTAGCCGAACTAGAGCTTAGATGCATCGAGTTCAGAAAGGGATCTCGACCCTGCCGATCTCCAGAACATCGAGCTTTTCGCGCAACTCGCGCTGCTCACGTCCGCTCAGCTCAGCGGCCTTGCAGGCATCCTCGAAGTTAGCTTCAACTGGTTCCTGCATTTGCCGAATCGCGACCTGCTCGGGGTAGGTGAGATGGATGGCGTTGAGCACGTAGTCCTCGAATGCGCCCCAGGAGACCGGGACCGCTTGCTTGACGAACTCCGCGATAGCCTTGGCGTAGACCCGAATCTCGTGCTGGGCGTGAGGATGCAGCCTGAGATTGAGGAAGTGGAACAGGTTGTGGAGGTCCATCTTCCAGACCCACTCAGTGTATGTCGACAACGGTAGATTGATGCGCGCCAACTCCTTGGCCATCCCGGCTTCGAGGCGCTCCTGGTACAACTCGAACGCACTGATGGCTTCGGTGTCGAACTCTTCAATCCATTCGGCTGGCTCTTCGAGCTGTTCGTCCGACGAGCCCTGCTTGTTGGACCTGGACTGGAACGTCACGCGCTCGGGCGCGGGAACGTAGTAGTCGGCCGGCAGTTCGGCATACCTTCCGCTGATTTCATTCAGACTCGCGGTGCGGTGGCGGACCCATTGCCGGGCCACGAACATCGGCATCCTGCAGGCGAACTTGAACGACACCATCTCGAAGGGTGAGGTGTGACGGTTGCGCATCAGATACCGGATCAACCCCCTGGTCTGCTTGGGATCTCGCTCCTCGTCGCGGGTGCCCTTGTAGGACACCCGGGCCGCCTCTTCGATCGCGCGGTCGTCGCCCATGATGTCGATGAGTTCGACGAACCCGCCGTCGAGCACCTGGATTCTCATTTCTGGCATCTTGACTCCTGTACTGGATTGTGAAGTCCGCGCACAGTAAGCCTCGATTGACCAGGAGGTCAACCCTTAGTCGACACCGACACCCGGGACACCAGCGGTGGTCGCATCGGTGCCGGGCTGGGCGGGCTCTTCCTCGGGCTCTTCCTCGGGCTCTTCCTCGGGCTCATCGGGCAAGTAGTCGGCCTTGCCTGACCCCGCCGGAGCATCCCCGCGCGCACGGTCACGTGCCATGTCTACCAGGGAGCCCTCAGCTTCTAGGAGGTGATCGATGTACTCGACGAGCGACTCGATGACGACACCGTCGGGGATCTCGACGCCCCTGCAGGGAATCAGGTAACCCTGTATGTCCTTGTGGTGTTTCTTCTGAGTGTAGCGCTTCGCCTTGCCCTTCGATACAAGCTTTCGCCACACCCCTTTGGCGGCGGGGATAGATCCCCAGTTCGCTGACGCAAGCGGCTTACCGAATTCTTTGCAGGAGACCTTGGCCGCCATCAAGTAGAGTTCAGTGGCGATCCCTTGACGCTGGTATTCGTCAGCGACCCGGACGGCCTCAACGCTTGCCAGCTTCCCCAGGTTCATGATCACGATGCGACCGATGCGCTTGCGGCCGTCGTAGGCACGGATTTCGTAGTGCCCGTATTCCACCCGTCGAGTTTTGTACCGGATAGCCATGAGCGCAGCCTACACCGGGACGCAGTCAGAAGCACGGTTCGTACTTCCACTCCGCGACACCTGCGATCCGGCTGGCCGCCTCATACTCGTCACCGTTGACGACGAGGAGGGCGAACTCGCGATCCAGCGCGCACTCCTCGACGGCGGTCTTCATGCGCTTCTCGATCAGTTCGGGGTCATCCCCACGGCCGCGTAGACGCTTTCTGAGGTCGTGCAGGCTCGGAGGCAGCACCAGTACCGACAACACACCCTCATGCCCGTAGCGGTCCAGGAGATGGTCGAGACCCGCCCTCTCGACGACGACGGTGGTGATTTCATCGCGCTCCAGTTCGTCGGCGGTGAGACAGTAGAGGTTTCCCTTGTACTCCGCCCATTCCACTACGGAGCCATCCTCGATTGCTGCCTGGATGTGATGCTTCGGGACGAAGTGGTAGTCGACGCCGTCGACCTCGCCGTCACGGGGCGGTCGGGAGGTATGAGAGACTGCGATTGGCCAGTCGTTCCTCTCCTGGAGGATCTGGGTCAACGTGGTTTTGCCGACTCCGCTGGGGCCGACGATTACAACGAGCTGGGCGTCAGACATGGTTTCGTTCCTTACGGACTTTCAGGGGTGTGGTGGGTAACACGACGGTACGCCCCCAGGTTCGGTAGACGCCCGACCTCCAGACGAACCAGGCATACTCGATTGAGTCGCGCCGGCCGCCTTTGAAGCTCGGCCGGTCCGGCAGGATGTAGACATCTGGCATTCGATCATGGAAGAACGGGGCGCGCTTCGCGGTGCCGAGGAAGTTCAGGCGTAGCAAGAATGCGGTAGTGTAAGCGACGTCGAGGCACTTCTCGATGAACTGCATTGCCAGGTTGAACGGCGGGTTGCCGATAGCGAGATCAAATCGACCCAACGGATTGATCTCGAAGAAATCCTGCGGACACAGCACGGACTCAGGGGGCAGGACCTGCAACAGGTTCGTTTCCAGTTCGGGCTGTAGTTCGATGGCTGTCCAGTCGGGGAAGAATCCGTGGTGAGATGCAGCTCGGATAATCTGACCGTTGCCTGCCCCGGGTTCCAGCCACTTCCCCTCGGGCGGTTCGAAGGCGTCAAATAGCCGATCGACGCACCATAGCGGGGTCGGGTAAAAATCGGGGGCCCCTTCGCGGAAATGGTCAGCGGTAGAACTCACTTCTTTTCTCCTGTATCCGGTCGCCAGACTGTGACGGTCAGCCCATCATCACCGCATACGATGAGACCTGCTTCGCCGAACAGTTCTAGCAGGAAATCCAGCGAAACGAGCCTGACCTGGTTGGCGTAGCAGTGGGCTCTGACAACATCCTCGGTCGTCATCGGCACGCCATGCCCTTTACAGTTCGGACAGACGTCATGTTCGTCTGCCCGATACAGCTTGAAGCACTTTTCACAAGGTATCTTCATGAAACGAAACTCAACGCGACATCCAGTTCGACGACGGCGCCATCGTAGTCTTCGTTCTCGATGAGCAACATGGCTTTGTCGATCGATCGAGAGGCGTCTCGGTAATAGATGTCTCCGGTCCTCACCGAGGCCCGGTTCAACTCCACGGAAGCGGGGTCGAGGTCTTCGACCATGCCCTCGGAGCCCGACCCGTCACTGAGTCTAGCGAGGGCGCCTCGGAGCGTCTCGGCGATTTCATCGTCAGTCATTGTGCACATGATTCACATCCTTGGTAGGGGTGTCAACGCTCAGACCATGAACAGCGCCTTGAGCGACTCTCGCTTACGGAACCGAGTGGAACCGGAACCCTTGGCCCACTTGGCCCACTCGGCCTCCAGGGCGACCTCGACCAGCGGGTTCTCCCAGTTCTCTTCAACCCATTCATCGGGATCCTTGAGAAAGGCGGCTCGGGTGGAACCGGTGAGACCAGCAAAGCGGGCAACTCGTTTCAGGCCGGTTGCTGACACCCAGTAACTCGGGCGGGTCGCCATCTCCGTCCAGTCCAGGGCGGGAGAGACGTCACCGACAAAGACGCCGCCTTCAACGAACTCGACGACTTCGTCATGGGCCGCGGTTAACGGCCGGGGTCCGCCGCCGCGGCCGTTGCTTCGGCCGACCAGTGAAGTGATGAGAACGGAGTCACAGAACACCTCGGTCTCCGGGCTCACCGAGCGGGCGACCGCCATCACTTCCCGGAACCGGGAGGATTTGGGCCCCAGACCGAGCAGGTGGACCCGACCGGGCCGGCAAGCTGCCAGGAACTCAGCGAATTCGTCGGTCGTCGTGGCGTCCTTTTTCATCGGAACCGCGGCAACGGGGTCGTCGACCCCAAGGGTCTCAGTGGCCAGTTCCCAGAACTCCGACATCGCCAGCTCACCCTTCTGGACCGGAACGAGAACGTTGGCGCCGTGGGCGGCGACCGCTCGGATTTCGTTGCGGAACTTTTCCATGCGGCCCAGGGTTTCGATCTGATGAGCGATCATGTCAGGGGCGACGGCGAAGAGCGCAGAGCCGATGTCTGACGCGATTCGTTCGTAGGCCGCGAGGCGAGCCCGCCACTCGTCATCAGGGATCCGGTCGGAGACGTAGGGGCCGTCAGGACCGAAGCTGACCTCGGAGAAGGCGCCAGAGTCGACAAAGACCGAGACGCCGAAGCGGGTGACGGCCTCAGCGATGGCCGCCTCGCCATCGGAGTGCAGATCCTGAATTGCGACGCCGACATCGATCCCGCACTCGGCGAGACCGAGAATCTCACCAGGGTGATTCGAGCCGCTGGCGAAGTAGGTGGCGCCGAGTCGGGCACCGACGTCCAGGCTGACTCGCTCAGCAGCGAACTCACCGCGTCGGGTCCGACAGTCGTGGCACCACGACTGAGGAGTGGTACCTTCGTAGCGCCACCCGAACACGAGGTCGATCTCCTCGGGACAGGCGGCGTGGGCACCGCATCTGGGACAGGTCTTTTCCATCAGGGCTACCTCCTGGGCCGGAGGCGAGGGGTCACCGCCCGCGGCACTATCAATGTGTGCACGCTGTGCACAACGTCAACCCGCTTTTTCCATCAGCCACCGAAGAGCTTCCTGCGGGGATTTCGGGCCCTCCAGGACCGGGATGCCGTTAACCAGCGCTTCCTCCATTTCCATGTCCGCACCGTTGGACTCACCATCCAGTCGGATCAGGTAGTCGGAGCGTCGGACCTCCTCCAGGCAAATCTGCATCCACCAGTCGTACTCCTGGGCGCCCGCGAGCAGTTCCGCGAAGTGGTAGAGGTGCGGAACGAAAGGGCAGATGCGGTCGTCCATGGCGCGCAGCCCAAAGCCGAAATGCACGGCGTGGGCGACGTTTTCATTGGTGTTGCCCCCGGTGTAGGGGCCGGCGACGTAGACTCGAATCATGACTGCACCCGGGTGCGAAAGGGACCGCAGTGTGCACCATGATCACTCCCTTGTCTACCCTTTGGACCGCTCTCGCTGCGCGCACTCACGGTAGAGTTCGCGGTACTTTCTCGTTTCCCGCTCGCCCTTTTCAACAGCATCAACGGCCTTCCAGGCGACCGTGATCAGATCTCGGAGATCTTCGAGGCTTACGGTGACATCGGTTTCGGCGTCACCGCCTTCGTCCTCGGGGACAAAGGCGACGGCCTTGACCAGTAGTTCGTGTAGTTCATGGGCTGACATCTCTACCTCCTATCCGTAGTGGACGGTCCAATTGTTCTCGACGGCGACCCGGAGAAGCTCCAGGACGCGCCCGACGTTACCCTTGAGGCGGTCGGCGTCCATTCCGCAGTCCACCACGTTGCCATCCTCGAAGGCGTCGTAGGTGTACTTGCTGGTTTCGGACTCCAGTGCCGACAATCGCATTCCCTTGCGAATCAGGTCCGGCATCTCGGCCGGAACGACCTCGCCGCAAAGCGGGTCAACATCGGAAAGGCCGAGACCTTCCAGGACCAGGCGCGCCGATGCGTTCGACATGTTGCATTCGTGACGCTTGCCGGTGAATTCGACGAAGCCTGCGCCGTCGCAGTGGTAGCAACCCTTGTGGTTGCAACACTCGTATCGATCAGTCACGATCGTCTCATCTTCGTTACTCCAGAAACTGACTGACATCGCTACCTCCTCTGGTGATGGGACAGGCGGGGTGACCCGTCCCGGGCAAGTGTAATGTGTGCACGGATTGCACACCGTCAAGCAGTGGGAAATGCATCTTCAGCGATCCGCCGCAGCGCAGCAGCAGATCCTGTGTAGCCTTCAGCCTCAAGCGCGTCAGCTTCGACGGTGAGCCGCTTGTGCGCGTCGGGCACACTGCTGGAGTAGAAATGGAATGTATCCATCCCTGGGGCTCGTACGCGAACTTTGGACCGAACTCCCATTGGGGTGACGTTAACAGAGACTCCGTTTCGGGCGTGGTAGGCCATTGAATCCTCTCGGCTCAGTGGTGAATGACGACATCGACGTGACAGCCTAGTTCAGTGCTGAACACGTCGTCACCTTCAACGCTGACGAGACCATAGCGATCGAGTCGGCGAAGTGTCGTAGTGGAGATATCGTCGGTGTCGACGCGACCGCGAGATGCGACGTGGGCGTTGGCGCAGACACAGTCGGTGCCGTAGACCTCATCATCGTAGTAGAGGCGGTGGGCAATGTTTTCGGCTTTTCGGCGGCTCATGGCTACCTCCAGGGGGCGGGAGTGGGGTGATCTCCTCGCACCCAGAATTAGTGCACGTATTGCACAGTGTCAAGCTACTCCTCTTCTTGCGCGAGATGCTGTTCCCAGATCAGATCGCGTTCGGCCTCCCAGCCGATGTCAGGGAAATCATCAGGCAGTTCGTCTGGCAAAACGTAGATGTAGCGATTCCCGTCGCGCTCGCCGGAGTCGACAAGCCATGAGTAACGACCGTTGTTGCGCCACCTCGTGATCGAGATACCGATCTCGTTGAAGTCCGCGGAGGTCACGCCACCACGCGTGCGCAGGAGCGCGCATATCTTCAACGCCTTGACCCGCCAGGGGGTCAACGATGTAGGCGAGGGCACCCCGGCGTCGTTCTCGGGGACCACCGGGGGTAGCCACATCTTGCCTGCCCAGCGCTCCGTTAGCCGGAGCTGAAAGGCCGGCTCTATTGGGACGCGCCAGGGGTCCGTCCACTTCCAGCGGCGTCCACCAGGCTTCTGCTCTTCGTAGTTGTGCGACGTGAAGACGCCCAGCTCCATCTCACCGGCAACATATTTGAACCCCTTTGGCGCCTTTGGCACCAGGACGGCTTTGAAGTCCGGGCCCTTCCTGGTTCGCGCCGTCGTGGCCGGTGGCATTTGACGTTTGTGCGCCTGCATCAGTGCTGCGGTAGTCGCGCGAGACTTTGCTTCGATTGCGATGATGTCGCCTTGCCGGACGGCGAACCCGAGATCGCTGCGACCATACCTCTGCAGTGCGGCCTTGGGTCGACCGTCCGGGTTGTTCCAGACCAACACGAGATCCCAGTCGTTGACCTCGGGGTAGACCGTCCAACCGTCCTGGCGGGCAGCTTCGGCGAAGAGTGCGCAAAGTTCGGCTTCGTTCATTAGTCGTAGCAAAAGTAGAGTCGAGCTGGCGCATTTTTCTCCAGCACTTCGATGACCGCATCAGCAATACCGCCGGCGCGCTCTCGATATGTTTGATTGTCGTTCCTGCACCCATGAGCCCAGCCTGGCCATTCACGGATCTCGTCAGCCGTTACCCAGGAGTGACCGTACATGTGATCCCAGGTCAGCCCACGACCCTTTCTGGTATGCGGTGGCCATCCGCGCGGCTCAGGCACGATGGGGTTCAGGTCTTCCGGTAGATCGTGTCTGGTACCATCCAGGATACCGTAGAACACGTAGGCGCGCGGGATCAGATCGAGGTCGTAATCGCGCCAGTCGACGGTCTCCCATGAGCCGTCTTCGAGTTGGCGTTCGATGTGATAGTAGAGGTCCGTACCCATGATGTGCACAGACTACACATGTGCTGAAACGCTGTCACGCGTCTTCTGCGGGCCAGATCATGTCGTCGGTCAGGTTGAGCACTTCGAGGAACGCGTAACCGTCCACGGGACTGTAGTTTGCCTGCAGGAAGGGCCCGTGGGGTTGCGCCGGATCGAATTCGATCCCCTCGTTTTCGAGGAGCTGTTTCAGACGACTGGCGTGCCACTCGATGAACGCAGGGGCTTCGAGCTGGATGACAACGTAGGGATGATCGCGGTCGCACTCGTGGTCATGGGTTGCACCGTCACCGGAATCAATGGTCTTGAAGTTGTGCTCGTTGAGCCAGGCGACGAGACGACGAATTCCGGGGTTGAGGTTCATTTCAGCTCTTTGATGATCATGGCATGCAATTTCCGGTCATTGTCCCCTTCGATCGCTCTGGCATCTGGCAGGTCGAGCATCTGTAGCATCGACGCGAATTCCCGGGGATCGTCATCGTAGATCTCGACGTAGGCTTCGGGGTAGTCGATCTCTTGGGCGATCTGTTTTGCAAGGTCGCGGCGCGGAATCAACGGGGTGAGCTGGAAGTTTCTGACCTCGCGATCGCTCAGCGGCTTCTTGTAGACAACCACACCATGCCTGAAGCGGCGATCCTTGCGGGTGTCGATCCAGCCATCAGGCACCTGAGCTGTTGCGACAGGTCTGTTCTGGGCCCCGTAAGCGTATTCCCTTGCCTCCAGCAGACGATCTACGTCTTCAACCAGCATCAGCCCCTCTTGCTTTTGAACGTCTCTTTGAGATCCATCTTGTCGAACTGGCGTGCGAACAGGCTCGCCCAGACCTTGGAGAAACTGAGGTCCCAGCGCTTCTCTAGCCCCTCCAGGGGCATCGGGCCGCGTTGGCCGCCCCAGACCCAGTCGTACCACTCCTCGCGCTCCTCGGCAGTCACAGGCGCCTTCGCTATGATCCCTTTCGGGTTGTGAATGAACTCATCGCGAGCCCATTCCTGAAGGGCACCGGCGAGCCTCTTGAGGTCAACGACAATTGCTTTCACGGGGGTTCCTAAAATCGATGCGACACCGAACCTGGTGCGACCACCGAGCATTTTGTAGGTGCCACCGGACTTGACGAGGATCGGCATGGGGAGACTGCCGCCGCGTTTCATCGCATCAGCTAATGACTGGACGTCCTTGCCCATGTACTCGGTTTTCTGCGCCAGCTTGTCGATCGAGTCGGCCTTGTGGAACTCGATCCCGCGCGGTGGTTTCTTGAACACCTTGGTCTTTGAGACCTTTTTGAGGTGATCGAGGAAAAACCTCTTCGCGGAACTGTCGTCGTAGGTCCCGTCTCGAACCCAGGAAATGTCACCGCCGAACAGCGATCGGATCCAGGGCTCGGTCTCGAACTCATCAACGAGCTGCTTCTTGGTCGGCCACTTCCAGCGAACTTTGGCTTCAAGCAGCGCGTCGATGTGTTCGATAATATTCATGCTGGCATCCTACCCCCAGCGGCCGATCGAATCGACCCCTACTCGTCGAAGCTAGGCGGCTCCAGCGGATCGCGTTTCGATGCTTCATCGATGCTCTTGGCCATGCTGTGGAGAATGTTGTTCTCTCCACCTGATCGCTGCAACGCTTCGCGCGCGAAACGAGCATAGCGTTCTTCGTCGGGCTCGTCGGGCTCGACACCTTCGCGCGCCTGCTCGATGGCGAAGCGCAGTAGCTCCATCGAGAACTCCGCGGGCTCGATGAGCTTCAGGAGTAGCTGTAGGGCGTCGGGCTTCAGTTCGGCAACCATGCCGATGACACGCTTGAGTTCATCGCGCGTAACGAGGAACTGATGTTCCCCAAGCTGGTGCACGTGCACTCGTTTGTTCCCGTTGCGGGTCAACAGGATCGAGTCACCTGGCTCGACCTCGAAGGTGGTGGAAGTGCCCGGCCTGACTCGCTGAAATGCCATGGCCTCCTCATTTCGGAGCACCTTGGCTACCCGCCCCAGGGTATCGAGCGGAGGCAGTCCAGTCTCGACAACTTTGCCTGCTTCGATCCTCGGCTCCTGGTTCTTGTCCTCCAGGATGTCCACTTCGAGGTCTTCTCCAGCACCAGCTTCGACGCTGATGTCGATCGTTACGGACGTCTTGTCGCGTACTTGCATGGTCTTCTCCCTTGCATGGTCTTCTCTGTCCCCCGAACGTACCCAACGGGACAGCAGACAGCAACCTGTTGCGTCTCCGGGGCTTGTCGGAGAGAATCGCCGACATGCTCGTTGAGGCCGTTGACATCTTGCTTGAAGCGCGCCAGGTCCGTTACGTCCACTTTTCCGACCAGGTCGGAGCTGAGGCCATCGCGTCCTCCCGACGACTAGATAAATCGAGCATCGTGAACGGGGTCTACGCGGTGGCTGAGGGCGGCAAGTTCGTAGGCGGCGTAGCAACCACCAAGCTCGGCCGTGCGACGAGCCGGAATTTCGCGGTCATCTTCACCACGAAGCAGGATCCCCAGGTCGTCTACCCCGAGGAAGTGATCTGGCACGCTGACTCGATCAAGCTGTCGTCAGCGAAGGTTGTCCAGGTATCGAAGGCCAAGCGCCTGCTGACCGGCCGCAACATCGTCCAGAACTCCAGCCTGCTGTGGGAGACCGTCAGCGGCGTCCCGTGGCACCCCAGTGACCAGTCCAATCGACTGTGGCCGCAGACGGTCGTCAAGAAGGCCAGGAAGCACATCAAGGCTGACGACCTCATGAAGGCGGCGATGGTGCTGCGCAATCAGACCGGAGCGAAAATCCCCACAGTGAAGCAGTTCATCTCGCAGTTCAGGGTGTCGATGGGGATGCGACCGCTGTAGTCACCAGCGAAGCGGGATCGACTTCAGCGGGATTTCACGGTGCTGGTTCCAGATCAACCACCAGCGAAGGTCGGGTCTCATGTCGTGCGCAGTGCCGAACGCTGTCGATTCGACCTCGGCGTCAGTGTAGCCCTCGTCCTTCCATTCCGGCCCCATATCGCCGGCGATCTTGTCGACGACGTTTCTTGCGCCTCGAAGGCGCGCGCGATCACGGGATACCTCACGCTCCCACTTCTTTTTCAGGGCCTTTCTCTCGCGCTGCAGGCGCTTCTTTCCCCGCGAGAAGGGGTCACGGTTGATCCAGTCTTCAAGACTCGGCAGATCGTCTTCTGCTTCGCTGAGAAGGCGTTCAGCCTCGCCTACAACGTTCATCTCCAGCCCTGTTTCTTCTGGTAGTCGGTGATCCACTTTCTGGCCTTGCGCGCCTGGTCGGGCTCCAGGTCACCGATCGAATCAATGTTGTCAGGGGAGATAGATAGCTCGCGGAGCACGCCGTCGTCTTCGCGGTCCATCCACTTATCGATGTATTTTTCGTACTCACGCTCCCATTCACGGGGCGACATGCCGGTGCGCTCCTCGACATCGCTTTTCGAAGCTCTCTTGCTCCCCAGTCGCAGGTCTTTCTTGATGGCCTTGACGGACTTCTTGAGCGGTCTGTGCTTCTTTGCCAGATGAAGCAGGGCGCCAAGGATGAGATCCTCTTCGTAGTTGAAGCGCTCCCAGTGCTCGTCGCTGCGCACCATCATGGCGAAGGCGTGACGGTGTGCGAAGGGGTGGTGCTTTACCGATTGCCGGATCGATCGCATTGGGGTGTCGAACGCGTTGTCGAGCAAGGTGGCCCAGACGAAACTGGGGTCGTCGAAGTAATCGTCGCGCTCCAGGAGGACATCTATGGTTTCGATGAGGCTCATCGGATGTTGAAGTGCTTCATGGTGGCCTGGAAGTCCTTAAGCAGCTCATCGTATGCCTCGCGGGCCTTCTTGAGGTCACCGCGGGTGTTTTTGGCCCCGATCAACGCAAACCGCTGGAACACTTTCTTGACGGGGACGCCTGCCCAGAACTTCTTGAACGGAGGATCATTCGGCTTGATATTTCGCTTCGCGGACCGTCGGCTCCCTTCAATCGTCTTTCGGATCGCCTTCACATCGCTCGCCGCGCTGGTGAGCCAGTCCTCGATCGCGTAAAGCCTCTCAGCGAACTCCTCTGCGGACAGAGGGTGTCCGAGTAGACGGGCATCCCGGCTTCACTCAGGAACTGATCGATTCGCTCGGTCAACTCGTTGCTCTTCATGATCATCCGCTTTTCCGTTGCAGTTGGCCCATTCTGCCGCGACCCTTGAGCCGAGACAAGGGCTGAGGTTGCCGTCGCATGCCATCCTGGCCCTGATGTCATGAATCGGCCATCCCGACATCTTCAGTCGGAGCATCCCGGCGCGTAGTTCGTCGCGCGTCAAGCCGAGGCCGTGGACCAGAATGTCTCCGTCATCGCTCAAAACAAACTCACCTGGGCATCAGTGAACCGGAGAATCTCGTGGTTGTCGACGCGCCAGACCCGGTACGGCTTCCTCGCTTTCTTAAACCGCTTCATCATCGACTCGGTGCCCGGTGACTGGCCATCCCAGAGACCAACCAGGGCGTCGCCGCGGTCGGCGAGCTGGTTGTTGCGAATCTGTGGTGCTGCTTTGGTGGGGATGCCCTTACGTCGCGCGGCATCGTAGTCCGGTGCGATGACGACTTCCAGGCAGTCATACGACGCGGCCAACTCGTTCCCGAATCGATCCGGGCTTTGCATGTTGCCGCCGTGCAAGACCTCGGTAGGGTAGGAGTCGGCCAGTTCGGCGAGTTCTTCGATGAGCTGTATCAGCTTCGACCAGTGGTCGTGTGAAACGATACCTCTGGACCCTGCGATCACGAGCTTCAATCAAACCTCCGTTTCGAGGGGTAGCGTTTTTCGATGAATAGCGCCCAGCGCATCTTCTCCTGAGACGTCCATGCCCATACCAGCAGGGGGTGACTCAATGTCCCGATATCGTACAGGACCGGGGGTTCAGTGAGGGTATGCCACCAGTCAGAGATCATGGTTCCTCGTGTAGTTCTCGAAAAACACAGTACCAACGGGTTGCTCCATTGGCTTGATCTCGGTGAGTTCGTGGGGGATCAGATTGCAAAAGACCTGGTAGGCGAATCCCAGTGGCACCCCGGAGGCAGCGTAAATCATCCAGACGCGCCGTTTCGAGCCGTCGGGATAGAAGACCGTTCCCCAAGGCTTCATTGCCTGGTCAGGCAACTTAATCGGCCCAAATGGGCTTCTGAACTTGCTCTCGTCCCTCACGTCAGCTCCCTGATAAACGCCTCAATCGCTGTGGGGCTCGGTGCACCTCCGTATTTTCTGAGCAAGACCCCGGTAACCCCGTCGGGCTCAACGCCGGACTCCAGAATGTCTTTGACGGCCTCACGGTGCTTTTCTAGTGCCAGATGATCGCCCCAGCCGCGCTGGTTAGGGTATTTGTTGAGCCATTCTTCAATGTAGGGTGACGGGCTCCTCGACGGACGCTTGAACGTGAGCGTCCATGGTTTCTTCAGTGGCGGAACTGCCTCGACGACCTCGTTGCGCTCAGGTGTCGGAGCCTTGTCGACGAGATAGGCGCCACGGAGAACATCATTGGGTCTCCAGACGACTAGTGACCAGGTGTCGCCGGACTTTGTCCGCACCGGCATTACCAGGGCGTCCTTGACGTGTCTGGGAAAATCACACCGATACCTTTCCTCGGGTGGTTTGGCGTGGTTGCTTTCGATCAGCCAGGTGTCGGGAAGCAGGTCCGCGAGGATGTCCGCCTTGCGGGGCTCATTGGCTCTGTTGAAGTGTCTCACGGATGCGAGGAGGGCTTCAGGCCGGTCCAGGTATAACAGCGGTCGCTTCCAGACCGCATCAGGGCCACTGACGATCTCGATCCCAGAGGTGTCGACGGTGTGCCCGATGCGTCGGCATTTCGAGCACTCCCATAGATGGTTCAGGGGTGAGACGTACTGAACGACGTCGGTGTACTCGGCTTCACAGCCAGGGTCTGAACAGACTGTTCGAACGGTTTCGATGTCAGGTCGTGCCATGTGCACAGACTACACACGACAAGGCGGGTCGTCTACCCGGGAGGTGCGTCAGGGTCTGCCGTCACCATCGATGTCGATGTCGAGGTCCTTCTCGATCGATTTCAGGGTGCCCTTCTTGATGTCCTTGCCCTTGTGGACAGGGATCGTGGATTTCCGGTCGTCCGGCGGGCAGCTCACCCTGAGATGGGAGCCCTTCTGGCGCAGCTCCTTGCAGCCGGCCTTACGCAGGCGTTTGCGTACCTTGCGTGGCCGCATCTCCAGGAGGGCATCGATTCGGTCGATCAAGTTCATGGATCACTTCCAGAACGCGATGTCGATACTTGCGGTGCGATCCTTCTCATACCGGCTGAGCACATCCATCTTCATCTGGCCCCGCGTAGAAAGCGCCTTCTTGACAGCCGCTTCCAGTTCTCCGGCGACCTTTTTGGGGTCCTTCGGGAACTCGGGATGAAAAGGGTAGCTGACCTTGAGGTCGAGCGTGAACCCGCCCTTGTTGATGAATCCGATTTCGGCTCCAGGCACCGTCCACCCAAGGCAGTTCAGTTCTTTCTTGAGGGGCTTCAGGAGGCGAGTCTCCAGGTCTTTTGCCATTTTGACCTTAGTCCTCACCGGGCTGGCCTTTGCCGCCTCGTTCAGGGCGAGGCCGCCGTCTCCGAGGAAGCTCTCGATCATTGTGGTCACGTCTGACATCTCTACTCCTCACGGGGTCACTGTAGGCCGCCCCATCATGCATGATGTCAGACGTCGAACCAAGTGCAGAGCTGGTCCGGCGCGACAGATTCTGCACCCGGGTGCGATGGCAGTTCACTCCGGCTCTTCTCGTAACTTGCGGAGCTGCAGCATTTTCTTCTGGGCGTCCCTGAAGGTGTCGCCACCGAACACCTGGAAGGCCGACCGCAGAATGGTTAGCTGTACAGATCGCAATTCGCCGGTGTGGGCCAGAGCGCGTTGAAGGCCGTCACAGAACTCGCTGGACCAATCCAGGTCGTTCTTCTGGGCCCACCTGTAGACCTCACCCTTCCTCATTACTCGATCCGCTCCAGCGTGGCTTCACTGAGGACCCAGCGAGTCTTGTGGCGGTCATACTCGATGACGCCGGCCTTCCTCAGCAGTTGGGCAGCTCGATCGAAGCGGCGGCCGCTGCGCTGCATATCGACGCCACGGTAAGGCGGATCTCCGACATGAAGATTCTCGACCACTTTGGCGAGGTGGGTGTCAGTAAGTGTCATGCCTGCAGCGCTCCACGTCTTACCGCGCAACGACTCTGGCACCAGATCAAGATAGTTCATCGCCTGCCCTTGGTTCTTTTGGTGAAGGTTGAGAGGAGGCTGCAGTCCTGACAGTTTCGTTTCCATTCCTCGGCGCCCCTGAGCATTCTGAAGCGGCTCTCTTTAACGTTCCAGCTCAGGCATCGGGGGCAGCGGCCATCGCTTGCAGCAGCGGCAACGTAGCCCCTCAACCACTCCTCGGCGACATCTTCTGAGATGTAGTCGGGGACGGTGAGTTCTTCGGGGATCTCGCCCTGCCGGGTTGCTCCGACGGATGCCAGGGGAGCGTTCTCCATCTCGTCGAGCGCATAATGCTGTCCGCCGATGTTGAACGGTGTTCTGCTACTGAATACGGAGTCAGTCATCGGGTAGCGTGTCCTCGAAACAGGTGTGCTGGGGACCGTCGACCTCGATGTCGTCGAAGTGGCCCTGCAGTGCCAGAAGTCTAAGGGGCAGGTTATTGCCTCGCCCGAGTTGGTGCCAGAGCCATCCAACACAGGGGTACTCACCGCCATCGGGGTTCGACTCGTGACATGCCATCATCCCGCCTGACGAGGTGTTGAGGGTCGCGGGCTCCGCGATTGTCTCGCTGAGACCGCGATGAAGTTCTCGGTCATAACCGCCCGGGATGTCTCGATCGGGATCCGTTGAGACCCTCCAGGGACACGCTTTGCACTGTTTGTTGCGAACCTTCATGGTGCCCTACTTGGCGGGGACCTTTTCGGTCTCGCGTTCCTCGACCTCGAACTCCGAGGCATCGGCGGGCTCTTCGTAAGCCAACGACATCATCTCTTCGGGGGTCGACGGAACCTTCAGGCTGATGGCGTGTTTCACCATCTTGAACGCCATGTCCTTGGCCCACCGGAATTGAGGCAGCGCAAAGGTGCGCGTCGAGTTGCGCATCATGACCTTCGTGACACGCTTGACCTGGTTCGCCCCGGACTCCGGCACCAGGCCGGCCGTGGCTGCCCAGTGCATGACCAGGCCGCTCATCAGCAACGCGGTCTGCTCACCCTTCTCGGTTTCGAGGAAGGCCCTGAAGATCGAACTGTCGCTGAACGCTTCCTTCACGATATTCACGAAGCCCTCGGAGCCCGCCATCACAGCCGCCTCTTCAAGGCCCTCCATGATGGCATCCTTGGCGTCGCCGCCGGTCTCTTTTGCGGCGCTGCGCGCCTTCTGTAGGCGCGTGGGGGTGTTTTCGTCTTCTGGTTCCATGACCTTCTCCTCGTAGTTGTCCTTGGGCACCTCGGCCCCAATGGTGTTGGCGATCGATTCGATGATGTTTCGTTCCCGGTGAAGCATCTCCGGGGGCACCCTGCCCTGAGCGAACACCCAGGAGTCAGCGCGAACCGTACCGTCTTCGTACAGCTTGAAGTGAATGCCGCGCAGCGGCGTGCTCATCAGTCCCCGAATCGTGTCTTCAAGCCGACTGAGGTCCTTGGGAGACATCATGATCGGCATGTTGCCGAAGTTGCTCAGGGCAGTGGTTATGACCTCCTGGGCGAACTCGGCATCCCTGGGAGCGTCGAAGCGCACCAGAACCTCATCGTTCTTGATGTCGGACTGCCAAACGATGTCAGCATCGTTGCGCACCCGGTAGCTCACAGCCTTGATCAGGTGTTTCATGATCTCTCCCTGTTCAGATTTTCCACGCTATGTGCACGCTGTTCACATGTCAAGGGGGATCGTCGGACGGTTTTCGCCAGTCCGGTTCGCACTCCAGACATACTACGGTAGCACCGTCAGGCCCGCTCCAGGCGGCTTCCTCGGGGTTGTCGGCATCGATGAGCTTACCGCAGTCCTCGCAGTGGTATGGATTCTTCTGGATCCCGGCGTGTCGTAGGCCCCGGTTGTACCAGGTCATCGCGGAACCGCTGATGATCCCACCGCATTTCTTGCACCTGGCCTTCGATGGACGGGTGTCTACCAGCTCGAAGTCGTGGGGTACGGCACAGTGAAGGAGGCGCTGATGGTTGTCACGGGCCTCTTGGATGACCTTCTGGCCTTCCTCTTTGCCCAGAAGGGCCTCAGCGAACTTCTTAACGGTGAACTCGCCCATGCGATGACCCTGTCCAGTGCTCGGTGAAGTGCTTGAAGAAAGGCGTGAGCGGTCCAGGTCGGAACAATGAACCACCAGCCGGTAAGTAGTGCGACGATCATCAGTCCGACGTACACAGATCCCCCTGTCGGACCGAATAGGTCTCGGAGCGGCCTGAGATCAGCTTGACCTTGATCTCTTGCTCCACGGTAACCTGGCGAATACGCAGATAACCATACTCACCCTCAGCATTGTCGAGGATGCGCCTGACGAGCCGCCTGGAGTGCTCCGCTGCGGCTTCACGGGCTTGTTTGGCGACCTGTGCCATGGTGCAGTCGTCACCCCAGACACTTTCGCTGTCGACCTCGACGACCAGATGGATAACGGATGTCGATTTTGCTTTGGTCTCGCTCACTCTTCCTCCTCGGGGTTGTGCCAGATCAATCGAGCAGTGACCCCGCAGCGCCGACATCTCACCACCGTCTGCGGTTTCTGGGCTTCGAGATCCCTCCGAACCCCGTTGCAGAGATGCGGAAGCGTGATCGACGACTTCTTGGGCGGAACGTGAAAGGGCTTCATCACAGATTCAGTCATGGTTTTGTCGCAGCGAACCGGGTTGTCAGCAAGAACTCGTCAGCGTCACCGTGACCAAAGGGGATCACCGTGTCGGTCCACAGATCGGGCCTGTGGGCCGCCAGGAGGCCGCCAGGGTTAACAACGATGTAGGGATGGATGGTGCACCCCTGTTCGGCATACTTGGCATACACGGGCCTCAGAAGGCCCCAGATGTGCTCCTCGAAAGACGGACGGGCGTCTCTGGCGAACACTGCGACCATTGCTTTGCCGATGTTCACGGCTCCGCACTTCATCGTCTTGGCCCAGAAGGTCTCGCCATCCAGTTCCTCCTGGGGGGAAACCATCGCAGTACCAACAGAAAGCTCCTCAACGAGGCGCAAGTACATCCGCTCGTTGAGGTCGCCAAAGTACTGCCCGATTCTTCTCACTGGCGCGGAGAGGGTCTTGGATGCCGTGTTTCGCAGACGACCAAGGCTTCGGCAGGTCTCACAGGACCACCACTCCAACTCTTCGCCCCCGACGGTGCGGTAGTCGACGAAGTAGTGCAGTGTGACGCCATGCTTGTCGCACTCCATGGGTTTGCGTCTTACGTCTTCCATCAGCCATCCCCTCCGTAGCCCAACGCCTTGCGCATCAGGCCCTCATATTCACCCATCTTCTGCTGTATCTCATCGAGGCACTCACGAACCTCCTCGAACATCCCCAGCATCTTCTCCACCTCGGCCCTCGATATCTCGATTGGCTTGACCTGGACGTGCGTCAGTTTGATTTGATCGACCGGAGTAGGGTCCTGGTACTGGACGTTGATCTTGACGCAGTGCCCCCTTGCGACGGCATCGATGCGGTCCGGCTTTCGACCCGTCTCGGCCTCTACGACCCTCTCGGCTTCCGCCTTGATGCGCTCCAGTTCCTCTTTGCTGACATCGGTGTAGCGGTTCTTGTCCGCTATCTCATCGTAGATCCTGGGACTCATCACGAGCCCGGGCCGGGGGTCCAGGACCGACGGCTCTTCACGACGATGCTTCTGCACCTCGCGCTCGAACTCGGCCTCCGACAACATGTTGGCGATGAAGAACATGCGCAGCTTACGAACCTCAGAGGAAGCCCATGGTGGAATGTTGTACTGGTCCAGTATCGCCGCAGCACGACTTGACCTGTGCGCCTCCTCGAAGACCGACTCGGCAGCGATGTGCCCACAGTCCCGGCACTTCATCATGCCGATGAAAGCGTTGGGTTCGGAGAGCTGGACGTCAACGAGTTCGACCTCGTCGTGATGACATTTCGGGCAAATCAGCGTGTAGTTTTCCATGTGCACAGATTACACAGTTTGGTCAGTGCTGCAACTGGTCTCTTCACGGACCTCGTCTGCCCAGGTCGACAGTCCCCGCATGTAGGCTCTACGTTTGTCGAGACCGATGAGGTCTTGGACTCTGGGGTCGGAAAGGTACGGCGAGATGGCTTTGCGGTGGTCATCGTTCATCGAGGAACAGCAGCCAGCTCCGATGCCTAGACTGCGGCGCACGAACTCGGAGTCGACGCCATAGCGCTCGGAATCGAGAACGACGCCACAGTAGTAACGATCGTCGTCATCGGACCATACCAGGGCAGGACAGGGCGCCTCGACGTCACCGAGGACCTCGAAGGCGACGTGACACGGCACCTTCTTGCAGCAGTACCCTGAACCGACACAGGGCTCGAAGGGTGCGGCCTCCTCGGCCAGTTCCAGGAACTCCTCAGTTGTCAGATTCATTTTGCAACTCCAGCACCCGAACCCTCAGCGCTTCGAACATGTACCAGGGGTCGCCGCCGCATGTACCACAAAGAGGGCCGTTGCCATTGATGGCGACCTCCTCGGGGCTCGGCGAGTTGCCGGCACATTCGGGACAGACTCCAATGGCTTCGCGGTAGGCGGCTTCACAGGCGTTCGTCCAGGTGTCCTTCTTGATCTCGTGGTTGCGGATCATGTTGTAGACCTCGACAAAGTAGGGTTCGTCTGCGGCGACAACAACGAACGTTCGGTCGGAGCGCAACAGTTCGCCGGCGCGGCAGTCCAGTAGTTCCTTGAGATCGCGAATCGTTCTCTGCTGGAGTTCAACGAGATCACGGAGGTCGGAGACCTGCTCTTTGAGATCTAGGGTGTCGCGGTCAGTCATTTCTGCCCTCGTAAGCGTTGAGGCGTCTGGAGCAGATCCTGTCATGGACCTGCTCCAGAATCTCAGGGGTGAATTCTAGATCGTGGATGTCCCAGCGAACATCGGTCCCGCATAGCGACGGGGTATCAGCTCCGTCGCCATACCTGGGGCCGGCGTCACTCAGGACCCGGATGTGGTAGACAGCGACGGGGTACAGTCCGGTCTCGCATAGTGAGTGCGTCACGACGACCTCATCAGGCGGTCGAACATCACGTTCATGGCGGCTCGACGGGCCCAATCCAGGAACTGGGCGCGAGTCATGACGTGATCGCCCCTGCTACGACTCAGGCAGTACCTGGCTTCGAGCCACACAGCGATTCCGAGTTGGTTCATATCGTGAACTCCCGGCCGCACCGCGGGCACGTGAAGGTGTGAAAGTGGTCGGGGTAGCCGTCGCCACCACGATGTAGCTTGTAGTCGTGTGGCCACTGGGTGTCGAAAGCGTCCGATGTCATACAAACCCAGGTCTGGACGCCCCGGACGGTTTTGCGGCCCCTGAAGAGCCACATCAGCCACCAGATCAAAGCTGCGGGGTAGCGTAGTGCTCTCATCCCAGTAGCTCCATCACGAGCTTGTCGGGTCGTGTCAATACCTTCACGATGTCAAGGTACTCGTCCCACCCGATCGCGACACCGCGGATGACGTGCAGGGTTGCTGAGCGGACCTTGGTTCCCCTGGGCCACCTGGCATCCTTGAGCATGACATCATGCAGCGCTTTGAGGTCGTCCCTGGACAGTTCCAGGTTCAGCGCGACCCGGGCCTTCAGTGCGGGGTTCTCGTCAAACCACTGCAACCCGGCACGCACCATCTGCTCCAGGCCCTTGTTGCGCGACCCGCCGAACAGTTCTTCGGGGAACTGGTAGTCGACCTTGTGGACGCAGTCCTGGCATCGCGTAGGACCGCCGCGGACCCACTTCGAGCAATCCAGGCAGCGCCGATACGTCGCGTCGGCGTAGAAGCCCTCCTGGGCGTCCCCGAGAGCCTCTTCGACCTCCCCCTGCGATGGCGGGGCCTCATGCCAGGGGTCGACGCAGGCGGTCCTGTAGTCGTAGCCCTGCTGGATTTCGGCGCGCTCGGCCCGGAGACCAGAACCGCACTGCGGGCATTTCGTTTCGTCAGGTTCCATTAGTGCCTCGTCTCTTCGAGCCCGATGTGGGCTGCAATGTCGTTAACGGCATCGATGAGTCGATCGATGCGGTGATGGGCTTCCGCCACCGCCATTTCCCAGGCGGCGCGCTGTGCGAGTTCTTCGGGAAACCCGTTGGCGACCTTCAGCATCTCGACGGTCTCACGGATCTTCTTGACGTGCTTGTCGACTCCAGCACGGAATTCTTCGGCAGTTTCTTCGGGCATCACGGGGCCTTGGTGGTGGAGGAACGCTTCACGATCTTCACGCGGTGGGCGATGGGGTAGCTGATCGAGATGTTATCGTCGTCATACACCGTGATGAGGCCGTCGTCGAACTCGACGGAGGCGACCCCAAACGGCCCGCGGTCGGTGGCGATGATATCGCCAGGGCCGAGGTCCGCGGCCTCGACACGCTCAGTCCTGAGCCTGTCGAGAAGGTTGCGAACAGTCCAGGTGATCACGCCTTCCTTCCATTCCTGGTAGAACAGATGCCCCGCGGGCTCCGTCTTGGGGCCCAGGGTTCGGGCGAGGATGTCCTGGCGTCGCGCCACGGAGTCCAGGGGGACGTAGGGCGCGAAGACGAAACCATCCTCCAGGAAGTTGCGCATCCGCGGCCGGACACCCATGTGCAACACAAACGACTCGGGCAGTTCGACGTCGTGTTCGGCGACGTAGTGATACAGACCTTCAGGCCAGCGATAGGTGCCATCGGTGTAGCAGACCGACCCGTTAGCTGTGTCGCAGAACCGACACCGCGAGAAACCCTTGTAGCGCTGCAGAACCTCGGTGTGATTGCGCAGCCAGGACAGAATCTCAGCCTTAATGGCCGGCAGGTACTCGGTCGACACCGGCTCGGGCAGGTTGGGATCAGTTCGTCCACGCCAGTAGCCGACCTTGATCAGGCCGTCAGCGTCGTGCAGGAGGGGGTAAGGGGGTGGTGCGTCAGAGGTATTTTGCTCGTCGACGGCGTGCAGGCCGTCCTCAGTAGCGTTGGGATAGGTGTGGCGATCACATCGGGGGTGATCTTGCACTGCAGATGTCGCCGGCTCGTGGCAGATCTCACAGACCGCGCGGGTGTACTCACCACCCATCTTGTGAAGCAGTTCGCTGGCATGTTCGATCGACAGTTCAAGACACTTCCGGAAGCCACTGACGAGATTCTCGACGGCTTTCTCCAGTGAGACACCACGCGGGCCCATCGATTCGCCCTCGACGCGAGCGGTCCAGAGATCGCTATCAACCCCCGCCATACGGTTCAGCGAGAGATCGAAACCATCGAAACTGGCTTTGAACACCGGGAACCGGCGCCGGTCGGCATGGTAGACCCAGTCGAGATCGACCATCGCTGGCGCCAGGCGGCCGAGGTGGGTCTCTACGACCTCCCAGACAGCCTGAACCTCAACGAGTTTGCTGATCGAAGTACCTGTCATGATGTCTTCCTGATGTTCGCGGCACGCGAGATGCGTTCGACCTTGAAGGTGTAGAACTGCCCGTCGACACGGGCGCTGTGACGCCCTGCTTCGAGCTGGGCGCGTTTGACGGCGATGCCGATGGCTGCCTCGACCCCCTCGGCCTCGATCCTGAAGATGCCGCCGTAGATTTCGACGTCGTAGTACTGAGGCTGGGTGTGGTTCACGACATGCTCCTTCCAACAGGGTTTTCCACATGCGAAGCGTCAGCATTCATGCCGATGACTCCTCGTTTTCCACAGGCTCTTCACTGGGGTGAAATGCTATCGACAGAACGGAGCTTCTTGGGTGTCTGTAATCCGCATAGATCTCGAACCTCGCGGCACCGAGTCGTCTTTGAATGTCGAAGAGCTGCCCGGAGGACATCGACCCCGTGAAATCGACCGTCAGTACATTGCCCTTGGGCCAATGGCAGATGTGCATGGAACTATCAGGCACAGCCCAACCCATGACATCGCGGATCAAGTCCTGGATCCCAGGCTCCTCGAAGGGCTGGAAGGTCTTCCAGTCCTCGGGGGTAAACTGGACGGGAAGGTCGACGTCGACACCGACCCCCCGGGCGAATTCGGCGATCTCATCTGACGTCACGTGTCCGTGCAGGACTTCGAGGTCTTTACCATCCGCCATTACCATCCTCCTCGACGTCGAAGGGCTCGGGGTGACGCCCCAGGGCATCATCAACCCGCACCCAGGCGGCCTCGTAGTCGTCGGGACCCAGATAGCCCCGGCCCTTCAGCTTCGCCTTCAGAAAGTTCACGGCTGAGAGCAGTTCACCGAACTTGTAGTTGATGTCCTCGAAGTGCTTGTAGACCGCCCTCTCGTCGTCTGTGAGGCGTGCAGCGAGGTCTTTGGCGTGGTTGTCCTGCTTCTCCATCTTGACCAACAGGTGTCCGATCTCGTAGGGCTCCGTAGCCTTCATGAGGTCACGACCCGTGGCATGCTTCGCCGATACCGCGTTGATGTAGAGCTTCAGATTCTTCATTCGACCTCCAGTATGTCTGCAAAACGCTTGACGTCAGCCCACTCGATCGAGCCGTCGTAGCGCTCTCCGTCGTCATCTCGACGTCACGCACACGGATCCAGTTACCGAGTTGAAACACCATCATTCCTCCTCGGAGGCGCCGCCCTGAACGAGCTGAAGCCCGGCGCGACGGTTCTCAGGGGTATTGATGATGGTGTCGGCGAGGGCTTCGAGATCGGCGTCGTAGTGCGTGACGAGGTACTGTGCGGCCGTCATCAGGGTGGCCATGGCCTCATCGAGCGTGAGTTCTGGAAACGCGAGGCTGATGTAGCCCTGTCCGTGCTCTTCGGTGTGGATGAAGCGGATCGGCGCGATGCGGTCCTCGCCGGGCTCGCGGACCTTGAAGAGGTGATAGCCCTCCAGCGCTGCGTTGTTGGTGAGGAGGGGCCCCCACTTCTCGCGGAGCTGATCGATGTATTCGATCTCGGCCTCAAGATTGAGTTCGACGGCGGGGCGACCGGCACGCATGAAGACCCTGGGGTTGGATTCGATACCGAACTTCTCGGCGATGCCCTCGCGGATCTGCTCCTGGATCAACTCACGATCGAAGCGGTTCTCAGAGGACGTCGATGTCGCCTCCCAGAGCAGCCTGTGAGCTTCTTGGACGATGTTTGGATAGTCAGTCATCGGACCTCCAGGCGCGCTCAGCGGTCCAGTCATGGAACCTGACGGCCCATGTGGCATTGAAGCTGAGCGCCAGCAGGGGGTGTGCTACGGCGTTGTGCAGGAACTCCCAGGCGTTCATGTTCTTTTCTCCAGTACCGGGATCTGAGGGAAGTACGCGGGGTGGACGCCCATGACGTGGCAGCCCCTGACGAGGCCGCGATGTTCGTCACAGATTTGCCAGTCCTCACCAAGAGTCTCGATGTCGCCTGAGCCGAAGACCACAGACACCACCTCGATGTTCTGGTCGTGCTTCAGGCCGAAGAACATGAGGTCTCCGTACTCCCGCATCAGATCGACGCGACGTTGCGCGGCAGCTCTGAGGGCAGGGTCGTCGGAGAGATGGCCGTACAGCTCCGCGTAGACGAAGTGGTTGGCGAGCAGTCCAGCGAGCCTGATCCACTCCGACTCGTTGGCCTCTTCCAGCAATTTGCCGCGGTGGCTCATGAATCCTCGTCGGTGAACGCCCCGTAACCCAGGAGATGCCCGACGACATCCTCGGCCCAGGCGTTCTCTCCGCCACGCGAGCGCAGCCAGGTAAGCACGCTGTCCTTCGTCAGGACAGCGATGTCGACGGAGGCGTGTTTGCCTGCGACGGCGTTCTCGGTGTTGTGTACGTGCTTGGCACGCACGTAGATTCCGGTATGGGCGCCGTCGTCACCCAATGATTCGTAACGCTCCGGGTCGATTTCGAGGTCAGTCATCGTCTTGCTCCATGCAGAAGAGATCTCCCACCATCATGGGCATCTGCATATCAGCTTCACGGCGCGCGAGTTGACCAGCGTACAGCCTCGCCGCCGCGAAAAGGGAGTAGAGGATGCCAGGCTTGAACCCCTCCCGAGGAACCGGCTCGGGTCGCTGGACCCGAACGGGTGGATGCAATCGGACCCAGCGGCCTGACCTGAAGGCGTAGGAGGACGTCTGATTCACCACCACGAAGCGGTCACCTCTGAACCCACTGGGCTCGATGGTCGGCTCTGGCCTGTCAGCTATCAGCGTCACGTCGCTTCCTCTTCAGGGCGTAGACGCGCTTGGACACGATGCCGTACGCGTTCTTCTCGGCCGTCCTGCGGTCCTGTAGACCCATGTACTCCATGATCGCGGCGCGCTCCTCGAAGTCCTCGATGTCGGACTCCGTGGCCCCCAGTCGTTTCAGCTTCGGTATCCAGACACTCATGGCCAGTTCTCCGGTTTGTTGTCACGCCACTCAGAGGTTCCGTCGGAGAGCTGGCGGACCCAGCGATCACCGACCTGGAACCACGCAGTCCAGTCCTGGTTGCCATAGAGGTGCGTCAAGAGGTTCTCCACCTCGACCGCGTCTTCATCGGTGTGAACGAAGACGCGGTCGTCTGGTCCCTGTTTGATACCCCAGTCAGTCACGTTTCCTAGCCTTGTTCATCGCTGAGAGCCATTTCGCCACGGTGATGTAGTCTTGTGGCGGCGGCTCCCCGTAGTAGTCGTTGTAATCCCTGTGCATCTGCCTCATTGCTCTCAGGGCGGAACTGACAACCTCTTGCGGAGGCAGTGACGGAGTCTGTTGGCGCATCTCCGATCTGTTCTCGGGATCAAGGCCAAGCTCTTCGAGGTCTGGCTCGTACTCGTCCCGCTGGGACCGGACCTCGAAGAAACCCTCCAGTGACGGGTCGTAGGCATGGACAACTCGTGCGTAGTAGCTGGTGTAGTTGTTGTTCAATCTGAACGTCTCACCCATCGTCTGGATGGCGTAGAGCCACCGCAACCGCTCAAATATCATCTTCATTGACCCCCGACTGAGCCCCCTGCCGTGAAGCTGTGTGGTCATCTGATAGATGGACTCGAAGACGTGGGGGTTCGCGGCATGGAAGCGCTCGAACTGTTCAGTGAGCGTTCCGCTGCGGTCCACATCCTTCAGTGGAGAGAGTGTGGGGTTCCAGTCCGTCATTCTTCCTCCTGCCTCACGCCAACATCGGCGCAGTATCGACTGCAGTACAGGTGCCCGTGACGACGGACCTCGAAGCCCCTGACGAAGTTCTTGCAGCTCTCGCAGCGCGGACCCCGGGGACCGGCAACCGACTCCAGGACGCCGTTGAGACGCTCGATTTCGTCCAACGCCTCGTGCAGCGACGGCCCCATTGAGTAGTCCCAGCCGTGGTCGGCGATGTGCCTGGCGCGCTCCATCCTGTCAGGACCCCAGGCAGCAGAACCGCGGGATTCCTCTCTACAGGCTTTCGCGCACCGCATGGAGCAGTACATCTCGACCCGCATGTAGCCCTCACCCGGAGGGACGAATTCGTCACAGTAGTGGCAGCGCCGACCAGGCTGGATGACCTCTGCGTTGATGTGGATGGTCTCCTCGACCACGGTGCCCGTAGAACAAAGCACACGCCTGGTTGAGCCAATCTTGAACTCATCCCCGTCCAGCACCAACTCTTCCCCCCTACGCGGCGTCTCGATGCCGTCAGGGAGTCTCACGGTACTCTGGTCTGGCAGCACCAACTCCACTTTCCTTCGCCAGGCCATTACTCAGCTCCGCCCAACGCAGCCGCGGCACTCGAAGCCACCTCGGACAGCAGCGCCAGACCGACCTCCGCAGCCTCGATGATGCTTTCGGAGCACCCGACGCCATAGTCGGACCCACCGATGATCAACAGGGAGTGCCACCCGGTGCCGTCATCGTCCTCCCGAATCACCACCGAGAACTCAGGCTCGATCTGCACGACGTCCTCGGCGCGGACATCTCCGTCCCCTGCCATCGCCGTGACAACGGGGCCCCTGTAGTTCAGGGGCATCGCGAAGACTCCCGGGCCAAGACAGAACCACTCATGGCCCGTCTCGGCGTTCAGGGCCTCCACGGACCCCACCATCGCCGTGAGGTCCTCCTGGGTCGCCGCACCAGCCATCTTCAGTTCTCGAATCGTGTTCTCTGTCTCGCTCATCTCGCTCTCCAGTAGTAAGGAACCCCCTACCCATTTCTGTGCAGGAGTGTGCACACATTACACACCGGGAGGTGACCGCGCAAGAGACGAAAAGCGTTGCCCCCATGACCCCCCGGACGAACCCAGGTTCCGCCATGGGCCTGCCAACGATTTGTGGTTTAGAAAAATTTGGAGACGTGACCAACCGTCCAAGGCCGAGGTAAAACCATACGCGGGACGGAGCGCCGATTGGACTCAGCGCACCATTGCGAGCGAGGGCCTGGGGGCCGGGCGACCCGGGGGTTCAAACCCCCCATTCGTGGTTCGGTGCCCCGGTCTTCAAACTCCCCATAAGTACCTCGCGCGTCTTGACAACCTCCCGGAATACCTGCACAAACGCGCTCATCTGTCACAGCGCGCCCGGGCTGTGACGCCTGGGCTCCTGAAGGACGCCTTCGCGCGACGGATGTCAAGCCCGGACCCCAGGCATGGGGAGTTTGAGGTCCTGGGTGGCGTGCGGTGGTCTGCGCTGCTTGCGTCAAGCGCCTGAGCGACCAATGGGGAGTTTGAGCCCAGCCTTCGGGGCCGAGGGCCTGGAACCCCAGGGTTCGCCTCGGTCTGCGCTTCGGCGGCTCGTGCATTTACGTCCTGCGCCCGTGCCGACCCGTTGGTCCCCCCATCCCCACCCTTCTCCCTCCCAGCGGTGAACACGCTCTGAGGTGGCCCCTACAGCCCCCTGTGGCCCCAGGTATCCTGTGTATCCCCTATGGCCCCCCACTGGCTCCCTGTAGTTGCTAGCCCGCGTCGGTTCCTCTCTGGGTCTACGAACATCTACTAGCGCTTTCTCCGTGTTTTCCGCCAATGCATTGGAGAGCGTGTACAGCTTTCTGTACCAGTGGGTGAGAAGGTGGTTGACAGTGTGCAATGCGTGCACTAGTTCTGTGTGTGCCCCGTACTGAAGAGGAGGTAGCGATGAGAGATGCAGAGGCCGTAGCTCGTAGAGATCACGCTGTGGACGTCGCAGGGCTGTCTGAGAAGACCGAGAGGTTGGTCTGTGACACCAGCAGGCCCCGTGCCTACAGACTGGCTTACGAGGCCGCTGAGAACCGCAGGCATGCCCGCATGAACCGAGAGGCGTGGGTGCTCGAAGTGCTTCGTGGTGACGAGTACGTCGGCGTGCGTCGTGCTTCGGGTTCCTTGCCGCGCTTCGACTCCGCGGTGTTGGCGTTCCGTGACTACTGCGCCGTACTCAACGACTACATCCACACCGAGGACTCCCTGTACGCCCACGAGCCCTGTGTTGGTGACACCATCCGGGCGCGGAACACGAATACCGGCGAGGTCCGTGTTGATGAGGTCATCCTCAGCAGGAGGGTGCGATGAATGACCGTACCTACATGCCGAGTTGCGACGACCCCAAGGCTGCGACGACAGCTACGCCCTGCGCGTTCTGTGGTAAGCCGATGTCTGCCCACCACATCCCTGGCTGGGGCTGTCCCTCCGAACCCGAGAAGCGTCGCTACAACGTCGAGTTTCTCGACAACTACTCCGGGGAGGTCACCCGCACGATGTGGATCACAGCCACCGACAAGCACAGCGCTGCCAGGAGGGCTTTGAAGCTCAGGGGTGTCGACTACATGCTTGCCGGGATCCGAACGCTGCATAACGCGTCTGAGAGGTTCTACACCGTCGAACTCAATGATGCGCCGCCCCGTATGCGTATCACGGTCCTCCAGGAGCCATCATGATCCGTGTCTGCTACTACAACGACTATCCCAACGAGGGCGCCGAACTTGTCATGGCCGAGTCGGTTTCACATGACCGAAGCGGCCGTCGGTTCCTGCTGCGACTGCCCTTTGACGACAACTACGTCCGCATCGAAATCAACCCGGATATCGAGTCTGAGGTCATCGCCACCTGGTTCGGCAAGGCGCTGGAGTCCGGCTACATCGATCTCAGGCCGTTGCAGAACGGCTACCCCACCGAACGCCGCGAGGAGTCTGATGAGCCGTCGTAATTTCAAACCTGGAGACCTGGTTCGCTACGTCAGCCCGCACCACAACTCTAAGCTGGAGGTCGGTGAGGTCTATGAGGTCGCTGAGAGATCGACCCATTCGGCTTCCATCTATGTCTTCATCGACGGTGAGGTACACCGGGCGTCTCAGTCGCTGTGGCGGTTCGAAATGGTTGAAGCCGCCGATTACCCCCATGTGGGCCAGTGGTCTGTCGAGGACGTCACCGCGTACCTCGCCGAGTCCCTTGGGGTGAATGCGAAGTATCGCCGCAAAGTCAATGGCTGGTTTCTCGACCGCGGACATCTCTTCGAGGCTATCGTTCAGCCGCCCACTGAAGACCGTCAGTGGCGGTACAGGCATGGTGGGGTCGGACGGTGAAGCCGCAGATCTCGAAGCCGTCTGTGAGGGCATCAGGGAGCTGTGGGCCCAAAGTGTCGCCGCATCCGAGCCGAGGTCTGCATGACCGCTCATGTCTTCGAGACCTGTGATACCGATTGTGGCCGCTGCTTCATCTGCGCGGGTTGCCGGTACTGCCGTCGTTGTGGCTGCGCCGAAGGTGAATTGCTCACTTTCTGCCCCGGCTACCGTCTCACCCTGGACGACCGAGACGCCATCATGTCCGGCAAGGTCCGCGACATCCACCCGTATCTGAGCAAGCGGAGGTCCAGAAATGGCTGAAAATCGCGATCAACATCCCCCTGTAGTCCCCCTTGGCGACACAACGAACAGGAGATCATGATGGGAGACATCTCTGAAATGGTAACGCAGGGACAACTCTGTGGCGGCTGCGGCTGCGCGTTGGCCGAAGCGCACTACGACAACACCCCACCAGGGTTCCCGGTGTTTTGCAGCGACGAGTGTGCTGCTGATGCCTGGGAGGGTGCCATGGTCGTCGAAGCTGACGGGACACTGCGGAAACGCGAGACGCCGGACGAGAACTGACAATGGGCCACCATCTCTACATCCACGGCTTGATTGGCATCCAGATCCCCATCGAAGAGTTCTGGACCACTGAGTCCAGGGTTCCCGACCACTACTTCTGCGAACACCGCGACGAGTTCGATGATGAGACCGTCCAGTTCTGCCCCAGATGCGGTAGAGGTCGCCCTGCGCCCGTGACGTATAGCGTTCTCAGCAAACGTCTCCCCGTGCCTCTCACGGACCGCAGAGGCCGACCGTTCACTGATGCAGACTGGGAGAGCTGCGGACAGAGCCCCGGCGCACTGGTTGACGAGGCCCGGCTCGACATCGAGGGCATCGAGTTGATCTGGCGCCAGGACCCCTCCGGGAACGACGAGGCACTCTACATCGGACGTGATTTCTACTACGGCGGCTACGACGAGGCAGATGACGCCGACTGGACCCATGACGAGCTGGAACAGATCTTCCACGACGTCGGTCTCGCCGTACACCCCCACTTCCTGGGCAAGATTCGTCTCTACCTCTTCGGAGAATGGATGTGAACGACAACAACGCGACATTCGAGTGGCCTGATGGCGAAATCCAGGTCTGGGACGACATGTCCGCGGCCGACTACGCGGTCATACTCGTCACCGATTCCGAACTCAGGACGCCCGGCTGGGCAGATACGCTGTGGTACAACGCGCATACCGAACTCTGGCCGCTCAAAGCCGCGGATGCGCTGAACTACGCCGAAGAGAAGCTCTACGAGATCGAGGACTACGCCGACGAGCCCTTCCCGATCAACGACCCCGACCTCCTGGTCCAGTACCGCGACAAACTGCGGGAGGTCTGCGGGGACTGCATCAACATCCGCATCGAGCGCTACATCGAGGCCGCCGTGTCATCGCACGTCGCCGCACAGGAACTGCAAATTGCAACCGATGCGCTGACAGACAGAGAGCGTGCCTCGGTCGTCGGTGAGGTCTCCGCCAGAATCATGCAAGCGGATATCATCACGACCGACGAGGTCAGCCCTGTCGACTGGGACAAACTCACAACCACTGAAGCAAAGGACTGATGATGGCAAGCCAGGAAACCAAAGATAGCTGCGTCAAGGCCGTCAACGACCTTGTCGAGGCGGTCATTGAGCAGGGCGACGACCCCGAGATCATGGACAGCTACGTCGACGCACTTTTCGGAGACTATGTCTACGTCGAGTTGCTCATGAAAGCGTTCATCGCTGCCGCGCCGTCTGAGGAGGACCGGCTGACGTATCTGAAGCAGGCCACAGACAAGGTGACCTGGTGATGAGACAAGACTGGTGCATCCAGTGCTCGGACACCGCTGAGGCCGAATGCGAGGACTGCGGAATGCCGCTGTGCGACCAGTGCGCCCGCTTCTGCGGCGAGCCCGGCGTCGATGCGCTCTGTGAGCGTTGCATCGATCGCGATGCGGCACACGCTCCGGTTACAGGGATGGACGCCCGACACCGCGCGATGCTCTTCGGGAACACCGAGGTCTGTTCGGATTGCGGTGGACCCTTGACTGAACACCCCGACGACGACCCCTACTGTGAATCCTGCGCAAGACTCGAAGCTCTGCACCCGGGTGCGAAATGACTGAACTGCACTACGAGAACTTCTCGGGCACCCTGGTCCGTCGAGATGGCATGCTTCACTACCGATGCCCCTGCTGCGGCATGCACGGATCCTCGAAGCAGATCCGAAAGACCTGCGAGCACTGCGGCTGGCGTGTCTACGTCTGCGACAACCCCGTGCAGTGGCATGTCACCAGGCTCAAAAGATCCGGGTGGCGAAAGCTCGGGTCGCGCGAAGACACTGTTGTTCTGAGCCATCCCAGACGCCTCAGTGTCCGTAGCTCCAAGCACACCTACGCGCTGCTGAAGCAGGACGGATGCAAGACACGAATCGAGTACACACGACACAACCCGCTGAGGAAGTCATGAATGACTACACTTTCGCCTGGGCTATCATAGCAACCTGGTACGGCATCGTTATGACGGTTCGGTACATCCGGTTGGTTCACGGAGTCGAACGGCTCAGGGACCGACTGAGAGGAGAACAGCAATGACCGAAGTTGCATACCAGATGCTACTACCTCACCCGATCCGATTCGATGAGTACAACGAGGGGTTCTTCGTCCCGCACACGCCGAATCGACAGCCGGGCCCCTTGCACTACAAGCCCTGGGGTCTCGATGGATCGTCGACCGTCGAGGATGGCGAATACGACACCCGGTCGCCCGGCCTCAAGATCGTGCCCGTGAAGGTGCGCATCCAGGTCGTCGCACCGCTGTACTGCAATCCCGGAAATGGAGCTGGCGATGACGCCCCCGGATACTGACGAGAAAGCCGCTGAGGACGTCCAAGCCGAGTACCTCGGTGACGGGGTCTATGCGCGCTTCGACGGCTACCAGGTCGAACTGACTGCCGGAGACAACACGATCTTCGTGGAACCCCAGGTCTACAATGCGCTCAAGCGATTCTGGAAGCGCTGTCACCCCAGACCGCAGCCCGAGATGCATCCGTACGACATCGAACTGGAGACGCAGCGCCAGCGCAGGATTTACCCCGAACGCTTCAGGCACGAGGAAGAGTGACATGGACGACATTCAACGAGAAATCGCCAGCCGTTATGACGTCGCACCGTGGCGGGAGACCATGGACGAGTCGCAGTTCAATGAACTGGTCCAGATCCTGGACAACGGTGTTTTCTGCTGCCTCGACGACGCCCTGGGGGCAATGCGCTCCGGGGAGACATGTGGCACCTGGACGTTCGGTGTTCTGATCGTTGCCGCGCACATCGAGTTCAAGCGGATTACGACTGCGCCCGGTCGTCTCGTGTTCGAGGCGATCGTGAGGGCGATGTCGATCGACGATGACAGTGCCTACCTGGAGATCGACAACGTGAAGGATGGCGTCCAGGTCGTCGCGTACACCTCACAGAATATCGGAAAGGCCACGGTCGAGTCGATGGACGGGCTTGCCGAGGCGATCACGGCGGCATCCGAGGCATCGCAGGAGCCCAAGGGATGAGCGAGGGCTACCCAACAGAGGAGCAGCTCGACGAGATCCGCGTCTGGGACTGCACAACAGTCGTGGGTCAGTGGGGCCTGCTCAAGCACGTCGCCGAGTTGTGGACCTATCCTCAGTTCGTGAAGCTGTATGAGGATGGCTGCCTGGAAGTCTCGACAGCGGGGTGGTCCGGCAACGAAGCGATCATCAGCGCTTTAGTGAACAACCAGTACGGTTTCTGGTCGCTGTGCTGGAGGGCTTCAAAGGCCGGGGGGTGGACTCGCTTCGAAACCATGCATGCGCGTCTTGGAAGCGCCAGGAGGGTAAGGCTGTCGGCCTACATCGAGTCAGTGGAGAGCCACGTTGCGGCGCATCACGGCCGCGGGTGTCCGACTGAGTCCGATGTTGAGGCTGTCATTGCCCACATCGATCGAGTCGCCGAAGCGTTCATCGAGAAGACCCCGTCTGTCGACGTTGCGCGCAACATCTATGAGGAGCACCGATGAAGAGCAAAGAGGACGAACGACCAATTCGGCTACAGGGAGTCGGGTACGATCTTGAGGTCGAAGGGATACGGCAACGCAGTGAACGCGTCGACAACGACCTTCTCGAATGGTTCGAGCTGCCCGACGGACGCTGGATCATCCTGCAGGAGAACGATTTCTATACCGGAGAGCCCGGGCCGACATCGGCCTTCGTTTCAGTTCAGGACGCCGAGGATCTCCATGGGTAAGGAATGCATACGCTGTGGTGGGGCCTGGGAGGGCTTCGAGCAGTACTACCTCAGCGCGACGACGACTGAACCGCTAGAACATGGTGGTGTGGGCGGCAACCTCTGCAAGAGTTGCTGGGTCGCCTTCATGGACTTCATGAACAGCGAGACCACCTACACCTGCGAGCGATGTGGTTCGCAAGAGTCTGGCCACGCCGTGGCATGGATCGGGGGCAAAGCTGTCTGCCCGAGCTGCTGGAAGCAGTGCCAGGGTGGTGCTCCCGAACACCTGCCTGAAAGGAAGCAACATGAACTGGTGCCCCTCAAGGTTTACCAGGCGAACACCTGGGTTCAGACGATGAGTTACTGCCCGGCGTGTAACGCCGTCTTCTCTGATCGCGTCATCGGAGGCTCCCAGGTCAGAACGCCAGATAACAAGCACGAGTTCCCACCTCTTTGCCCTGCAGTGGAGCAAGAGACCAATGGCTGACACCGAAGACACACTTCAAGCCGCGCATCGTAAAGGCGTCGAGACACGCAGTCTCTATCGCTTCGGCTACCGTGGCGCCGTTGTAATGAAGGCGGCCGGAGAGTCACCTCGCGTCATCACCGAGACCGCGGAGTCGATCGATGGCAACGAGAACTGGCTGAGAGGCATCCGGGCCGGCATTACCGGTCACTATCTCGACCCTGCCACCATGGCCTCAAGACTACTGGAGGAAGAGTGAACGATCTGGAGAGAGCGCTGAAGATCATCGATGAGGGGGGCGACGTACAGGAGCTTCAGGAAATCCTGGACCGAAACCAGAACGCCGCCGGCCGAGACGGATCAATCGACCGGTACCAGTGGATGGCCCTGAAAGAGATCGTTCGCGCCGAAAGGGCGAAAGCACTCGCGATCCCCAAGCTCAAGGGGGAGGGATGAACGAAACACTGATCAAGTCGATCAAGGCTGCGCCAGCAGATCTCAAGCGCCGCTGGGGAAGAGGCATGCACAGCGGGACCGACATCTGGTGGTACGTCACCGTTTGCGGGACCGATGTCTGGCTTCGACGGGATGGACAGAATCGCCTGACGACTGTCGAGGCTGGCTTCAAGTTCCACGCCGTGCAGGTGCCCTACCAGGGCATGGAACGCGGCGCCGTGGATTACCTGCTAGACCGTGGGGCTATCGTGTCCACGAGCCCGTTGAGCTGGGCTCGTGAATTCGAACTGCCCGAGACCGTTGAGGCCGTCGAAGTACTGATGAGGCGATTCGAGGCCATCGAGGATACCAAAACACACTTCAAGGCCGAGTACGAGAGATGATGAAACACTGTGACATCTGCCGTAATCTCACCGAACACGAGGCCCGGGAGCTGCCAATCCCAATCCTTCTCAACGGTCAATGGGTCAACAAGCGATGGGTGTGCTGTAACGAACTGGAGGGCATCCACGCCAAGCTCAACGAGATGTCCGTCGAGAAGCGCTACCGCTACCACAACCCGCCACCGAAGGGCTGGGAGTACGCCTGCTTCGTCGACACGGCCGGCAAATCAGCAACCGTAAAGCTGCTGGCACAGCACCACCGCGGTGAATGGGAGATGCGAAACGCTCTCATCACCGGCGGCGATCCTGACTACGACGACAACCGCGTCTGGGGGCACTGCTACTTCGACGGCACCACGATCGACACATCACCCGGATTGAAACTCGCTACGACAAACGACGGCAATCGCATCGAGGTTCACGACTACGATCTCATCAAACTCGACAGCGTCCAGGAGATGCCTGATGGCTGACCACGAAGAACGAATCAAGGAACTGACCGAAGAGAACAAGAAGCTGCGCAATGAGGTCGTCATGTTGGTGAATGAGGCCGCCCGGTTGAGGGATCGACGAGACATGTATCGCGACCAAGCGGCTGAGCGCCTCCAGGATCGACGCAAACTCGAAGCTCAGGCATCGACCTGGCGTAAGGCCAAGGACCCCATCGTCAAAAGTGGGCTTGACGTCTACCTCGACGGCCATATCTCGCTGGAGAAGGCGTTGGCTGAGGTTGTGATCCACCTGTCAAACCGGGCATCGCTTCGGGAAATCGAACTACTGAAGCTGAAGCAACGCAAAGTGCCCAGTTCCCGCTGAAGACATGACCAAAGTAGACATTGAGAGCGCCAAATGTTCCTGCGGCCGCGAATTCGGCAAAGAGGATTGCTACGGGCCTGATGGACAACCGTTCAAGGGTTCCAAAGCCTCGGGGCATGACAACGGCTACGACCACGTCGTGATGTGGCGCTATCACACCGGCGACCTGATGCGCCACATCCGTGAGCGAATTGAGAGAGACCGATGATCGAGTGGAAAGACGCCACATCATATCGCCGAGGGCGATCCGGTAAAGACGAACCGAGGACCTTCACTGCCGAGGTTGGCGCGCACGACATTACCGTGACCCGGTACCACGGAATCCCTGACGACTGGTTTCTTCTGTCCAGGAGCCTGGGGATCTCGACACACCAGAAGCTGGGCACCAACGACATCGAAGAGGCGAAAGCCAAAGCGCTGAATGCGATGAAGCAGCGGCTACTGAGCCGCATCGATGAAGACGAGATGAGCATTGCTGCTATCGAACTGGAGGAGAGCATGAATCGCCCTGATCCTGGAGCTGCCGTTGAGAAGTTCAACGCCACCCATGACATCGGAACTCTGGTCCGTTACTGGACCGGAGCAAAGGGAGACGGGCCTGGCGAGGTCGGGGAAACCCGGACCGAGGCTCAAGTGCTCGGTGGACACACCGCCGTCGTCTGGGTCGAAGGCCACCCAGCCTGCATTGCGCTGACACACGTCGAAGCGGAGGACCGGTGAGCTACGAAATCCGGTGCATGAAATGCCAAAGCCCCGTCGAACATGTCTGTGGTACCGATTTCAGGCGCGCCGTGATGGAGCTGTTGACCTGGGTGCCTGAAGGGGGGCTCTCTTCTACCTGGCTGGATGGGGAGGCGCGCGAAGCCGTTATTAAGGCGGCACAGCAACGGGACGGTGAAGACGAGGACTTCCAGATCATGCCGTTCTTCGGTTCGCAGTCCTGGAGCTATCTGCTGTTTCACAAGGACGCGGCCAGGACTTTTCATGCCCTGCTCAACAACGTGTTACGCAACGCCGGTCTCGATGCCCACCAGATCGGACAAGATGCCTGGGATTACGTGCTACAAACACACAGCGAGCACCGGTGCTCCCAACGGCGCCGCGTTCTGGCCTTTATTTGCAGATTCTTGCGACAGAAGACCGGGGAATCGGGCAACGACACCTTGATCCTGCGAGAGCTGACAGAAGAAAACGACATCGATCAACTCGACGACTATGTCACAGCGGCCATCGAACTCGGTTGTGATCCCGACCGGTTGGAGATGGTTCGGCTTGCCGCGATCGGGGAACACTCCGCCGACGTCACGGTGCGCTTCATACACTCCGCCAACCTGGCCCCCGAAGACGACATCACCACTTCTAACGAAGCCGCCGAACTCGAAGAGGGCAAGAAGGCTCGCTTCCGTGCCGAGATCGAAGACATCTGCGAGAAGTACGGCTACACCCTGAACGACCTGGAGACGTGATGAACAAAGCAGACACAGTGCATGAGACGATGATGCACTGCCTCTTCGAGCCCGATGAGGCGACGACCTACGAGGAGCTGCCGGACGACGCCATCGTCGTGGACGGCGTCATGGGCCCTTTCGCGCTGCACCCCGATCGCCTCAAAGAGAAGGACCAGGTCATCCGAGGGCTCGTCGAGGAGATCCCGGTCGACGACTACATGCGCGACGACAACGGCGGGGGTGGCCAATCGTTCCTGAACCTGTGTCAGGATCGTGAGGGCAAACAATGGACCGGGATGCACAGGACGATGAACGCATTCTTCGTTCTCGCTGCCGCGACAGGTCGAGCTGGCTTCTGCGCGCCACGTGACACGTGGCCGATGCTGCCGGGTGGGATGCCGTACATCTGGTTCAGCGTCGACCCACAAGAGGACTCGATGCCGCAGCCCAAGGCGGTGCGCGACGCGATCGATAATACAAGAGCAGACATGGAGCAGAGCTGATGACGACGTTTCGAGAGGCCGTAATTCGCTGCGAGGAGCTGCAGAAGAAAGGACTACCGCCGGAGCACTCCGATGTCACCGTGATCATCGCGTATGCCCAGGAGATGAAGCAATTCGCGAGGACCGAGGCAAGCAAACGCGCCAACATGGCCTCCAGACTCGCTGAGTACGAGACCCAGGAGCCCGAGGAAGAGGAGCCTGAACGAGTTCTCGACTATGAGGCCCTGGAGGATGTCTACGGCAAGACGCGTGATACGATTCGTGAACTCCTGGACGGCGATGACAACCTGATCCACTACTTCGCGGGTCGTCTCGGCACCCAGCCAGATATCGACGAGATCGTGGAGCAGCACGGGCGTAGCGGAGTCATCGCGGTCTCAACAGGCGATATCGAGACAACGAAGATCGTGTGGATCCCCTTCGAGGGCAACGAGCACATCTTCGGCATCGAGGCTTTCGACGCCGTGCTGGAGCGATCTGGGTTGTCCGTCGAAGATGTGCTCGGGCTCCGGGCCAAACTGTGAGGGGCTCAATGAAGAGTGACCGGGAACTAGAAATTCGAGCATTGCTGGAGATCAGTAATGAAGATCTCGCCCACTGGGCTGAGCGCATCCGACCTGTGATCCGCTGGGGTCCCGGTGGCAAGAGACACCCCCGGGGAACACCTCATTGGGTGGCGAATCTGGGCGATCACCGCAAGACATCATACACATGGGTCGAGAACTCCAGGGGAGAGGCCGCCGGCGACCTGGAGCTAATCAAGACGATCCAGACCTTCCACACCTGGGGCGCGCCAGCGCTTTTCAAGCCGAGCGTCGCCGAAGTCATCGCCCAGATCCCTGTCGAGATGCGTGACAGCGTCGACGCGTTCGAGGTCATCAGCGAAGGTCTGGGGCCGCCAGCAGTCCTGCAGGAGGGCTTCCATGTCACCAACACAGCCCTGTATCGCCAGTCTTGACAGTGTGACATCTGTGCACATAGACTGCGCCGCTCAACGAGGAGAGCTAGATGTCTGACCAGATGAAGAGTCTCTACACCGAACTGCTGCAGTCCTACCGGGAGTTCATGACCGAGCGCATGGGCGATCCCATGGAGTTCGATGACCCCAAGGAGTTCGCCAAGGCGTATAAGGTCTGGCGAGCTTCTGCGATCCACACCGCATACGAGGTTGTCCTGGAGATGTTCGAGGAGAGCGTCGAAGAGGTGCTCGCTCGAATGTCGCCAGAGGAACGCGAAACACCGGGTGCAACCCAGGCCGCCCGAATGACGGTGCTGACTCAGTACGTCTTGACGGGGCGGGCGGGGGATCTTGTCGATGATGTAGTCGGCATGAACGACGACACCGAAATGTTCGGCCAGGTCATGGATGGAATTTTCGATGGATGAGTTGACCGACGAGAGATTGCGAGAGATCGAGGCCGGCGAGGACGACGAGCAAGTGTTATTGGCGCGCCATGTCCGTGTGATGCGAGAAGCTCTTCGGACCACCTACCAGGCTGCCGAGGGCTCAGCTCCCTACGGTGATGATGGCAGGACACTCCACCTCAGCGATTCGTTCATCGAAGCCCTTCGGCAGGCTACTGAGGCGACCGGAAAATTTGCCGAGACCGTGGACCGCAAAGACCAGATGCGCACGAGGATGAAACGATGAAGTGGTGCAACACCGACAACTGCGAGGACGGCTGGATTGATCACGGGCGCAAGAAACCCAGTGGACATCCCGCCAAGGACCCCTGTCCGGCTTGCTACGGCACGCTGGAGCGGCTGCTCAACGACAAAACCGAGCCCATCAGCCTCAATGAAGAGGGTGCGACAGTGTTCGTTGAGCACCGCGACCACGTCTTCGCTGTTTCTGCGAACCCGTATCAGGGCATCGTGGTCCTGGACGAGAGGCACTGGCTCGAAGATGCCCGGAAACTGTACGAGGAGCGCCGACGTGATAGCTGAAGAGATGATGATTGGGTTCTCGGAGTCGTTGGTCCCTTTGTGGGTCATCGGAGAGATCGTCGAAATCGACGTGCCGGCGGTCAACCGGAAGGCCAAAGCTGAGGTGCTAGAGATTGTGCGACCCGGCGACGAACTAAAGGGGGCGCTGGGTCAACAGCGCAAATCGACATCGATTCGATTGCGCTTTCTGGAACCCGTTGAGATCCCTGAGCAGCGACACACCACGGTGAGTGTTGGTCGCAGGCTGAGCCCGCCCAAATGGACTGCGCCAAAGGGTTGGACCGTTGAGGAAGACGATGGCTGACAAGCACACCATGGTGTTCACACAGGGGGACCTCGAAGCCGAGGTGACGTTCCTGGACTCTTCAGACGGTCTGACGATCATGCACCGCATGCAGCAGTGTCTCGACGACGCCGACCCGGGCTTCTACAATTTCGGCAACTACTGCATCGAAGTTCGCAGCACCAGGCCCGACCGTGAGCGCATCCTGTGCGCCGCGATATACGTCGACACTGGGAACCCTGAGCCACCCAGACGGTCGAGTACCTACCCCGAGACAGGCATCGTGTTTGCTGCCTGGAGGCATGGTGACTGCTTCACCTCGCTAAACGCATGGGCAGAACGACTCAGCGATGAAGAACGAGACGCGATCGAAACGATCCAGGAGCACCAGCTCAACGGCCGTAACCAGGGGTTCCTGACATCACAAGGCAGGTACGTCGATCGCCAGGAGGCCGCTGATATTGCCTGGAGGGCCGGACAGGTCGACCGCAAGCTGACCAGCCTGATATCGGAGAACCTGTACTGATGGATGACGAGACGGCCTTTGATGCCTACAGCGAGGACGGATTCGTCGCGGGGCGACAGGTCTATTACGCCACCATCTATCCGATCATTCGCGAGGAGGCCCGAAAATTCGGATACGCGCTGGCGCTACACGGCTCCCTGCAGCGCGACCTCGATGTTGTCGCGGTGCCCTGGGTAGAGTCCGCTGCGTCACCGAAAACATTGGCCGAGGCGATCACTGAACGAGTCGGAGGTTGCCTGGTCGATGTCACCCAAAAACCTCATGGGCGCCGTGCCTACACCATCCATTTCTGCCCGTTTGGACTGCCCGAGGGGCCACCGGGCGGCTATATCGATCTCTCGGTGACACCAAGAATGGAAGAGAAAGAATGAGCAAGGAAGCTGTCGACCACCCCGAGCATTACAACGCCGGCCGGACCCTCGACGAGGACGGCACCGCGAAGTTCGAGCCCATCAAGATCATCGAAGCCTGGGATCTCGGTCTCGGGTTCTGCCTCGGCAACGCCATCAAGTACGTGCTGCGGGCACCGCACAAGGATGACGAGGTCGAGGACCTGGAGAAAGCGTTGTGGTACCTCAAACGAGCCCTGGACTATTGCGGTCCTCGTGGCGTCTACCAGATCACCGAAGATCCCGACGACCCCACGGTCATCCACGTAGAGTTCGGCGAGCGCGTCGAGCTGGCCAGCGATGCCTGTAATGATTGGGGTGTCCAGGGCTGGCTCAACGGCGTCATGAAGGCGATCGCGATGGGCAACATCAAAGAGGCCGTGTTCTGCCTCGAACAGCATCTTGGGGTAAGTGATGACGGCTGAAGAGTTGCAGGAGTTCAAGGACGAGACCTCGGCACTGCGATCAAGGGTCGAGCTGCAGGGCTCAATCGGAGAGAAGGTGCTGAAACGCTACCTGAAGCTCGCAGACAAGGCGCTCGCAGTGCTCGTCGCCAAAGAGCAGCGCGCGCGAGTTCGACATCGGTTCTCGATGCAGTGTTCCCGGTGGGATGTCATGGATGCTCAATTCGAGATCCAGCGGTGCGCAAACCACACTGGTGTCGAGGTCGAGTTCGACACCAACCATGGCATCCTGCGCAGCAACATCAACATCACAGCCGAAGGCCGCCGCGAGGCAATGGAGCACTTCATCACTCTGGTGTCTGCCTGGGTAGAAGACCCCCGAGACCAATTCGGGTAGGCTTGACGTGGTGAAATCCGTGCACTACTTCTGGGTATAACCCCACAACTGCACCCGGGTGCGAGGAGGTAGCGTATGAGATTCGCCCGAGAACTGATCGAGAAGCTCCGCGAAGAGAAAGACGAGGCCAAGCGAAACCACCTGCTTGATGTCCTGGAAACCCAACTGGATCGAGAGGAGGAGGAGAAGCTGAACTTGCGGTTCAGGCTCAAAGAAGCCAACGACCTACTGGCCCCCGACATCGACGTCTCCGAGGAGCTGCGCAAGAAGAACGAGGCGGCATACGCCGAGATCCCCGACGAGTTCCAGACCAGCACAGATCTCGTCGAGTGCATCGGCTACATGAAGGATGCACTGCAAGACGCACTGACGCGCGATGACGGTCGATACGAACACCTCGTCGAACGTCTCGTCTTTCTGGCCAAGACCGAGGGGCCCAGCGAGGAGTGGCGCTACATCATCACTGCGCTCGAAGACGACCCCGGGCTTCGCCTGTCGTACGGCTCCGGTGATTTCACGACCCTACTGGGCGAAAAGACATCGATGCCTCCAAGGTGTCCGGTCTGCGCCAGGTATCACTGCCAGGGTAACTACAGCATCCACCGAGACGGCTTCGGTGTGGGGCCCGAGGTTTCGATCTGCGATGCCTGCGGGTCAAGACCGGAACCTACCGCTGAAGAGATCTGGGAACGGCTCCGCGACATGATGCTGCCAGGCGGGAGCTTCGAGTCTATTGCAATTTTCGGTGATGATCACCTGTCCTTTAGCCTGCACCGACACCCTGAGCCGGACGACCTTAAACGCATCCATGAGATCGAGTGCGAAGAGGAGCAAGCCGAAGTTGCGGTTCTCGCCGTGTTCGATGCCGAAACCTGGGGTGTTGCGAAACTGAAACACGAAGATCTCATGGCCAGCTTCATCGACAAAAACGGGTTCCCGTGGTGAATGCGAGAAAGTTCTACATCCGCTACCGCGAAGACTTACCGGAGTCAGAGATGCAGGCTCAGGCCCTCTACGGCTTCCGGGCCAGGGGAACAGAGACCGTGCCATTCTATGGCTTCGGAGACCTGGAGAGCGTCGCTAATGATCTCGGGCCTGATGTTGGTGTCGCCGGATACCTCGGAGACGTCTGGGACGGTTTCAACATCGTTGGCGTCGAGCGGCCCCCGTCGATCGACTACCCCGAGCAGCTCCAAGGTTTCCTGGGTCGAGACATCCAGCGGATGACACTGAGCGCAGCGCGCAACATCGTCGACAAGAAGCTGTTCGTGAAGCCGGTAAAGCAGAAGCTATTCACCGGATTTCGGTGTACCGGCAAATTCGATGACCAGATCCGCCTGGGACCCTACGACGCCAACGAAGAGGTCTGGGTCTCTGAACCCGTCGAGTTCGTCAGCGAATACCGCTGCTTCGTTCTCAGGGACGAGATCGTGGGCGCCAGGCACTACAAGGGCGACTGGAGCCAACGCATCGATCGAGACGTTGTCGAGGCCGCTGTGCGTGACTACGAGGGCTCCCCTGTCGCCTACACACTCGATTTCGGCGCCACGACGGATGGCAAGACCATTTTGGTCGAGGTTAACGATGGCTATGCCATGGGCACCTATGGCCTACCGCCCGGATTCTATGCACAAATGCTGGAATCGAGATGGCGAGAGATCGTGACCGGAGTCCCGTGGAGGTCAAGATGATGCCGAGGAAACTCGACCTCTGCGCCGGCCTGAAGATTCTGATGCGGCGGACCTGGCCGCTCAACGAGACGACAGATCACTACACTGCCGTCATCGAACGAAGACAACTTGCCTGGGAGCGCATATTTCCCCACTACGAATGCCCGGGGTGTGGTGGATGGATCAACGGCACCTGCGGCAACCCCTGCCACCAGAACCCGACAACTGCTTATCTCATCACCTTCAACCAGCGTTCTGTGTTGTGGGAGATCGCTGGGCTCGGGCGCTGCACCCTGGGGTCAGCCTGGCATCAACAGGCCAGAGATGCGTTGGTCTCGAAAGGGCTGGTGATCGATGACCGTCTAACACTGATTGGCCTGGCCGTTCTCGCTTGTGCTCATCGCAGCGTCCAGGAGGGCGCCACCATAGGTTTCCTGAACCATGCTTGCGACCTCATTGAACGAAGACTGAGCCCATGAAGCTACTGTTCTGCACGAGCTGCGAAGACATCATTCGGCTGGTCCCTCGCCACACCAGGCACTGCCGGTGTGGATCCATCAGCGGCGAATACGACCAGGACGGCATCGTGGCGCACTACAGAGGCCCCGACGCCGTCCCCCTGTTCATCGCTAACGGCAGCCTTGTCGAGGCCATACGCGACCAACCCGAGGGCCCGGGGCCCGGTCGAGAGTTCACTGCCGGAGTCATTCCGGTACGATGCCCCACATTCGTGCAAGACGACACTTGACACTGTGCACGCCGTGCACATATTGTCGATGTACCGGGAAGGGCACCCCGCCTTCCCATCACCACAGGAGGTAGCAATGACGGACAAAGGAACCAAAACTGCTGAAGAGTGGCGCGAGGAATCCTCGAAGCACTCACGGCGCAAGATGGACAGCATCGAGCGCTGTGACACCGATGGGTTCGTCAGTCAGTGGGCCAGCGGCCTTTCAAGCCAGCTCGCCCGAAAGAAGGCGGAGATCACCGAGAACGACGGCAAGGACAAGTTCTGGGGGCTCTATGAAGGCGATCGTCGGGTCAAGGCGATGATGCTCGATGGCAAGTGGGGCCCATACTGGCTGCTCCACGAGGATGAAGAGGATCTCCGCGCCAAACGCGGCAAGCCCTTCATTCCCGCCGGAACGAAGTCTCGGGTCCAGAAGAACCTGGGCCTCTCCCAGCGCCGAGAGTGGGCGCCCGCATGGGCCAAGATGGACGGCCGCGGTACCGGACTCTCCGGCTCAGCTTGGGTCGCGACCTTCCGAAGCGGTGACAAGTGGGGCGGCGACGCCACCTTGCTCACCGAGGCAGAATGTGAGGAAGAGGGTACCGACTGGTACTGCTAACCGCCCCACCCGGCGCGCGAGCGCCGGGTTCTCGCAGACAACTGTCAGTAATTCAGACCAACCCCGTCCGCAAAGTGCCAGCAGGAGGCAACATGACTGACCATAAAGAGCCGATCATCATCAACATGAACATGAGCCACGACGGCTGGTTTCGCTCCGTCGAGACCCTGTGTCTCGGCGATCGCTACTACTCAGTGGGATCAATGCCGCGTGGCCAGGAGGGCCGGGAGTACAACGGCGGGCCAATGGAGCCTGGCCCCTTCGCCTGGACGAACCAGCACGCCACCGTGATCTGCTCTGATCCCAGCCGGAGCACCGGGGCAGAGATGAAACGCAAACGTGAGGCCGGGCTTGTCGTCGACGTCGAAGGTGGTGATGAGATCATCGTCGACGAAGCGCTCTATCGGGTTCGTATCGAACGCCGCGAGTACATCAACCTGGAGCTGATCGCTGACCTCCGAGACCCCTACGAGGACACAGCGCGCATCGTGGCCCGCAACGGGTTCGGAGGTAATGCCTGGGAACCACTGCCCGAGGACACCACCGATGAGGTCCGCGAGCGCATCAAAGAAGATCCCGAAGCGTTCAAGCGCCGGGTCTACCACTACCTGGAGACCGAAGTCGTCCCAGGCTTCGAGCTGGACAAGTTCAGCGCCGGCGAGAAGCGCACGATGCTCTACGCCTTGCTCACTGACCCCGACGTCGACTGCGTGGTCTCACACGGCGACACCGTCGACGACGTCGACAAGGAAAGCGTCTGCTTCAACGGACCCAGCGTCCAGGTCAGCATGTAACCCCATCCCCAAGAGGAGGTAGCACCATGAGAACCCACGAAGAAACCAATCGCCTGCAACGTGTTGTCTGCCGGCTCGCCGTCCTGGAGTGCGGCAGCAGGCTGACGCGCGACGACAAGCTCGACGTCATCAACATCCTGGTCGAGGAGGGATGCACCATCGCCGACTTCATGTTGCTCGACGAGAAGCCCGGGCGCTGGGGCTACACGGTCGACCCTGCCACCGGGTTCAACGACTCCGGGGGCCAGTCCTGGCACTGGAAGTTGCGACAGACCCGGAACGACCCCGATGCGCCACTGTTCGATCGACTGCGCGACAAGCAGATCGAGGGCACCACGTTCCTCGGCATCAGCCCGGGCGGCGTCGACTGGCGCGCCTACCACGACAGACACGACAAGGCGGCCGCCGAAACCATGCGCATGCGTCTCCGAGCGCTCAAGGAGCGCGCAGGCATCGGGCCCGTGATTCGATAGCTTGATGCCGTGCACAGCGTGCACATATTGTTGGTGTCCCCGCCAATCACCCTAGGAGGTAGCGATGTCCGAAGAACTCACCATTCAGTACCAACTCTCCAACGGACGCTGGATCGAGGCCGGCGACAAAGCCGACCGGCTCCTGGCCGATGCTGTCGAGGTCAATGACCTCGATAGCATCGGAGAGGCCAAAGAGCTGCTGAAAGGCGGCAAGACTCTCCGTCATGACCCCAGCGACTGGTATTCCAACATCCGAGCCAAGCCGGATCCCGTGCCGTACCGCCCGCTCCCGTCATTCGAGAATTCCACCGGCATCTGCTCGCGATGCGGCTACGGCCACTACGAGTGCGACTGCCCTTGACACTGTGCACGGCGTGCACATATTGTTGGTGTCCCGGGGAGGGAAGCCCCGCCCTCCCCCTTCGACCCAGGAGGTAGCGATGGCCCATAAGGCGACATTTCAGAACCCGGTTTCCGGCGTCGACACCACCGCGTCCTACGCGTTCGGAAAACTGACCATCAAGCCAGACAAGCGCGGCGACCATGGGAGGTCGCTGACGACGAGACCCGCGAGGCCACCGAGAAGTGGTGTCGTGAGCACTCCGGCCGTCGCTTCCGAACCGCGGAGGCCGCCGCTGACTTCCTGGAGAGCGTTGGCGTCTACAATGCCGACGGTGTCCGTTACCGCGACTACTGCTGACAGGAGGACCTGATGACCAAACGCCATGAACACACCTGCGACTGTTGCTTTCCACGAAAGGATTCCGTCGTGATCGAATTCGACCCCAGCACCGAGAAGGCCATCGGCGTTGTCGATCGGCTGGGATACCTTCGCTGCCTCCGCTGCTGGAAAGCGAAGATGATCGAGGACGACACGGTTGTGATGCCTCTGGGGGCTTCGCGAGTCCACAAGGATTCGAAACCCCACTGTGACGAACCCTGCGACACCTGTGGCCATGTTGTCGCCGACGTTGCCTCGGGCATCCTCAAGGTCGAGAACGACGGAGAGGAATGGGAGACCACCGTTGCCGAGTTCTGTCGCGACAATGAAACCGACTCCATCCTGGCCGCCGGGGTTCGCTCCCTGGAACCCGGCCAGTCCATCTTCGGAGGCGGGGGTGCTGCTCCCTCGTTCCGGCTCACCCGACTGGAGACCTCATGAAGGCGTTCAAGCCTGACAAGACGCGCGAGGCCAATGAGTCAAAGCTCCCTTGTGGTCCAACTCAGACCCCTTGCGCGTACTGCGGCAAGCCCGTCAAGGTCGACGAGGACACGCTCTACATCCACATGGTCAACGGCGGGTCAGCCCTTGCAACCGTCGAGGAAGGGCCGCAGCACGACGGAGAGCCTGGCGAGATGGGGCTCTACCCGGTCGGGCAGACCTGCGCCAAGAAGGCCGGAAAACACTACGTACGCACACTCAACACGGAGTCATCATGACCACCGTCGCTTACATCGTCGACAGCCCCCATGGTCCACTCAGCGTCGATGCCGATGCTGTGAACTACCACTACGCCGTCGTCATAACCACGGAGCTGGGCTCCGAGGTAGACTCGATGTGGACGGCCCGCGATGATGCGGAGCGCCGCAGCGAGGCTGCTGGGAAGCGCTACAGCGTCTCCTCGGCCGACGTCGCGATGAAGCAGAGGAAACGATGCTGAACTACGGTGTACTCAAGGACTACATCAACGAAAGCGGGCATCGCATTCAGGTGATCCGCAAGCGGTCCTACCGACGATGTGGTGCCTGCGGCTCCCAGGCCAGGAGGCGAGAAATCGTGATCCGAGCTGATCGTGACACCGTGATATGCGACTGCGAAAGCTGCGACTCCCGCATCACAAGCTGGACGCGAAAGGGCACCCTCCAGGTCGAAGTGGAGCGCGAGCGAGTGACGTCACAGATCACACGCGAAACGATCACCAAGAACACCTACAAGCCGTGCATCGAATGTGGGTCGCAGACCCGCGTGCACACGATCACCAAGCACAGCGAAGAGAACCCGGGCCGCGAGGCTGTCCAGGCCGAGTGTGGCGGGTGCGGAATCAAGGGAGACCGATGGACACGTCGACGCGATTCAATCTGAGAAACGCTCACGCCTACTGCGACCGTCTCCAAGAGGCCGTCGATGAAGAGCACTGGCGAACCGCATGGCAGACAATCGAGCGATTCACAAGCCGCGTCGAGGTCGACCTGTTTATGCCCGAACTGGCTCTTGCCCGAGACCTGCTACTGCTGGCCCTCGACGGCAACGCTGATGGCAAGCGTATCGGCAGCTCGATCGAGGCGCTTAGATTAGCCTCAAACCGGGCGTACGGTGACGAGATGTCGGCATGCGACTCCTTCGGTGAAACCGTTCCAGACTTCATGCTCGAATCGTTCAGCGGCGACCAGTCCGACGGGCTTCCAGCGACAGTCTACATCTGTGAGTACTGCCGAGACCCGAACAACTACGACTAACACGGAGAACTGAAATGGGCGTCAGGATCTACAAGTACGGTTTGCCCTTCGGCCCAGAAGAGGCCGAGATGATCGATGAGATCATCTGGAGGGCACATCGACATCAGAACAGGCTCATAGAGCTGGAACTCGACAAGCGGGCGGCGTACCGAGCAACGCTAGCGGCACACTCCACGGATTACGCCGATGCTTGCACAGAGATCTCAGCCCTGGAGGCCGAGTTGTCCGAGGTCAGGTCATCGATCTCCGACCAAAACTCATCCAAGCGCAGTCGAAGCGTTACGAAGTCTGCGCGCAAGGAGGTCAAGGGCATAAAGGCGGCTATTCGAGCGGCCAGGAAGCGACGGGGGGCCGCCAAGAAGCAAGCCCTGAAGCGCGACGATGTCGGAGAAGCCGTCGATCTTGTCGACGAGAGATTCATAGTGCTTCAGAAACTGTACCGCAGTGAATGCACGGTTCACTGGGGGACTCGCAATCTCATCGAGGACGCCGTCAAACAGGCATCCAAGTCCAGACAAGACCCGCGATTTGTCAGGTGGCGGGGCAGGGGAGAGAACGGGCGAGTCGGTATCCAGATCCAGGGCGGGATGTCAGTCGACGAACTTTTTGGGTGCGAGGATACTCGTATCCAAATCGAACCTGTCGACCCCAGGGCATGGGATCCCGACACGCCGCGCGGGGAGCGCAAGAGGCTCTGCAGGACCACACTGCGATTGCGAGTAGGCTCAGAGGGGCCTGGAAACAGGACTCCGGTGTGGTCGACCTGGAAAGATCTGCATGTCCACAGACCCCTGCCTGACGATGCTGTCATCAAGTGGGCGTGGGTCAAGCGCAAGAAGGTCGGCACCAGATACCGCTGGTCACTCCAACTCACTGTGGTCTCCGACACCTTCGATGCCCCTGCCCACCCGGCACCGAACAGTGTGGCGGGAATCGATGTCGGATGGCGCAAGAGGCTCAGTGGTCTTAGATTCGCTTACGTGGATTGTGGCGATGACCACTACGAGTTACTCCTGGACGACGCAGCATTTGTCGATCGCTTCGACCATGCCGACTCTCTGCTGTCTATCCGGGACCGCGAATTCAATGAGTTCAGAGATGTCCTGGCTGACTGGGTCGATGGGGACAGCCCTGAGTGGTTCAAGGCGGATCTCAGTCATGTATCCAAGTGGCGCTCCAAGGAACGGATGCGCAAGTTCGTTTGGAAGTGGTCAGAGAATCGATTTGGGAGTGACGGCGAAATGTTTGAGGCCGCGGAGGCATGGCGGAAACAAGATCGCCATCTGCACCAGTGGCACGAAAACCAGACACGCAAAACGCTGAACCGGCGCAAAGAACGATACCGAATCCTGGCCAAGAAGCTGTGCGAACGACATGGCGTAATCGTTCTCGAAGATCTCGACCTTTCGAGGCTTGCGAAGTTGCCGGAACCCGAGGAGGACAAGAATCAGCACGGCAGGTCCAGAAACCTTCGCAAGATTGCTGCCATCGGCGAGTTTCGGGACGCCCTGGAGTTAATGGCATCGAAGACCGGCACCGAGATTATACGGGTGGACCCTGCCTACACTACGATGTCATGTCATCGTTGTGGCGAGATCTGCGATTGGGATGCCGCATCCCAGCTCCGGCACGCCTGCGAGCACTGCGGTGCCGAATGGGACCAGGATCTCAACGCAGCCCGTAACCTGCTGAATTCATACAAGTGTACTTTTTCAGACGCAGCGGAATGAGGAGGTTCTCGCAACGGGGCTGAGATCCCTATGAACAACAAGTGCTTGCCGGGGGTACTGTTTCACACCCTGCTGAGTGGGTTAGATGCTCAGACGACGGCTACTGGGACGGAGAGGGACCACGCAAGATCGAGTTTCATACCCTGCTGAGCGGGTTAGATGCTCAGACCCTGGGGCTGCTGACAGGTCTGGTCCCAGCTTCCGCAGTGTTTCATACCCTGCTGAGCGGGTTAGATGCTCAGACGATATCGAATAAGACTGAATGGTCTCTTGTCGGTGAACTCACCTTATTCATTGAGAAGTGTTTCACACCCTACTGAGTGGGTTAGATGCTCAGACATCACGGATCTGCCCGAGGACACCCTTGTTGTGGGAGCCCTGAGTGGGTTAGATACTCAGACCGTATCGATCCGACTTCTTGGTTTTTCCGCTGATTGACGTTTCAGGCCCTACTGAGTGGGTTAGATACTCAGACGTCGAGGTTGAGGTACATCCATGGCCACGGGTTTCAAACCTTGCTGAGTGGGTTAGATACTCAGACACAGTCCGCGCAGCGTTGGGCACCCAGTTTCATACCCTGCTGAGTGGGTTAGATACTCAGACAAGGAACCCAGCATCGACCGCGCCCGTGGCCACGTTCCGCAACGTTTCACACCCTACTGAGTGGGTTAGATACTCAGACAGACGACCTTCCAGGAGTCGTGAGACCGGTTTCACACCCTGCTGAGTGGGTTAGATGCTCAGACGATGCGGGGTACCAGACAGTTTCACACCCTGCTGAGTGGGTTAGATACTCAGACGTATGTCCCGCAACACGCCCACGCGCTGAGGACGCACATGTTTCACACCCTGCTGAGCGGGTTAGATGCTCAGACCATCTCCCGAAGCCTCGGAGCCAGCTCGTCGTTTCACACCCTGCTGAGCAGGTTAAATGCTCAGACACACCCTCAGCCCGAGATCCCCAATGGCCCCGCATAAGCGAGGTTTCAGGCCCTGCTGAGTGGGTTAGATGCTCAGACGAATGCCGTGCCGCAATCCCGTTTCATGCCCTTGACGCCGTGCACAGCGTGCACATAATGAAGGTGCCGGAGAGGTCACCCGCCTCCCGGCTCCACCCTACCCCGGAGGTAGCAAATGGCAAAGAAAGCGAAGAAAACCGAGAAGGTCGAGACCAAGGTCATCCGCTGCGAACTGAACAAAGCCGCGGAGGAATCCGAGACCGACGAGGAGTTCGTCGAGAAGGCGACCGAGGAATTGAACAAACTCGCGGCGCTCGCCGGCCCGAACTGGCGTGACGCCTTCAAGTGAGCACCCGGCTCACTCGCCCCACCTACCTTTGCCCCAGGAGGCAACAATGAAAGACAAGACCGTTGGAAAATTCACCTACTGCGCCGACACCGAGATGGTCGAGGGCCCCGCGGAGTTCATGCGCGAGAAGGGCCGCAAGGTCATGGCCGACATCGCCGCTGGTCGTGACGTCGTCTTCAACATGACGGCGACGAAATCGCCCGATGCGGTAACTGCAGTCCTGGTCCGACTCCAGACCGTCTACGCCGGCTGGCGCGGCACCAAAGAACTCGTCGATCGCTTCCGATAGGATGCGCTTGACCCAGTGCACTACGTGCACACATTAACCTTGCTCGGAGAGTCACCCCGCTCGCCCGATCATCAACGGAGGTAGCAACATGCCCGCTGGAGCCACCCGACACTGTGAACGCTGCGACGCCGAGGCCGTCCACGACCGGGTCACCGTCTTCACTGATGGTGACGTCACCCGGGGGAAGTGGAGTCGCCTGACCAAGGGCTTCGAGTGCTGGGCATGGAAGTGTCGATGCTGCGGGCGTGTCACCGCCTATTACACCGGGAGGATCATCCATGAATGACTGGACTAACGAAGGCGACTGCTACGAAACCGCCGCGAACATGGTAGTCGACCTGGCACTCGCCGGCAGCACGTCAGCGGTCCTGGTCCATGGGATGCCCTGGCTGCAGCGCCCACCTTTCGGCTACTTCGGTCACGCCTGGGTAGAGATCGGCGAAACCGTTCTCGATTACGCCAACGGGCGTCGAATCACCTGCAGTCGTCGAGAGTACTACGCGATCGGAAAGATCGACCCTGACAACTGCTTCCAGTACACGGCCGAAGAGGCCCGCAAGATGTTGACCCGATACCGTCACTACGGGCCCTGGGAGGGCCCAGAAGGCGTTCCGCCATCCACCGAGGAGGAATGATGCCATACTACTTCACAGCCCATTTTGAGACCGCCACGGGGCCCTGGAAGGCCAACTGCGCGCTTGTCACCCACAGTCGACGGGAGGGCGGCAAGTACAAGGTCTATTGCTACCGACGCGACGGGCTCTACGAACACTTCGTGTCTGACACCCTCTGCGAGGACGTCAACACTGCGCTCGACGCGGCCAGGGCGTTCGGCAAAGAACCCGACAGCCTCGACATCGAGACCGATGAACACCGGCTTCGATGGTCGAGCCATTACGGAACACTGGAGGCAGCATGAGCAACTTGACGCGACACTCTGACGACCATCTCGACCTCAAGCTGTTCTACGGCATCTACAGTCTGCGTCGTGACAGCGACACCTGGACAATAACCTGCCAGCGGTACGACGGGGAAAAGGTCCCCTTGAGCGGCAATTTTACCACCTACCGGCGGGCCGGCGATTTCGGCGCTGATTTCGACGTCGACCAGATCCGTGAACTCATCGATCGATTGACCAGACTCTCCAGAGGAAGTTGGTCCATTCTGAGCCGACCCAGTCCTGTGCCAAAAAAGGTCAGAGCCTCTGCTCATGGGTTGGCTCAGGAGTTTCACGACCGACCAGAGTGGCCATACGTTAGCCGAATGGGCCTCGCGCACATGTATGACCGAGAACGCAAAGAATGGCTGGCCTACGAAAAGAACCAGCGCGCTAAAGTCTTCGAGTTCTTTGGGGACTGGGTACCACGTGCAATCAAATTCTTGACCGACAACACCCATCATGAGGAAGCGACATGACTGACATGATCCGCAAAGACTCCGCAGAAGAGATCTGCGCCCACCGCGACCGCGCACTGGATCTCTATCGGCGCGCCGTCGAGTTGATCGCTGAAGCCAACAAGGCGGCCAGAAAGGCTACGCTGAGCCAGCACGCCTACGGTTTCGGTCCCAGTCGCAAGGTGATGCAGAGCCTCGGCAGCAGGCCCGACGAGGGCAGCGTCGAGGACATCCGCAAAGAACTGGACCGATACGTCTGGCGACATCTCTTCGACTCCACCGGGCTCGGAGACCTCTTCGACACCAAACGGAAACGCAAGTTCGATGACCAGCTCGAAAGAGACCCGCCAGAGGTCAGCGTCGAAACGCTCATGGCCACCGCGTTCGATCTGGCGTCCAGGGCTCCCGAAATCATCGAAGAGTCGATCTGCGACCTCTTCAACAGCCTCAGAAAGTCCTTCAAGTCCAACTCGGGCTCCGGCTTTGGGCGACGACTGATCCTCACGCACGCGATGGACAACGGTTACCTCAGCTACAGTTGGGGTGACGAGCGCGTCGGCGATTTCGAGCGCGCCGTCTGCCTGGTCCGAGGCGAAGAGGTCCCCGACAGGATGGGTGGGATCCGGGGGTGCATCCGAGAGGCGGCCAAGCAGAACGACAGCGAGACCTTCCACGGCGTGATCGAGGCCCGCTGGTACAAGAACGGCAACCTGCACCTCTGGGTCAAAGACGACGACACAATCCGACGCCTCAACGACATTCTCGCCAAACACGGCGAACTCAAACTCACTGCATGAGGAGAGACATGACTATCGAAACCAAACTAGACGTCGCCAGAGAAGCGCAAAGGCGAGCTGCCCGCAAACCTACCGAGGACAACAAGAAGACCGCCAGAGAAACGCAAAGAGCTTACGACAAGGCTGTTGAGCGCCAACGCGCAGAGGAAGAACGCAGACGCCGCATCAAGAACAGGAAATGGGCCACAGACCGATGGCTCTCCGAAATCCGATCGATCGAGAAGGCTGGCCTGAAGTATGAAGGACCGGTGGGCCTGTGCAGCACCAAACACGCCAAGTGGGTCGGAATGGCTGCCTCAGTGGCGGGCGGCGCGGTGTGGGTCTGCCTGGAACACGACTTTGGGCGCGGGCTCCTGTGCGCTGGCAGAGTCGCGGTTCAACGGCCCCTAGATGCCGAGAAGGTGTTCATCGGGTTGCTGTCCGAAGCACGACGGCTAGTCAGCATTAACCCGGTTCTCCTGGAGGACTACCTCATCCAGGTGGTCGGCGCGCTAGACCTTCTGGCTACCCGGGCCTGACCTGATAGTCCTCGGGATTGTCATCGTGAATCACGGCGTGAAGCGATTTCATCTCGTCGGCCAATTTCTCGTTGCGCTTGATGCGCCAGCCGATCGCCCCAGCACCGCCGGTCCTGACGTTGTTCCTCGCCCAGTTATCGCCATCGGCTCCGTTGTTCCTGATGAACCAGATCGATTTCCGAGTGATGGCAAACCAGGAACCGCCTCCGTACAGACGAAGCCGTTCATTGCGGGCCAAAACCCTGATGCCAGACTCTTTCGGGTAGTCCCGCGGAATCTCCCCCTTCTTCGTGATCCTCTTCTCAATCTCGTCGACCCGCTTGAGCGCATCGTTCCTTGCCTCTCTCTTCTTCTGGCGAGACAGAACCGGGCCAGCCTCTTCATCGGTTGCGGGTCGAATGTAGAGAACGTGTCTCCACCCATCCTCCCAGCCAGGCGGGCCACCAAATGACGAGAAATCATCAGAAACGTATTCCGACCTGACACCCTCTACATATACAGCATCACCTTTCTTGAGGCCGTACGCCTTGTTGTTCCTTGGCGTGTTACTGAGGATGAAGACATCCCCTTCAGACCTCCGATCTCGCTTGGTTCTGGACACCTGGGTGATGGAATCGAAATCCTTGGGGTCGAACCCCAACTCCCTCTTGATCTCGCGCTGCTTGCGCTGTCGTTCCACCTTCCGTTGTTCCTCGCGGAACTTCTGGATTTCCCCCTGGACCAGCTCTTTAGACTCTTCGTCTGGCATCAACCACACTTTCTTGCGGTTATCCCAGATCCCCCCAGCATTTTTTGCGACCTTCCTGATGTCGTAGGGGACCTTGATCGCGAGCCCCTCGCTTCGTCTTCGGTCCGCTTCGTCCTTGAAGTTGTCCTTGGCACGTCGCTGGCGCCTGATGCGCTTCATCCCTCGATCGTAGGCAACCCGCATCTTTGCGATGTTGCGGTGGTTCGACTTCACCCACCAGACCTTGTTCTTCGGATCCCACTTGGCGCCAAGGGACTTCAAGGCGTCCTTTAGCTTGGCATCGAACTCGAACTCGAACTCGACTCGATCAGCTTTCCTGTACCCCTCCGCCCAACTCTCAAACGCCTTCCGCATCTTATCGAGGTTCCGATGACGCTGGCCAGCCCACCAGACCCTCTTATCGGAGTCCCACTTTGCCCCGAGTTTCTTCAGGCGGTTCTTCAGGTCTCTGTCGTAGGGAAACACAAACTGAACACGTCGACCCGCCTCTCGAATGGCAGGCTTCTGGACCGCCTCTATTAGCTTATCGACCGACTCGACCAGATTCGACATGCACAATATGTATTCCAGATCACCGAACAAATCAACTTGACTGCGTGCACAGTGTGCACATATTGTCAGTGCTCCGGGAGAGACCACCCCGCTCTCCCCTGCCAAGAGGAGGTAGCCAATGACCAAAGCACTCAAGGCCAAGCCACTGGTCACGTCGTGCCCCCGGTGCCGAAAGCACGGAGTCTCGACGGTAGCAGTCGGCAACGAAGAGATTGAGCGTCTCTTCGGCTGGCGTTACGAAGGGCGGATGCCGCAGTCCTGGTGTCACGCCTGCCGCTCAAAGAAAAACCCCGTCGAGTTCTACGAAGCCCGGCCCTGCGAAGTGGAGCGGGTCCGCAAGCCCAACGGGGACTACAGCCTGACCGTCAAACGACCGGTCCCTGGCAAAACAACCTGCTACAACACCGCGGGCTACACCGCCCACCGTCTCGACGACGGCTGGAAGGTGACTCGAAACGAGTTCAAGTTTCAGGGCTGGGACGGCAAAGGTGAGCCGTGGAAGAATGACCCCGTCGTCAAGGCGTCAGTCCCCACCCTCGGAGATGCCGAGGAGGCCGTCCTCGTCCACGCGATGAAAAAGGTCTGGCCGCCAGGCATGCCGGAACCCAAACCAGCACCTGAGCCGCCTGAGCCGGAACCGGAGCCAGACCCCGTCGATACCTCGGGGTTCCATCGGCTCATCACGCGGTGCTCGCTGGCGAATCCGCCAACCTACGTGACCCGCGAACTCTACTACTTCGATGGCAACAGCGTCGACAAGTGGGGTCGCGAATATGACACCCGCCGCAAGAACCTCTACACCGCAGAGTCAGTGCTCGAAGAGGGACAGGATCTCAAGACCTGGAGGCAGGTCGAGAAGTTCTTCGACCGCGTCGTCACTTCCTCCTACGTCGAACGCCGATTCGGCGACGTCAGTCGGATCCGGCTGGAGAAGAAAACACGTGGTGGATGGTCTCACTGCCGCGACGGCTACCGGGTCAGAATCTCGACCGCGGGAACACACCACTGGCGAAAGTGGGTCGTCATCCACGAGATCTGTCACGCCCTGGTCGGTTTCGCGGGGCGGGCCAAGATCCGGTCGTCAAGCATGACAAACCGTCGAAGCCACCCCGGGCACGGCCGACTCTTCTGCGCCGTCTACCTCGACATGATTGGCCACTTCCTCGGGAAAGACGCCCGGAAGCGACTGCTCAACAGCTTCCGCAAGCACAACGTCAAGTACTCGCCCTACCGAGACATCAAGGTCGAGGCCCACAACGAATACGCGGTACCAGCCGGCTACGCCGCCTGACGGAGAGCAAATGAGACGCGCAGTGAAACGATACATCACCATCGCCCACGCCACCGGCGAGGCCCCTGTGGGGGCCCATCTCAACACCTTCCTGGACGGCGATGCGATGCTCGAAGTGGTCAGGATCAAGGAAGATCTCGGCCACGGGCTTTCGACCTTCTGCTTCAGGCGGCGCATCCCGGATCCCGAGCTGCGCGAGGACATCGAGGCATCCGAGCTATTCGAGCGCCTCCGCGAGCCGCTCGACGACGGGTGGAAGGTGAAGCGCGCCGGATGCTCCCGGGTCAAGTATCGACGCGATGACGAGACGAAGACGATCTACTTCTGAGGAGAACAACGATGGCAGAGAAACTGGGAAGACAAGAAGTGATGGATCGCCGAGGCCGCACGGTCAGCCGGCAAGAGATCCGATGCGACTGCGGGCGCACCTTGGTGTGCCTGCTCAACACGAATCCCTGCGAATGCGGCAGGGACTACAACATGAGCGGACAGCTCCTGGCGCCCCGGTCACAGTGGGGCATGGAAACGGGGGAGCACCCCGCGGACGTCGCCCGGGACATGGATGCCGACGAATGGGAGGAGACATGAGAACCGACTACGAACACCGCGACCTACTCTACGCCGAGGTGCGATGGAAAGAGACCGGGGGCATCCATACTGTCACCGGCATCAACGGCAACAAGGTCATTCTGGATCACCAATGGGAGGCCAGCGTATCGATGGTCGACACCGACATCGCACCCGGGTGCACCGACGCCAACGGGCGACCGGGACCCGGCGAGGAGCTGAAGGTCACGCCAACCAAAACCGGTACGGAAATCGAACGGGGCGGCCACCGATGGCTCGTCAGAGCCAACGCTGACGGCTCCCTGCACATCGAGCATACCGGCGCCAGTACCGACAAGGGGTTTCGCTACCTGCCCATCTCCGTGGAGCCCAGCAGCTCCAGAAACATCACGATCCGTGGTCGACATGTGGATTGAACACACCAACTCCGAGGTTGCCCCGTACGGCGTCGCGTTGACCTTCATGGCCAGCGGACCAGATGTCGACACGAACACCGGCACCGTACTGAAAATGAGGCCAACCCGGGCCGACCTGGAGGGCCGTTTCCTGGCACTCGAAGAGTACCGAGAGGCAGTACACCTCGCCGTTGCGTTGGACGCTCTTGTGATGCCCTGCTGGATTACCAGGACGTTCGACATGGCAGCCGGTGAACTGCACTTCACTGCCCGGCCGCCGATGGTTTGGCACGGCCATAGATTGACCAATGACTGGAAGGGGGGCTGGTCAAGTGACATGGCGACGTTCATCGAAGGGACAGGTGCCGACACATGGTCCGATCGACTCGGCGCCCAGGTCGCCTACTGGTGGCAGAACGGATACACGGTTCGCGTACACTCACTCTGCAGCACCTGCAACATGCTGGCGCGCAAAGCAGCGCAGCGAATCGCCAGGGACATCGGGATCCCCTACAAGAGATTCCGGTTCCTCACCGAGGACCAAGCACCACGCCCAGACGCCGCAGCGTATCTGGGATTCGAACTGCTGGGACCAGCAGACATTATCGGCCTCGAAGAGGCCCTGCACTAAACGGAGGATCACATGGAGATCTTTTACGGCTCAGACGATGAACGAATCGACCTCAACGCCCGGTACCAGGTGAACGGAACCGAGTTTGGAATGCCCACCCACATCAAACTGCCTGGACTCAACATCGAAGCAATCGAGAAGGTTGGCCTGGTCGGGCCGATTGAAGACATTGGAGAGTTCTGGGACAACGAGGCCATGCTCTCCTGCGAGAACATCAGGGACGTCGAGGCGTTGATCAACGACATCGTCAACGCCAACAACCAGCCCGTCTTCGCCGTCGTGGGCACCAAAGACATCCCCAGCAGCTTC